CTAATGCAACTTGGCCTACCGGAGCTAGCGGAATACCAACAAATTGGACTACTATTTCAACAGCAAATATTATTCAATATAATCCAACTATGTCATTTACCTCATTAGGATATGTTACATTTACTGCATATGAAAATGATGTATGGTTCGGTTTAATTAATAAATCTACAGATTAGACATTATATTTAAGTAAAGATGGTTTAAACTGGATGACAATACAAGCTCAATAGTTTATTATACTAAATAAAAATGAATCTATTTATGTTTGTGGTATATTAAGTAATAACTAGTCATCAAGTAATTATACACAATTTGGTATATTTGGCAAAACTAGTGCATCAGGAAATTGTAATACATTATGGAATTATAATGATTTAAATGCAAGTTTAAAACAATATTGTGGATATAAGTTGTTTTATAATTGTTCTAGTTTGACTAGTGCGCCTGAATTACCAGCAACTACATTAACTACTTAGTGTTACTTATAGATGTTTTATAATTGTTCTAGTTTGACTAGTGCGCCAGCATTGCCAGCAACTACTTTAGCTAGTAGTTGTTACTATGGTATGTTCTGGGGTTGTTCTAGTTTGACTAGTGCACCTGAATTACCAGCAACTACAATAGCTGAAGGTTGTTACTCTAGTATGTTTTCTAGGTGTTCTAGTTTAACTAGTGCGCCTGAATTACCTGCAACTACTTTAGCTAATAGTTGTTACTATAGTATGTTCTAGAATTGTTCTGGTTTAACTAGTGCGCCTGAATTACCTGCAACTACATTAGCTAGTAGTTGTTACTTATAGATGTTCTAGAATTGTTCTGGTTTAACTAGTGCGCCTGAATTACCTGCAACTACATTAGCTAGTAGTTGTTACTTATAGATGTTCTAGAATTGTTCTGGTTTAACTAGTGCGCCTGAATTACCTGCAACCAGTTTAGCCATATATTGTTACAACAGTATGTTCCTTGGTTGTTCTAGTTTAACTAGTGCGCCTGAATTACCTGCAACTACATTAGCTAGTAGTTGTTACTCATAGATGTTCTATGGTTGTTCTAAACTTAGTTATATTAAATGTTTAGCTACTACAGGAATTAATCAAAATAATTCAACTGCGAAGTGGGTTTCTGGTGTTGCTTCAACTGGAACATTTGTTAAAGACTCTAATGCAACTTGGCCTACCGGAGCTAGCGGAATACCAGCTAACTGGACAGTTCAACCAGCCGCATAATATAAAAATTAAAAGAAGTTTCATTTATATGAGACTTCTTTTAATTCCTTCTTGAATACTTATATAATCCATTTTAATTAAAGGAATACTTTTATTTACTTCCTGCAGCAAATTATCTTTATTTCTTATTTCTGGAATGCATCTATATTTAATATTCTCATTATATTTGCATGCTTCTTTAGAAAACTCTTCAGTTGTCCATGTTTCTAAATTAACACAATTATATATTCCTCCTTTTAAATTATATCCAAACAACAATCCATTTACTGCATCATCTATATATGTAAATGAACTTTTGTTTTGTCCATTATTATACAAAATAGTTTCTTTATCATTTAATAAATGCCATAATAATGTTCCTTCTCTAGGATTTTTTCCATATACATTATGCAATCTGATGCCTACTGCATCAGGATAATATAATTTTGCATACTCTTCATCAAATTTTTTGCTTAGACCATATAATGAAGTCGTGTTTGAATCATTTGCAGTGCTTGATGATGCATATACTAATTTTGTTCCATATTTAGAACATAAATCAACAATCTTAACAAAATCTGCAATATTATCTGACACTATTTGCTGATTATCTTCATTAAATACGCTTGTTTGTGCAGCTAAATGATATACACAATCAATTTCTTTCATTGCAAATAAAAATTCAACATATTTTACTTCTAATCCTCGTTTTCTGTCAACTTCATAAACAACATTGTTTTGGTCATATTTAAGTTTATTTACTAATTCTTTTCCAATAAATCCATCGCTTCCAGTTACAATAATATGCTTTTTTGGAATTTTATTAGGAATCATTTTAATAGTTCCATTATTATAAATGTTACAATCTAAAACACCCATTGACTGGAATATTTTACAGTCATGATCAATTCCTACAAATCTTTGTTTTGGATCTTTTGAATACTTTGCAAATGCATGACGCAATATAAATTGTTCAGAATTTAACGGATTTGCAATATCAATATACTCTAAAGCTTCTTTATAAAACTTAATTAAAGCTTCTCTTTTTCCAATACAACATCCGGCATTAAAATATCGATATACTCCTTTTTGTGTTCTATTAGGAATAATGTCAATTAATACATCCGGATAGTTGTTACAAGATGGGTTAAACAATATGTCGTAATTAAATCCTTTAAACTTATCTAAAATATCATCTAGATGGGTCAATAAAACATCATACCCATCTAAAAATAATATATATGGATGTTTAATCTTTTCTAATAAATTTAAGAAAAATTTAATTTTATTTGGCATATACCACTCTTGTGTAGTATCATAATTGTCTGGAACACAATTATATATTGATATATTATTTTTTAAGCATTGTTGCAATAAGCAGCAACTCTGCACATCGGTCCATGTAGAAATTATTGCAAGCTGATCAAAATCTGCTGGTGTAATTTGTGCATTCTCAAAAATATATTCAAATGTTCTCGGAAGTTGAGATTTATTCTGTCCATGAAAATGAAGAACATTTGGATAAAAATTATTAAAATTAGTTATTTTCATTATTATTTTTACATAATATTTTAAAATTATATGTTATTTATAATTAAAGGTTTTTAATAAATATATTGAAAACAATAATTGATAAAACGAGCAATAATATAAAAAATATTATTGTTTTAATTATGGCAAAGAGAAAGAAAAGAAAAAACTGGTTATCACGTTTATTTGATATGGATGATTAGACTGTATCAGCTTCAACAGTCTTTTTATTTTTAACATCGTTTATCGCATTATTTCTTTTATTAGTTCCAGCAATTGCAATGCTGATTGAAGTTTATTTTAATCATACTATTGCATCTGATATTTCAGGAATGGCAGAATATATTGCAGCCGTTTGCGGAATATTTGCATCAGGTGGAATTCTAAAAGGCTGGACAAATTATACAAATTATAGATTCAATAAAAAATCTCCAGAGGAAATTGCACATAAATTGGAAAAAGAAATAAAAGAAGAGCTTGAAGATGAAAATGATTCAGATAATGAATTGGATGCATAATAAAAAGGAACCTAAACTAAGGTTCCTTTAATTTTTGTGGACTCAGTGGGGATTGAACCCACGTGTTGCATATGTTCCAATCTGCTTTCTACATGTTTAGTTTGATTTGATTTTCGTATATTGCTAAACCTCAAACTGGCCAACAATATCTTAAGCTATTATAGTTTCGAATTTGTTTAATAGCATCACAAATTCTAATATCCAATATTTCTGCACCACTATATCAATTCACCCTTGGATTACGGGATTGAGTGATGTATGGAGATTCCGCCTTGCAGAATCTTAAGCTGCCTTACTATACTTCAGATCAAGCTGCCATAGCGTAATTTTCTTCGCCATTTAAATTAATTCAAAGAACATTTATTAGACGCATATCTTTATCGCGTCACATGCTTACAAACCAAAATCAATGCAGTCAAAGCCAAATGAGCCCATTGATTTTATTATTTATTATATTCGAAAATAATAAAAAGTTTCTCAAAATAAATATAAAAATAATAAAATATATTGATAGAATTTATGGATATCTCAACAAGAACAGTTTTAAGAAGAACATTAGCAACTACCCATGACCATCTTGAATTAGATCATTTAGTTGATTATGAAGAAAAGTTTGTCGATGTTTCTATAGAATATAAAGCATATAATGATTATGATACAACAGAAGTTCCGATTTTTGATCCGGAAAAAGCTGAAGAATTTAATAAAGAAAATTCAGCTAAAATGCGTCATACTCATTTACCATTTACTGATTCAACTACAGAATTTAAAGAGAAAATGGAAAATATATTAAAATTTTATATAGATAATAATTTATGGCCGGCTAGTAATTTCTTTAAAGGTCCTAAAAAAGAGCCGGAACCGGAGCTTCCAACATATGATATTTCTGATAGTATAGATTCTGTTGATGCGGAATATTACGAAGAAAACAATCAAAAATATTATAAATTACATATTGGTGAAGGTGATTCATATCCTCAAATTACTTTAGTTACCATTACAGATTCTAAGAATAATATAAATCCTGATAATATTGTTGAAGGAAAATGCACTATTGTAGAAGAATCTGGAAGGCCTTCCAAGATTCTTAAATCTGCCGATATTAATCTTGATTATATTAGTAATGACGAATATCATGTATCAGGTTCTGTTAAAACAGAAGATGCTGAATATATATTTGACACGAATGTTCCATTGGTTGCGCATGAATAGGGCGGTGAACCAATTAATCCTTCTGATATTGAAGTTTATGAACCTACAGAGGAAGAAGCTAAATTAGCAGATGCTATTGTAGAAGCTTTAAAAAACGGTGAAGTTCCGGAAGGTGAAACCAGATTTGAATTAACTACAACAAACACTACATATACACTTAATATAAACAACAGTGAAACATTGACTAATATTGTAATACCTGATATCAATAAAACATTAAAAATTAACGGTAATATTAAATCCGGAACAAAAATAAATTATGTCACCGCGGCTAAAAAGACAATCTATTTGAATTCAACAAATGAACAACCTATTGATATTAATATTAATACAAATGGTACAGTTTATGCTACCGGTAAGTATGATGATGTTCTTTTAAAAGGCCCGTCATTTACATCAAGCGGTCCTGCTTATGCAGAAATTTGTGGTAATGTAATTATCGCGGATGATGTTGAAAAATCCGTATCAGTTCAGGCTAAATTTGTCGGTAATCCTAATACTATTATTTCTAATACAGAACAATCTATTACAGTTACCGCTAGAAATGAAAATGCAAATATTGATATTGAATGTCCTAATTCAACAGTTACATTAGGCGGAGGTAATTACAATAATGTAGAAGCAAATGTTTCTGAAAATACGTTAAAGCTTACAACTTCTACATTTATTAAGAAATTAAAACTTAAACAAGGCAATATTCATATTAATAACGGTAAAAATATCATTAATGAACTTGTTGAAAATATTGAGTGCGATTATCAATATGCAGTTACATATAATACTGCTACTACTCTTCCATCACAACCTTCAGCATGTGAATACACAATGGAATCTGATAGAACCGGTATTTGTGCATGGAGTCCGGCTGCATCAGGAGATACGGTAATCAATTTAAATAATCATAATATTATAGGAAATACTAATAGAACCGCAGCATTATATCCTCGTTATAAAGCACATGTTGAAATTAATGCGGGTGACAGTGATGATCCGTCATTGAATGTTATTTCAAATAATCAAGCATATGCAGTATGGGGTAATGATCAAACTGTTATCACTATTAATGGCGGACATTTTATTGGTAATACTCACGTAATTTATTCATATAAAGGTGAAATTTATATTAATGGCGGTGAATTTGAATTAACCGGTGAATATGATAAAGATACTAAAGGACATGCTAAATTCTTATTAAATTGCTATGATCAAAACTTTACTGCCGGAACTGCAAAGATTATTGTTAAAGGCGGTAAATTCCATAATTTTAATCCGGCAGAAGCATATAGTGAACCAACACAACCATATAACTATGTTGCAGAAGGTTATGAATCTGTTTGCATTGACGAAGCAAACCAAATTTTTGAAGTTAGAAAATTATAATTAAAAACTAATGGCGAAATATACAAATAAAAGTAAATTATTGGGCAAGATTGGCACTGAAAATTATAGAGTGTCAAATTGCCCAGTACATTTACCTAAAGAAAATATTAAATTCTTTATGGCAATGCAAGATGCCGGAAACAAAGATCCGTTTTCTTCTGATACATGGGGAAACCAAATTACGCCTGATTGGAAAAAATCTATATATGAATCTATTATGAATAATGTTTCTAAAGAACTTAGAAAAACATTAAATGAATCAGAAACATTTGATTTTAATTCAAATAATGCATTAAATGAAGGTTCTTGGGGTTATGAGCCGAATGAAGGAGATAGTGGATTAGATTGCATTGGTGAAACTAATGATTCTATTTGTGAATTAATTTATGACAAATGTAAAAGAATTTTAAATGGTCGTGGTGATAAATCACAAAAAGCCTGGGATGCAATTGCAGTTATAGAACATTTCTTTGATAAAATTCCAGATTTGAATACAATTGGCCGTGATAGAAATCCATATTACAAATATTATAGTTGGTGGCAACTTAAACAAGATAAAGGAAAAGACATTGTTGATTTGTATCGTCAATGCATTGAAATATGCGAAAATGATCAATGGTATAATGAATGGGATAGTCCAGAAAAAATGGAAGAATCTCTCCAAAAACGTCATGAAAATTTAAATAGATATTTAAGATTGAGAAAACGCGCTATTAATGAAGGAGAATGCGGTGGAGAATGCGGCGGTGTCGGAGGATCATATAATACTCCAATGAATACTGTTGGTATTGGTAATGTAGTTCCAGCACAAGGGGCAGCAATGACAGGTGCTCAATAGGCCTCTGATATGTTTAATGGTTCTGGAGATCTTACCATCCCTAAATCTCAGAAGAAATCTAATAAAAAGAAATCTAAAAATTCAGGAATAATTTATTTTCCTTTAGCTACCAAGAAAGGTATTTAATAAATTAATAATTAAAATAAATTTATTAACCGGAATAACTAACATTAGTTATTTTATGGCAGGTTGAGAAAAAAGTTTTTTGAGTGTTTTTAATATAAAATAAATAATAAAATTATATTTTTAAACATAATGGAACCAAGAGAAAGAAAAGAAAGAAGTGCATATCCAAATGGTCCAAAAGTCAGTGTAGCATCAGTCGATGATGATAGCAATGCAATTGGTCAAGAATTTAATTTGGATAGTGATAATAATGATGAAGATTCTTATTTTGAAGGTGGTGGTTTGCAATTTGATGATGACGAAGCACCATCTACAGAAGATATCGAAAATGAAAAGAAAGAAGTTGAAAAAATGACAGATGAGGAAATTAAAGTTAAAGCACTTGGTCAGGCTGTCAATGTAGCAAAGTTAATGTCAAATGTTGGTGTTGACGATGTTATTGAAATCGCTAAGAAACTCGCAAAATTTATTAAAGGATAATATGAAAAGTGATAACAAAAAAGCTTTATATGAAAGTATTATGACTTCTGTAGCTAAAGAAGTCAAGAAAGCTTTAAATGAAGGTGAAGATAATAATTTTTATGTTGTTACATTCTGGACCGAACCAGAAACTTTAAATATTGAAAATGCTGTATGTGAATTTAGTGGTACATTAGATGAATGTAAAGAAAAAATTAATATACGTCTCAATAATTTTAAAAAGCGTGGACTTAAATGTTATGAATTTGATAATAATTTAGGTTTTTATGGAATTTCTTATGGGGTTGGTGATAAATTGCATATAACATTAAATAAAATAATGAGTAGCAAGCAGATGAAAAATTTCAATTATTTACGCAATGGAAAAATTAAAAATATCAGATAATTAAAATATAATATATTAAAATCATGAATATTAATTTAAAGAAGTTTATAGAAAAACAAATGCTTCCACAAAAGCCTGTAAATGAAGGTGAAGACCTTAATGAAGATGATGCATTATTGGAAGATATTCTTAATGAAGATGATGATGTTAATGAATCTACTGAAGACAAAAAGATGACGGAAGAAGAACTCAAAATCGAGTCTTTGAAAATTGCAACTAATATTGCAAAGTTGATGTCAGATGTTACTACAGATGATATTATTACTATTGCAGACAAAGTTTCTGGTTTTATTCGTGATCATCAAATTGATTCTGAAGAAACTAAATCAGAAGACTCTGATATTGCAACAGATTTAGAATTACCATCTGATGAAGAAAGTTCTGAAGAAAAACCAGAAGAATCATCTGAAGAAAATAAAGAAGAAACTAAATAATTAAATGGCTAAGAAAAAGAAAATAGAACATCCATTTACTGTTGTTTACGTCTATGCGCCTGAACAATACAAAGCAGCTTATATGGCCGGAAAAACTATTCCACGTGTCAAAATTGGTGAAACATATGCAGATGCAGATGATTGTCAAACATGTATGGAAGCATCAATGAAGCGAATAAACCAATAGTCCACATCATTTGAGGAATATAATTATTTGCTTCAATGGTTTGTTTTTCCCTATAAAGAAGGGACAGATATCGCTATCAGAAAAATTCTCACAGAAAATATCTATCATTTGTCTTCATCATCTAAAATAGATAATGTTAATAATCTAAAAAAGAAAAGATACGGCGAAGACAAACGCCAATCTAAAATTGGGCAAGAATTTGCATATCGTGTCAATATTGCTCAGGTTAATACTGCAGTTTCTGCATATAAACTAAAAGCAAAAATGGAAGAACTTATAAATGACAAAGGAATTGATCCGGCATTTAAAGTCAGACTTCGGGGAATTATAACAGATATGCTGGAGAATCTTGATGATGTCGTAAAAGAATCTAAGGATTATTATGTTGAATTGAATGATATTGAAGATAATCATATTATTCACAAAAAACGTTCCAGATTTAATTTTGAAGATGATAATATAGATTTTAATTATTAAGTAATTAAAGTGTCCCAGAATTAAAATAAATGCTATTAGAATTGATTTCTAATAGCATTTATAATTTAAGTTTGATCCGTATGCAAATGTATATTGTGTTCTATCCAATATTTAGTTAACGGTTCGTATATATGGACATATACGGTATCATATAATTTGTTTTTATAATTTTCAAAATTTTCATCTATTTTATTCATCATATCTTTAATGACATCTTGTTTTTCTTTAAATGAAATGTTTTGGTAATTTAATACCTTTTCTTTATTAATATTTTTTATGTTAAGTTTTGCGTATTCTTTACAAAAATACGCGAAAAAATAATATTTGTTTATGAAACGATAATGTTCTTTTTGAATATTTTTTAATTCAATATAATAATATGTTTTTGTTTTTAATTCTTCAATGACTATATTAAATTTTTTAAGCAAATTAACATCATATGAATATTCAATAATATTATTAAAATGTTTATATATCAAATCATTAAAATGTCGTTTAAGAAATTTTATAGTTCCATTTAAATGGCCACGTTGTTCAGATGGCATTAAACAATATATTATGTCATTTAATTCTCCTAACGTTTTATTGTCTATCATTAATTTTTGAACAACATTATCATTAATATCTATAACATTTTCATTAGCTATAATATTGAATTCTTTAATATACATATCAAACGCGTGGGAAAACTCATGTCCGAAACCATTAGCTAAATCACTTTCCCATGCATTATTTATAGTCAATAGAATTTTATTTATATTATTATTTTTTTCAGACCTGTCTTTAACTGAATAATAATTGTTATCATTAAAATCTGTTATAATTCTAATATAAATTGGATATTTTATATTTTCATCATTACAATTTATACATGTTTTCTCATTACTAATAAAATTCCAACCGCAATATTTATAATTAGTGTCAAATTTATCTATATTATTAATTAAAAATTCAGAACATTTATCAAATGTATCCATTATATGGAACATTTCATTTAAACATTCATTAACTAAATTTTTAGTAGTTATATTATAAATATGTGTAATATTTCCAAGTCTTGACATATTTTAAAGTAATTTTTATAATTCGAATCCAATACCTAAATTCCATCCAAAGTTTTTCCCATATGCAAATTTTTCACAACCAACATCAAATAAATTGAATCTGATTCCGGCTAAAACATATGCGTTTATAATATTATTATTAAAGAAAGAATAATTAACGGAACATGCTAAATTATTCAATGCAAAACTTTCATGTTTATTTTTTACTGGATCATAATATGTGTACATTGAAGGATTTGGAGAAAAACCTAATTCTGATTTTATAGTCCAATTTTCAATCTCGTGAGTGTATCTAAAATAAACATAAGTTGAATATAACTTTTTATATGTATTTGCATCTTTTTCTATTTCTTCACCATTACCGGAAAAATAATCACCGCCGCCAATCATAACAGCTGCGCCGATTTCTAACCCATTATTTTCTTCCATAAACATTAATGGACGAACTATTAATTCAACTTCATCTTGAGTTGTTCCAGCAAGTGATTTGTCATATGCAAAATTAAAATATTTTTCACCGCCAAAATAATAATAGTGAGTAACCATTGCAGTTGCCCAATCACCAGGAGTTGTATATGACAAATAAATATCAATCTCCGGAACTAATTTATAAAAATCTGAATAAACTCCTGAACCAACAGACGCCCAAGTTCCAACTGTTACACCATAAGCAGAAAATTCTACCCAAGGTTGGAAACTTACACCGCCTTGCGCAAAACCACGCCAAGTATAATTAGCGATAATATCGCCACCACCACTTAAAGAAACATGTTCCCAATCATATGCATAAGATGATAAGGAACATATTAAACATAATAAACCTATTAAAAATTTTTTCATTATTTTAATTATAATTTTTTTTTAAATATTTTTGAATGGTATAGTTAATGGAATAATAGTTTGTTCTATTTCTTTAGTTTCATCATCTTTTTTCATTGCTTGATTAGGGTTTCTTAATTCTTGTTTTATCCCGTTACACAATTTGTCTACTACCATTTCTGCCATAATGTTTTCATTTAGATATGACATTCTTAATTCATTTTCAGATTGCTTGAATTGACATACAATCTGTGGTAGTTCTTTTACTACTGCTCCTTCATCTGTTACATCTTCCCTGATAAGAGTCAATGTATATCTTCTAGATAAACCCATATTTTTATTAATTAATTATTTTTTATAAAAACGTAAATGACCAATATAGAATAAACTATAATTCGGATCATAATAAAAATTATGTAGTTTGTATTTTGTCCAACCGATTTCTAAACCGAATATATTAATAGTCCATACAAGTTCTTCCATTTTACTTAATACTTATTTAATTTTTGTTCTTTTATGTTTTCTATTGCCTGTTTATAATTTTTACGCATTAAACAATCCATATTAAAGCAATCGATTAATGTACCTACCATTGGCACCATTGACCAATCTGCTGGATCATTTGTTTGTAATGCTTTTTTGTATAGTTCTTCTCTACGCCGATTTGAATAACATTGCCAAGCGCAACCACATGTCAAATATGCATTTTCTTTATTTTCTTCCATCATAATTAATTAACTAAATTTTCTCATTAAATACTCTTTATCTCGTTCTTGTTCTTTCCTAGCTTCTTCACATGCCCAATCTCTCATATTAAATGGGCATTCACACCCTCGAGGTTCATAATACCAACAACAATAATCACATTGGTGTTTCAATAATTTGTTAACAATGTCTATTGTATTTTCTTTTTTCTTTTTCATAATTAACAAGCTTTTGTCATTTCACGGCCATAATACTCAATTTTCACTGTATGCGGCGCCCTTGTATTTCCACCAAAATATGGGCCAAGAGTTGTTACAAAGCATTTATTTGATTTTATTGTATCATAAAAATTATCTGTTGGATATACTTTTTTATTATCAATTTTTAATGTAATGAAATATGTATCTTTATCATTATTTGCTTTATCTATTATTATCTCATAGAAATGTGGTTCTCCAACCTCACATGCAAATATTTTTTCTTTTTCTAATTCTCCGTTAATATAAAAATATTTCCAAATATAAATTTGATTTGTTGGCGCATTGTATGTCCAACCAAATCTAATAGAATTTTTATGAACGCCAAATCCAAAACAAAATCCAAACAATTTATTCACACATGATGCCTCATCAATTTCATATTTACAACTCTCATCAAACACAATACACCCATGTTGAGACAGATAATTAACTTGAGAAAGCAGTTGAATTCTTGGAAAGAAATTAGAGTAATGGCACCCTTTATGTATTGTATATGTTTTCATAATTATTTTTTTCTAATTAAACTAACAATAAACAAAATTAATTTAAGACCTGCATATGCAATGCCAAATAATAATGTATAGAAAAACCATAGCCAAAATTTTCCATCTTTATACCATTTTATACTATGCTTTTCATGAATATATTCATGTAACCATAATCCGAAACCTATTAAGTTTCCAATACCAAATCCTAAAAGAATCCAAAAAAGTGTCCAATTCATAATTATTTTTATTTTTAATTTTTATTAAATATTTTTTATTTGTTTTTTAATTTATTATATATTTTTAAAAATTCATCTTGTCGTTCATTAGAATCTGCATTTTTTGCCATCAAATCATTAAATTTATTAAATGTTTCTTCATCAAATTTTGAATATCTATCCATTAAATATTCTTTAACATCTTTTAACGACATAACCTTGATATTAGGATACATTTCTAAAATTTCAGAAACATTATCAACCATTTTTGCAATATTTTGCATGATTGAAAACATTTCTTTTAAATTGTAATAATCTCTTTTGTCCATAATCAATTCATATTTAATTATTCATTAATTATCTTTAAACTCTTCTAAAAATATTTGTACTGGAATTTCATATCCACAATATTTAGCATATACTCTTGCTTCCATTTTAATTATTCCATTTTCAATTTGGTCTGAAGAATTAATGCTTTCATCACATATAACTTCAACTCCAGCGACGTCGTTGCGATATTTATACTCACTAAGAAAATAATGTTCAATAATTGGTAATACATAATAGGCTAATTTATTTCTGTCTGCCATTGTATTATGAATATTATCTTTTTTAATTTTCTTTTGAATAGTAGATATTAGATTAAAAGACGTTTTACGTATATAATCTTTTAATCTATTGACTATTAAATTTTCATATTCTATTTTATCCATAATTTTTAAAATATAATTTTTAAATATAATCTTTTCCGTTTTCTACCATTTTGTATGGTATATGATCCCACTTATTATATGGTTTAACACTTAATGCAAAATGATAATTATTATTTTCATCAATTAAATAATAATATATTTCATCTATAAAATGCGCAACACCTTTACAAATTCCGCATGTTTCAACTTCATGTTTATCTTGGAGCATCTTACCAATATCATTATTAATAATATTTAATACATGCGCATACCAAGATGATTTACTATTTTTTGCTTCTTCATCATCACATATTTTATCTAGTTCTTCTTTAGTTGTAATTACACAATAATATGGACATTTAAAATAACTTGTATATATTCCATATTCATCGTATAATGTTTTACAGCAATTTTTGTATTCTTTTACTTTTTCTGGATATTTTTCTTTAAATTCGTCCCAATTATTATTGCATAATTCTTTAATATCTTTTTTCTCAGATATATTAATAGATACAAGTTTATCCATATACTCTGCATATTTTTTCAAAAAAGCTTCAGTTTTTTCTTGATATTCTTCTATGCTAAGTTTTGTAAATTTCATTAATATTAACTATTATTTTTCTAATAATTATAAAATAAAATACGAAATAGTTTCACAAATAAACTAAATGATATATTTTTTTAAAATTATTAAAAATATATTTTATTTTATATATGCATTTTGTACACTCTTTATGGACTAAACCGCTAATAGTTAATAGGCGTAATGTGGAATTCAAAACCGCGTTATTGACTACTATATTATGCAATGCAACTTCTGTAGCATGGATTAATCACTTAGGCGGTAAAATCAATTTATATGCAGACGGATTCGGAAGAGATATGTTAGGATTTCTTCCATATGATAATATTTATGATTTGAAAGTTCCTGTTCATATTCCAACTTGCACATGGGCATGCGGAAAATTTTTAGTTTTAGAACAGATGCCGTTAGGAGATGTTCATATTGACGGTGATGTTTTTCTCAAATCTAATAAATTATTGGAATTATGTGCAGATGATTCATATGATATGGTTGTCCAGTCTATTGAAAATGATAAAACTACATTAAAGAAATACTATTCTAATGTTCGTGACATATTAAAAAGAAATGGTATTAAAACCTATTCTTGTTCTTTAGATGAATCACCTTCATATAATTGCGGAACTATCGGATTCTTTAATCAAGAATTAAAACAAAAATATTTAGTTGAATATTTTACAACATTGAATAATATAATTAATAATAAAGCATGTTTATTAGAATTAAATAAAAATTTAAATGCTATTCCCGATTTAATATTAGAACAACAATTTCTTTATGAACTTGCTAAACCATATAAAGTTAATAATTTATTAGGTGATGCTGAAACTATGTATAACAATGCAATTGAATTAAATTACCAGCATATATTAGGCGGTTTTAAAGAACAACAATTAAATAATATAATGGAAGAATTAAAATATGTTGACGAAACTATATATAAAGATACGATAAAACATGTTAATTTTCTTTTATAATTTTTTATAATTTAATTAAACTATAGAGACAATATTTTAATATATTGTCTCTTTTTGTTTTTATTATGTTTTAATTAAAATAAATATAAAAATCGAAATGATAAAAATAAAAAATAATTTATATATAAAGTATGATTTATAACAACTTAAATTTGCCTGCAACTCTTGTGCACAGTGTTAACGGCAAGAAATATACTTTAAATGGAAAATTATTGTCTATTAATGAATCTACTAAATTAGCTACTATGCAATTTGGTGATAAAACTAATTCAAATATTCCATTAAATGAAGTATACTTGAATGAAGGCGCTCTTAAAGATATGATTAGGAAAACCGGAAAGAAACTTAAAGATGCAGCTGTTGCTACATGGAATAAAATTAATGATATCATTAAAATTGTCGGTGGTTTTCTTATTCCGGTAGATGAATTCGGCAAAGAATTACGTGAATTTATTAATGCACCTATTAATTTACCGATGATGACATTACCGAGTGCAGTTAAACTTGTTCCCGCAGATGGTGCATTAGGTATATGTGATGAATATGGTGCAAGAGTAAGAAATAATTCAACTGTTGATGAAGCCTTTGCACAATCAATGAAGGATGAAAAAGATGAAATTGAAACATATTGGACACGTGTAATGCGTGAATATGCTAATCCTGAAAATGAAAGTTTAACACTTTCAGAAACTGTTAAAATGGTTAATGAAACTTATTATCATCAAACAATTGACAGTAAAGTTTTAAATGAAGCTGCAATTCCGTCATTAAATTCTCCATCCGGTTTATATGGTGAAAAACTTGGAACAAAAACATTGGTAAGAACACTTATTACAAACTTAAAACACCAATTAAATCCTATTGAAAACCATGAAAGAACCGATGAAGACCTTATTGATCAATTACGTAATGGTACTAATTATGTAAAACCATTATTGATTTGGGGTGCTCCTGGTATTGGTAAAACCGCTATTCTTAAACAAGCTGCCAAATTCTTAAAAGAAGATGAAGGAATGAATCTTGATATGGTAACAGTTTGTTGCGGCGGTATTAAAACCGATGACTTTGAATTACCAGATACAGCAAGAAATATTATTGGCCGTAAGGTTGCAATTTCAACACCTAAAACATGGTTGCCTGTAATTAATATTGCAAGTTTAACTGATGAACAATTACTTGAAGCTAATGAATTCTATAACAGTGGTAAATTCCGTATTTTGGCACCAAATGATGAAACATTAAATAGAACATATAATGATAACGGTGAAACTAAAAAGGCATTTGACTGGAAATCAGTTGGTACTGGTGAAACATTTGACGGCGGCATTATTTTCTTTGATGAGTTTGCCCGTTTACGTAATCTTAAAACAATGGATACTATGATGACATTTGTCGGTGATAGAACATATGTTGATATGCCATTGGCTACTAATTGGGTAACAGTTGCAGCTGCAAACCGTTTATCTGATGACCTTTTAAGTGAGGCTGACCCCGCATTCCACAGTTTATGGGATACTGCAAAACAATCACGTTTTACACACTATACATATGCACCGTCAAAAGAAGAATGGCTTGAATGGGCTAGAGATGTTGATGATGATAACTATCAAAATGTTGATGAATTAATTTGTAAATTTATTGAAAAGGCGCCAGATGGTGTTTGGTATGATGCACTGGATCTTGGATCTCGTGGTGAAGATGCCATTGAAGGTAGAAATGCCGCAGTTATTAAAGATATTTTAGCTAAATGGAAGGCAGGTACACCATTAACCGCTAAAGAATTAAAATTATTCGGTACCTATATATCAAATCCTGGTAACTCTATTGTAGGTATGACTAATTATACATGGAATGCTCGTACATGGCACCAAAAAATTAATAAAGTTATGTTATCATTATTATTAAATGACTTCTTTAAAGGTGATTTTAAAAAGTATGAAGCATGTTTTGATGAAACTACACGTGTTAAGAGTTTATATGGCGGTAAAGGCGCTAAAGAATATACTGCTAAGAATTTAAATATGGATAAACTTACAACACAATTAAATAGCATTCCAGATGTATATTGGGATAAAATAACTGATGGTTATTGGCAAAAATTTGATGAAGATCAAAATTTCAGAAATAATGATCGTTTGGCATTTTTCTTAGAATGTGTTCAATGGCTTATTCAATCTGAAACCGGCGGTGAAAATAGTGTTCCGTCTCAAGCATGGCACCAATATAGAAATATTGATTCAATTATTGAAGATGTTGATGTTCGTACAATTTATGAAAAGGGACAAATGCACTCGGCAAAAGCTGCAAAGCTAGATAATATTTTATGTAGTCAATCATCTGGTTATAAAAAGTTTAATGAACTTTCTTGGAAATCTGATCCAACATTATGGGGGGTTGTAGTTGAACGTATTTTAAAATCATTTAATGACTATATTACAGCAGAAGATTTATTAACTGATATAAATTCTATTAACCGCAATTTGAAAAATATTGAAAAGGATCCAGAAAAATTCAGTGTAACACAAAAAGAAATTGATGATTATATAAATGCATATACTATTCAGTTCCTTGATGAATCCAAAAAACCGTTAAAACAAGTTCCAACACTATTAAGTGAAGAACTTGATGATGAAGATGATAGAGAAAGAATTATTATTGTATTAAGAAATTCTGGTTGTGCTAGAAAATTGGCAAATATTGCATGCTGGTTTGCTAAACTCGGTATTCAAATTAATAATAATTCACCAGTTGATATCGCTTTAGGTACTGGAGAATTTGATAAAAAATTGTCACTTAGAGCACTTCTTGGCACAGTAATTCAAAGTAATCCGGAGACAAAGAAATACTGGTTTGATGCTGCCAATACAGATGTAGTACAATATGATATACTTAAACCTGCATTAAATATTCTCAATAGTATGAAGAAAATAAAAAATGAAATATAATTTATAATTATATAATTTATGAAATAGTGGTAAACAAATTAATTTACCACTATTTTTATTTAATTACTTTATTTTATAAAATAAATATAAAAATTAAAATTTTTATTTTTAATAATAATATGAATTCTATATTTAACAATAGTAATGATGAAATTGATCAAATAATGCGTGATTAGGCCGATAAAACGGAGAAAGCAGTAAATAGCGGATTTGATGTAAGTAAAATTAAAGATGATTATGTTAAATTACGTAACGGCGGTATTGTACATCTTCGCCCGTCATGGTTGGCAAACCAAGTTGCATATATGTTAAATGATATGCGAAGCGATGGCGCATATTCATTTATAAAACCGTTTATTATGAAACCTGTAATATGGACATATGAAATAGACTCGGCATGTACAGACGGAATCCGTATTTATATGTCACCGTTATTTGCGCATAATATGTTTTTAGCTACTAGTAAAGCTGTTAAAGAATATGAAAATAATGTAACATATGATGAATTATAGGATGAAGAAAAATATACACAAACAAAAAATATTTTAAAAACAAAACTTGTTCGTTTTGTAATTGTTCATGAAGTATATCATATTTTATATAATCATGTTAGACGCGGTATATTAAAATACGGTTCCAATGCACCTGCATCAGATCATACATTAGGTAATTATGCAATGGACCTTGAAATTAACCGTGATATTGAATCTTGTTTTCCGGAATTACGCGGTTCTACTGAAACAATTGACGGTGTTTGGTGGGAAAATGAAAAATTTTATAGTTCCAAAGGTGAAAAATTTATGCGTGAAATATGGGAAGATATATGGGATGATTGGAAAAATAGCGGTAAATCATTTAGGCAAGAAGATGTATTTAATGAAGGTGCAAATCCGACACAAAAAAGTAATGCACAAGCAGGCCCGTATGCAGACGGATGGCGTAAAGCTATTGATGCAATTAAAAACAAACAAATAGATCCTAGAACATTTAATATTTAAGAAAATATAAAATTTTAATAATTATATGAAAAATAATTTAACTAAAAGATTAATTGAAGCGAAAACCACTTAGTCTTCGATATTATCTGATAAGTATTCAGCAGCATAGTTAAAAAATATTGAAGATATTGTTAAACCATTATTAGATGCAGCAGAATTAACTGCATATAATAATATGTCTGCTAATGAAAAAGGTGAATATTTATCAGGCTTTGCAGAGAATATTAAAGAATGGCAAAACGCTAAAGAACAAGCAAACAATCCTTAGCAAGGCGGCCAACAAGGCGGATAGCAAGGAGGCCAACAACCTGATGACGGTTTATCACATTGGAAACCAGCTACAAAATCGTAGGATAGCGATGCTCAAGAATTGGGCAAAAATGACAATGCAGTTTTCTCTGATAGTGAAAAGGAACTAGATGATGCAGAAAAAGAAATGCAACAAGCATAGAAAAATGCAAATAATGCAGAAGATATTGCAGATTCCGCGCAACAAATTGCTGATGCTGCTCAAAAGGCGGCAGATGCTGCACAGGCTGCGGCTGATCAAGCAAATGAAAATGCAGATAATTCTAAATCTAATCAGGATATAGAAAATGCAGATAAAGCACAAGCTGCCGCAGATGCCGCTCAAAAATTAGCTGATGAAGCAAAACAAGCAGCTAATAAAGCTAAACAACTTGCAGATGAAGCACAAAAAGCTGCAAATGAAGGAAAAACAAAAGAAGCCGGTGGTAAAACACGGGAAGCTATTGAAGCAACCCAAAAAGCTGCAGATAAAGCAGCAGCTGCACAAATGAATGCAAAAAATGCAATATAGGCTGCTAAACAAACTCAACAAGGCCAACAATCTGGACAACAAGGTAGCCAACCAGGTCAACAAGGTGGTTAGCAATCTGGTTAGCAATCTGGTCAACAAGGTGGTCAACAGGGTAGTCAATCTGGACAATAGAGTGGTCAACCAGGTAGCCAACAAGGTGGATAGCAAGGCAGTCAAGGCAATAATATTGATAATACACCTGATCCAGAATTATAGGAAGTTAATAGTCAATTTGATCCTAATGGTGAAGTTCAGCATGATAAACCATTTGATACTGAAATAAATTGGGGCGGTAATGATTTCTATGGTGACAGTGAAGAAGCCAGACAAAGATTCAGAGAAATCGCCGAACGTGCAGGTCAACCATTAGATGCAGATGATTATTAGTCTCCACAGGAATATGCTGGAAAAAAATATCGTGAAGCAAAAGGTGCTTTATCAAAATGGAAACCTCATGGAAATCCTGGAAATTTTGGTAATAAACCTGATGTGTTAGAAGAGGTATTTGCCAGATTATTTGATTCAACATTTGATTGGAAAACCATAGTAGCCAATTTTATGACAGTTGAACATCCAGTAGATAAAGAAGATATTTGGGCGAAACGTCGTATGGGCGTTGATAACACACACCCGTTCTATATCGGTAGATATCAACATCCATATGAAGAGGATATAGATAAACCTGTCGGATTAGCACAAGTATTTTTCTTAGTTGATGCTTCCGGATCTATGTGGACAGTGGCTGGAGATGGTATTAGTATATTTGATCATATTATGTCAGATTTAATTCAAATTGAATTGGATGCTAAGGTACAACGATCTGCATACGCACCATTTACCACTGGCAGTATTTCACGTGATGATGTAATAGTATGGACATGGGAAGATGCATAGGACGAAGAATCTCTTCTTGAACAATTTTTATTACCAAAAAATCCCGGAGGAACATCAGCACTTGATGCAATTAAATCAGTTTAGTCATTTGATGATGTATATAATATGGGAAATCCATAGACATTATTAATTGTTGTAACTGACGGTGAGGATCATTATAATGGATTAAATGAAATATGTGAAGATCCTAGTCAAGTTGATAATATGTTATGGATTATAACAAATGACAGTGAAAGCAAATTTAATGAAGCGTCAAAAGCATTATAGGAACAAGGTGTTCCTGATGATCATATTCTCTTTATTAATATTCTTAAAGAGTGGGGATAATTTAAAAAATGTTAAAAATTATTATTTTAAGTTATTTTTATTAAAATAAATAATAAAATAGATAATACATAATAAAAATATATAATATTTTAAAATGAGAAGAAAATTAAATGAAGGTGAGGAATTTAATGAAGAATTATTGGATGGTGTAAAAATTTGCGTATCTGATATTCGTAATGATGATTCCGAAATGGACTGCAATGAACTTAGAGATATCTTTGTTAATGCAGGTGCTGAAGTATTTGGCAGTCATGGTTTAAAAGATGGTGAACCTGCAACATTTATGACTGTTAACGGTTTATCTGAAGAAGACGTTTTAGAAATTCTTCAAGAGTTCTTAGATAATTCTGATACATGTAATGATGCTGAAGCATATATTATAAATAGTGAAGATATATATCTTAATGATAAAGACGGAGAACCTATTGATTATCCACCATATGATGATATTGAATCTGAAAAAGATTTTCCAGAATATGAAGATATTGAAACTGATGACTTAGATCCTGAAGAAGATGTATTAAATGATGACTTTTTATTAAATGAAGGAGAAGATATTCTTGAAGATGCTCAAGAAGAACTTAGAGGTTTATTATCTAATTTAGGAGAAAATGACAATATCACATTTGATAATGATGTTGAATTAGAGGATTATACAGTTATTTCTATTGAAGCTAATGGTGATATGGAAACTGCAGACGGAGATATTATTAATGCTTTTGATTTAACAGATGCTGATGATATTTTTACATTATGTGATGTTGTTAAAGATGAATTAGATAATGAAGCTGCATATCCTGATTATGATGATGTTGATGACAAAGAAGATGAACTTCCGAGATTTGAAAAAATTCATAAAGGACGTCATCTTGATGAAAAGAAAAAGAATAATTGCTGTCCTGGGACAAAAACTGTTAATGAGTCAGCGATTGATACTGTTTTAGCCGATCTTGATGCTAAAATATTAAATGAAGCTAAAGAAGAAGAAAAGAAAAATCAAAAAGAGCTTGAAAAGAAAACTCTTAAGGCATTAACAGAAAACAAACATTCATTACATGAAAATGTAAGATATAATGGCAAATTATTTGCTAAAATGACTCTTAAAGAATTAAAATCTATTTATGAAACTGTTAAAGCTTCTATAGATGCATTATCTGAAAGAGCGTTAAATGAAAGTGTAGTAGATACCAAAATGGTAGAAACTATAAACAAAAAGAAACAACTTCTTGAATTCTTAGATGAAGAAATCACATATAGAACTACCAGAATAGAATGTTTAAACAAACTTAATGAAGATGGCGCTGAGATTTCTGATGAAGAACTTGCTAATTTATTTGGTCCTGCTCAAGGAGAGGATGAAGCACCTGCAGATAATGGAGGTGATGACGCCAAGAGTGAGACTTCAAATGAAGAAGGAGAAGAGAATAAAGAAGGTAACGAAGATGAAAATAATGAAGAAAGTGAAGAGGTTGAATTATCTCGTATTGAAATAACATTAAAAGATGCAGAAGCAGCTAATGATTTGAAGCAAGCTTGTTTAGATGCAGATATTCCAGAAGATGCATTTGAATTAGAAAATGTAGAGGATGATACATTTGAAGAAGGCGAAGAAAATTCTGAGAAAGAAAATTCTGAGGAAAGTTCTGAAAAATCAAGTGAAGAAACCACTGATGAAGAAAATTCAGAAGAAGGCACTAATGAATCTTATGAATTTGCCAAATATGTAAAAATGTTAGGTGAAGGTGAAGTTGCCGATGAACAACCTGCAGATGATGCAGCCGGTGAAGAAGGTGGTGAAGAAGAGAATGGTGCAGAGAATGCAGACGGTGAAGGTGACAAAGAAAACACTAAAGAAAACTCTGAAGAAGAGGAAGAAGATAAACAACCTAAATTCATTTTAACTAATACTGATTATGCTAGCAAATTGGCCAAAGTATTAGAAGATGTATATGGAATTTCTAAAGAAGAATTTGAAGATATGATTGGTGGAGAAATCGTCGAAGAAGAACCTAAAGAGGATGAAGAAAATTCAGATAAAGAAGGTTCTGAAAATTCAGAAGAATCTAAAGGTGAAGAATCTAAAGAGGATTCTGGAGAAAAGAAAGATGATGAAGAGGATGAACTCGATCCATCAGACTTATTTAAGAATCTATAATACATGAAAAACTAATAAGCGCACTGGATTTCAGTCCAGTGTTTGCTCGTTTTTCAATTAGTTTTCATTTTTGTGGAGGAATGGCTTGTGAAAGTCGTTCCTTTTTATTATAAAACAATTAAATAAATTTATTTTATAATATATATAATTTTTGTAATAAATAAGAAGAAAAATGAAAACTAATTAAAATAATGCAATTATCTGAAATATGTAATAATATTAAAGAACATATTATATCGTGGTATAATATGTTAATTGATTATTTTAAAAAGTTAACATCTAAAAAATCAGAAATAAATAATCAAAATGTTGACCAAAATATTCATATTATTAAATATAAGGTAACACATGTTAAGATAAAGAAGAAAAATGAAAACTAATATATTATGGCACAAATTAGATTTTTTCAACACTTAAATGAACAAGATGACAATTTTCAAAAAGTAACAACTTTGGATTATATTGATAATTCAGAAGGTTTTACTATGTATTATTTTAAAGATGGCTCAAGATGTAATAAACAATATATTGCACCAGTAAATGCAAATTCGATTGAAGGTTATGAATTTGCTGAAGTTTCAAGTCAATATAATATTTGGAAATTAAATTATGTAGTTCCTAAGATAGAAAAAACAAGAACTGCAACAAATGCACAAGGTGAAATAGTTGAAGCACCGACATGGGAAGAACTTACACAGAGTACCGCTGTCAGAAAACCACGAATTGATGTAATAGGAAAGCCATCAAAGATAGAAAATTATAAAGCTCCTGATGATAGTGAATATTTTTTTGATTATGATACATATACTGCACAAAAACAAAAAACAGCAGATGTAAAAGAATCTAAATCATTTGATTTTAATAATAATACTACTATAGAAGCACCTAAACCCGCATCTAAATTTGAAGTTGTAAAAGATACAGATGTAATTTCATATGCTTATAGTTTAGATAAAAATGGAGTATTGCATATTAATGCTGATGAATTTTTAAGAAATATTAAATCAGTTCAAATAGAAATTGGCGGAACTGCATGTGAATTATCTACTGAAGATTTTATTGAAAATGCCATTACGCCAAAAGAAGAAAAAGTAGTTGAAAAAGTAGTTGAAAAAGAAGTATTGGTTAAAACTTCTGATACTGATATTGATCTCGGTGTAAATAATGATCAAAAATCTCTTATTGATAATATGATCAATATGTCTAATAAATCAGAATATTCTATTGGCATTGAATTTACATTAAATCTTCCGCCATCTTCAATTTATAAACTAATTAAAACTGCATATCCTGAAGAAATGTCTAAAGGTTTTATTAATATTTTAGCAAATAGAATGCAAGTTAAAGAACTTAAAACCTCTGTTGCTGACGGTTTATTAGCTTTTTATGATGAAGATATTAATGAAAATCCTTCTATTCAAGAAGAGAATTCAAAAAATAGTGATAAAAAAACCGGGCGTCCAAAAAAAGCATAACTTAATTAAATCTTATAAATATTTAAAAATAATTTGTATCTATAATATTAATGGGAACAATATATATGACATCTGATAGTGAAACCAAATTGCGATCAATATATTCAAATTTAAAAAATTATTATATATTAGATGTATAGTCTTTTATAAAAAGTTTAAATTTAGATATGTCAAAAGCAAGTAGTATTTTTATTATCAATGATGAAATTTAGTCATTAATGACATAGCAATTAAATCTTAAAAAATATAAAGGTGTTATATATATTAATAAACATTTATCAAAAGATTTATTTAATTCTTTTAAATATCAATTTAAAAAGGATGGTAATGATATTAGAATAGTACTTATTGATAATGGACAGTTTCCAAAACATTAGGATATAATGGATGTTTTTGATGAAGTTATTTTTTATGACAGATTTAAGAAAAATAAAATTGTAGAATTTAATGGATTTGAAAAAAATTCTAATGATATTATTAATAGTATAGATATGGATGAAAATAATTTGTATAATGAATAATGGAAGATGATATATCAATTGGTAGTTTAGACACATTAAATAGTTTACAATCACTAGAAGAACAACAAGATATTTAGCCGGATTTATCAAAAGTTTAGGAATTACTTGCTAATATTAATACAAATGTTGAATAGGTTAAAGGTATTTCATTTAACCCAGATGGTTCATATGTTGTTAAACAAAGTAAAACTCTTCGACAATTAATGGCGATGGTTCAGCAATGGTGGCATATGGTTTGTAATTTAAAAAATATTGATTTTTCTGATTTAAATAATTATGTTGAAGAACAGCCTGAAGAAAATGGAACAGTTTCTATTAATGCAATGGTTTATATGAATGCTGCTTTTGATATGTATGGTCGTGCATATAGACAAGGTATGGTATGCCCAATATGCGGAAAGAAAGCAAGATATTTACCGCCGGGTGGATATTGCTCTACAAAATGTTTACTTCAGGCTGCCAAAAATAAATCACTTGCATTTTTAATGGCACCTAATGAAAAATATAAAAGTTTATAGCAAACAGTTAATCAATTATACGGCATTTTAAAACATACGAATTTAATTATTAATGCATTAGTAATGATTCCAGATATTATTAGAGAATTGGGGTCATTTCCAATTGAATATCGAAATTTTGTTCAATGCAAAATTGCTGAAGGTTTTACAGATTTACAATGTTTAATATAGGAAGCAATGGTTTATAAAACACAATTATTGCAAAAAATGTTAAAACCCGTTATGACTGGTGTTATTGCAAAACCTGTAGCAACAGGAATGCAAACAATTAATTTAATTGTACAATCATTACAAATTGCATAGGAGGCTTTTTAGATTGCATATGACACTATTAAAATTATTATAGATAGATTATCTATTCCAGAAATAGCACCGGGATTGGTTATTCCCGCATAGTCACATGCATGGGCATTAACACCTAGATCATTTATTTGCCCTACATTTCCGCCAACGGGAACACCTGATTTAGGTAAAATATTTGTTATTTTACCAGGCGCAATGAAAAGTCCGCTATACCCTTCATCATTACAAAGTATTAATACATAGTCAATTGATGAAATTGTATAGAAATTATTTCCACCATTAACACCAGCTGATTATTATTTAGAACCTGAATTATTCCAAATACGATATTTATTTAGTGATCAAAGCGATTTGGTATCATCTGTAATATAGCAATTAGAAGATTTATTAAGATTTGGCCCAGATTATATTCCGGCTTTTGAAAATTTATTACCTGTTAAAGCATATACTGTTAATGGTGATAATGTATATCTTCCAAATGTCGCTTATATATGGTTTGTTTTAGGCCTACTTGATTCGTGGGCACCACATAGTATGGCATTAGTTGGAAATATATTTAATCCAACTGCATAAATAAAAAGCTAGTAATATTTTTACTAGCTTTTTATAACTTATTGTAAATCAATTAGTTAATAACCAAGTTCAGCGCCAAGTGCCCCCATCACCAATGAAGAAGTTAATAATTTTCCAAGAGTTCCATTTTGATCAATACCAAGTATTTTACAAATAGCTCTCATAATTGCTGGGCCTATAGTAGAACCGGCGACACCACCAAGTAAAGCAGTAAATAAACCTTCATCCATTATGTCATCAAGTGATTTTCCTTCTTCTTGTGCAATTGCTGCTGATTCAACAATATAATTAAATAATTTTTTTGCATTTTGCACTTCTTTAACAGAAACACTTTTTAAATCAACTCCTTCGAATAACTCATTAGTTGCATGTGAATGCTATATCATAATAAAATATATTATTTTTATTATTTATTTTCAAAACAAACCCTTCTTAGATTTAGTTTTTGTTCCAATAATTGTGATTTTCTTTGTTGGTTCTTTTTGTTCTGCCTTTATAATTAATGATGGTGCAGATTTTAATTCTAGATTTTTATGTCCGCATCCAGGGCAGAATGTTGCTATTTTCGGAGATAATTTCATTTATTTTTTTATTTGGTTTATATTATCTAAAGTAAATTTCTTTAGTTTGAATTCATTTGCACCTTTAACAGATGCATTGAATATATAACTATTATTATCAAATTTATGAACTACACAGCCTTCATATATTTGTCCGTCTTTTAGTGATTCCCATAAATAAACCGGACGAAGTTGTTCAGCATCAATACCTAAATCCAAATCAAGATTTTTTGTATTTATAGTTCTTCTAATTTGATAATATGTTTTTTCTGCTTCTTTTTGAATTTTTTCTTCTTCTTGCTCTTCAGCTTCATCTGCGATATCTTGTTCTTCTTGTGCTTCTTCTTCTAAATCTTGAATATACATTTCTCGCTCAATATCTCTATTATCGATATCGTATGTTATATCATCTACTACCATTTCTTTCTTATTATAATTTTTTTTACTATTTATTAAAAATATTTTTAAAAATTATTCACTGAATTTTTCATGCCAATATTCATGACTTGACTTGTAAAATTCATACATATTTTGTGTATTATAATCAATATTGTCATTTTGTTTATCACGAATATCAGATGGGTTAACATCTTTGTCTTCTTGAATAACTAAAGGAATTGTGCATATATATGTATTTAGTTCTGGTTTGTCAATCGGTGCACAATATAAAGGTCCATCAGCAACCCAGAAAAATTTGTCAATAAACTCAAGATAATATTCCATACCTTTACGAGAAAGTGCATACATGGAGGCATTCCATATTGGAACATGTGGATGTTTTACCCAATATTCATCTTTATGATTTAAAACCTCCTCTACTATTCGTTCATCTACAGTAAAACCACCAAATTGAAGAATATCAAAATCACTAGGAATATTATCTAAATATTTTTCCCACAGTTTTTTATCTTCAATAAAAAGAATATCATCTTCCATTATTAAACAATATTGATAGCCTTGATCATATGCTTGCTTTATCATAGAATAATGATTATGTGTACAATCATATTCATTAGGCTTTGTTAATCGCCCTAATTTATTTTGATTGAGAACGTGCATCATTACAGTATTATATTTCTTAAATGGAACAGTTGTTCTAATATCAAGATCAGATTGTCTAAAATTATTAGGCAATCCGAAATCAAATAATTGTTGAATCATTTTATATCGTCTATCTCCTCGAGTTGAAAGATTCAACATAAAAATATGTTTGAATTTCTTTTTAAGTTTTTCAAATATTTTCATTTTATAAACAAATTAAAAATTTTTAATTATATGGTTTTAATATAAAAAGTTTCTTAAATTCAAATAAATCATTTTTAAGAGACTTTTTTATTGTTTTAATGATTTATATATTTTATATATTTTAACTCACCAGAAGTCAAATAAATAAGCTCTAATCAAATAATTCATTATTTAATGCTTCTGCACATTCTTGTATAATTTTTAAACCATATTTTCCAAGTTCGGTTACTATCTCATATGCTTCCTGAATTTGTTCTTTTCTAGGATTATATGCTCTGTATCCCATTGACATAATTTTTTCTTCATTCGTCATATCATCAGATATTTTGGTATCCATAATAAGTTTCATATGATCCAAACCATACTTATTAACTAATGCATTCCATTGGGATTCTGTAAATACACGAGTGCTGCTATTGTATAATGGGTGGTTTGTATAATATTGAATACCATAAGGAACTTTTGTTGTATTTTTACCATTAGTAACAATAAAGCATATACACAAATTATACCAATCGATTGACACATCTTTAATAGTCCATTTTGCATATACATCGGTATAATTAATCTTTTCGCCGGTATTCATATCATTTATAAATGTAGGGTAATAAAACTTATTTCGCTCGGTAAATAAACAACGGCATTTATTAGTGGCAAATACTAATTTAGAGCCTCTAAGAGATACACAATATTCAAGATGTTTCTCCACAATAAACGGAAAATCCATAAACATATCAAAACAAATTTCGCTATCACCATATGCATGATATATGAATTTCAATTTATCACCGGTATTAAGATCTACCAAATGAAATACCCATGTATATTTATAACTTTTAGGATGATATGACATTACTTTCATTACATAAAAACGGTGTGCTTCTATGTGGCGTTTATGTGTCCCTAACAATTTGCTATCTCTATAATCAGAATAATCAGATTTATAATTATAATATGAATTATATTCAGACGTTTCATTATCATTAAAGGAATAGTCTTTAAACCAATGATATAATTCACAACTTAAATCACCAGATTCATAACGGGAACGAGTAATAGGTAAAAGATATAATATCTCACCTTCGTATGCTTTAGCATTTTCAAATTGGTAATTGCATGTTTCATCAAAATCTGCATTAGCAAATACTGCAATTGAACTAATAATAATTGATAAGATAATAACTAACCGTTTCATTATGATTCCTCCTATTTTTAATTTAATATGCAAAATTAATACTTTTTATTTAAAAGAAAAAATAGAAGCTAATTTTTTATTAACTTCTATTATTTTCTAATATTTGATATCTAATTATTGTACTTTTTCAAGTTCATAGCTGAAAAAAGCTTTATACTTAAAAACCCCATATACAACTTTATAAAGTTTTCTGGTTTTTCCATCATTAGATCTAGTGTCCAAAATCTCTGCAACACATCCTTTAATACCCATTGATTTAATATATACTAAATCACCTATTTTGAATTTAGCTTTACCTGAACGCGGTTCACTTGGAACTTTATCTTCTTTACGGAACTCACAGAATTGAATTGGATTTGTTTTCTTTGGTTTTTCTTTTGCTACTTCAATAGGCTTCTCATCAAAAATCTGATTACCAAGAATATCCATTACTGAATTAAATTTCAATCGTCCTTCAGCTTCCTCATTCAAAATCTCATAAATATCACAAAATTGTTCAAATGTAATATCAAATGATTTATTTGTATCAAGTGTCAATTTAATAATATTTACAGTATATCGAGATTTTCCATTTCTTTTACGGTGTTTCAAAAGAACCGCATATTCATCTGTAAGTTGTTTATATAATGCAAAATCCTTTTCATTTTTTACATATTCGGGTTTTTGTTTAGGAATATTAACATTATCTAATTCTTTAATAAGCCGTTCAAATCCAGATTTTGTACAATCTTTTAATTTATTAACTGTGCTTTTAACTGTTTCTTTTGAATCATCTACAGTATTTTTAAAAGCATCAATTAATTGGCTGATATCTTTATCAAAATATTTGCGTTCTTTGCAGGTATTAAATTTATCTTGCAACCATTTAAAATCGAAATTACGATTAAATTTAGTATCTGGAAAATACTCACTAATGTACTCACTAACAGTTTCAGCATATTTATCTATGCTATCGATAAATGCCATTTCTTTTCCAGCAAGAATAGCCATATTATAATCAGAATAAATGAATAAATCATGTTTACCTTCATATAGTAATATTCCATTAATATTATTTTTATACACTTTAATATATGTATGTTCTAAACGTTCACATTTACTATTCATCATATCCAATGATATATAAACCTTTACAGGTGTATTTGGATGAGATTTACTAGCAGCATAACCAACCAGCATTTTAACTTTGGTGTCATGAATAAACATATCATACTGAAGCTTTTTATAGTCTTCTTTATTTAATGTATTTCCATGATAAAAACCTTTATTTTCATCATATACAACAACATAATCCGGTTGCATTAACATTTTCTCTAAATATTTGTTACTCATAATTTATATAATTTTAATTATTATTTCTTTTTCTTATCTGTCCATGTCCATGTAGCGCAATGCTTCATAATTTCAGGATCAATATCTCTAAAATCATTAAAATCAATTTCAGAAATAGGCATTTTAAGACCGGTTCCCATGTAATTACAACTAATCCATGCATAATCTGGATCTGTATTATATGTATTAACACAAATAGGGTGTGAGATTGGTTTTCCCATTTCTTTCAACTTACTTACAATCTTTTCATAAGTCGGATTCGCTTCTTCTTTTACTGTTTTTGCCATAATTTTCAATATTTTAATTTAACAATACAAAATTAATACCTTATAATTAAACTAAAAAATAGAAGCTTTAATTATTCTTCCAAAAATTTAAAATGCCTTTCGTATACATGCAATGAACCTGCATTCCAAATTAATTTACCTCGATAAACAGGACATCCTAATTTTTCAGATAAATCCTTAATCATCTTGTCAAAAACATACATATGCCAACATGCATCATTACAAAATCCAAAAACTGCATCATTACTTCTCATAAATACATGATAATCAAGCATATAACCATCTGCAATATGTCCTTCACTATCTTTAATATCATTCAAAAAACATTGAACTGCATAGGTACAACAAAAATCATGTTTATGATTAGATGTTGCGTCAACATGCATATTTGGCCTATTATAAATCATGCAAGCTTCTCTTGTTACCAGGTCATTAACTAATTGCCAAATACAATTATTATATTGTGATCCATTTTCTTTAGAATAAATCATCCAACCATAATTTGAATTAATGTCACCATTTACATCTGCACATTGTTTCCAAATTGTCGGCGCGCCTCCTGGAATATCATTAACATTTAATGATTGTGATTCATACCATTCAATTTCACGTTTTGCATAATCATAATTCGGTTCACGAATAATAGAATCTTTGTCAGCTTCAAATTGAATGCCTTGCAATTCAACCGTTTTTACACCAGTTTTTGTTATTCTGAAATCACCATTTTTATACTTTTCTACTAAAAGTTTCTTTACATCTTCTGTCTTTAACATAACTACTAATTAAACTCTTTTATTATTTCTTCTCGGCTTTTAAACTCATCTGTATTTTCTTTATTAACATAAATTATATGTTTATTTCTTAATAAAGAATGATCATATGCAGTTTTGAATAATTCTAATTCTTTTTTAATTAAATCAATATCTGCATTTGATAAAGATTTATTATCATCATTTTTTCTAAGTAATTCCGGTGATGTTGATAATAATTGAATATATAAAATATCATCTTGCGGAATTTTCTCTAAAATATGTTTTTCAATAAGCTTTATTGTTTCAAGAATTTGTTCAGGATTTTCATCTCTATAAAGTTGTCCATAAACATATTCTCCAATATAATACCGATTATATATCAATATATTATTATCATTGTTTATATAATCTTTTATTGCAATATCAGCTAATGATTTATAATTAATAAATTGGTGATATAATACATTTTGTTTAACTTTTGGTTTACTACAATGAATAACCTTTACAATTTCGTTATTTTCTAAAATATTATTAATAAGTGTATTCTTACCGGTATTATCCGGTCCATCAATAATAATTACCTTCATTAAGAATAATTTAATTTTTCATTTAATATTTTATGATAATATTTATAAATTGTTTAATAATTAAAAACAAAAGGTTGAACTTAAAAATTCAACCAAATAATTAAAATATTTCAAATTAAATCATAATAACAAAGTTTTTTGCAGAATCATATTCATTAGTTGTACAAACCAAAGTATGTGCTTTATTAACTGCCTGTAATGATGTTACATCAAGATTTGGATTAACAGAACCTACAATAAATAAATCATAATCATTCAAATTTGTTGCATCCTTCATCTCACCGATTATTGTATTATAATTATCAGTATCAAAATAACGTGTACAAATAACTGCATTTTCAATCTGACGTGATGCATATTTCTCAAGTTTCTTAATAAATTTTGTCATTTCCAGTCTGTCATTGGTAATAGCTGTTACAATTATTGTTTTCATATATCTTTTAAATTATTTTTTATTATTTAATTATTATAAATCTTTATAAAATAATGTTTCAAATTTTACAGTAAAAATGAGTAAAATTTTTCATTTTGCCCATTTTCTTTTTAATTAAAAATAAATATATTACAAAATAATACATAGTAAAAATGAATAAAAAGATAATATATGAATCTATAATGAGTTTAGTTGCTAAACAAGTAAAAAATGTGCTTAATGAGTATAGAACTGCCGCACCTGAACATAATATAGATATAACAGATCTTAAACAATTTTTAAAAATGACTATACAGGAATGGATTTATAAAAAATTTACATCTATTCCAAATTTAACAAATAGATTTTATAGTTTTACATATGAACCTTATGGCAAATTGACTCTTTATATTGGTTCGGTATATTCAAATCAACCTATAAAACTAACAATTTCTCCTTAGCTTGGTTATTATAATATTAGAGAAGATTTGTAGAAAATTCAAGAATATATTAAAAAACATAAAGAATTTAAAATTATATCTTCTAAAATTCAAACATTATAGCAAATACAAGTTGAATATAATTTTAAAAAGGATGATGATTTACAACTTGCACTGGCAGATGCCGAAAGAAAATTTGATATGGAAGTTGATGCAACTGATACTGATGAATATGCGCCAACAGTAAGAGACTGGATGAAAATGATTGATTATAAAAATAGACATTCAAATCCAGAAAGAGTTGCAAATTCATGTAAAGATAATAATAAAATAGTTGCCAGATATATTATTGCAAATACATTAGGATGGAAAGAAGCAGTTAAAGCATTTAAAGATAGAATATATGATTTGAATATATTAAATGATGCACAGCTTGAAGCATATAGAAGAAAATATGCAACATATAATATACCTGAAGATATAAAAGAATTAATAGTTGATCTTCAAGAATATGATGAAAAGGGTGGTTTTGGAGAAACAGAACATTCTGAAATATTTCCTGAAAATCTTAAAAAATATATACATTAGAATAATAATATTAATTCTTATAAAATTGAATTAATTGATGGGGCTCCAGTTAAAGAACATAGAACACAAAGACATAGAATTGATGCACATCATTATGATTATCATTCAGATACAGTTCCTCAAGGAACTATTGATCAGGCTAAAGTAACTTTTAAGCTTTTTGATAATTCTGAAGTAGAATTATATTATGTATATAGAAAAAAGAATGGAAATTATGTTGGACGTTTTTATAAAAGCAAAATTATATTATATGATTGGGATGAATATAGACGGTTATTTAATGCAACATCTGCTGTTCATACATTAAAATGGTGTTTTGATGAAGAAGATTAAAAAACAAAGGTTGGAATTAATTTTCCAACCTTTTCTTACGCACTAAAACTTATAGTTTCATATCCATCATCTGTCAATTTTTCTAATTCACATGTAGAATCTGTGCATGGTTGCCAACTTCCGTATTTTGAAGATTCTTGCAATGCATCTACAGTAAATATTACCCGATCAATATTTGTATCACCTGTTTCTTTAATATAGTCAATACAACATTGAACCAGCCGGTCTTGAAGTTTTTTTGCAAGTTTATTTTGGTTTGGATCTGCTAATAATTGTTCTCGTTTTTTAATGTCTTCAACTTCTTGCTCAAGCTTTTCAAGATGATGTTTTACAATTCTATCTTTTTTATCTTGAGATAATTTCTCAAATTGTTCCATAATTTTTTCAGGTTTTCTCATAAGTTACTTCACCATTATTACTTTAATTGTTGTATTTTGTTTTTGCATTTCTTCTAATAAAACAATCTTATGTTCAAGTGAATCTACTTTATTTTGGTTTTCAATAGCAATATTATGGCTGTCTATTGCAATTTCAAAAATCATAAATAATAGAATTCCAATTATAACAAATACAATACCTAAAAATATTTTCCAATTCGTTGACATAATTTATTACTTATTTAAATATGCATAAAGCAAAGTTAAACCTTCTTTTTTAGCTTCAACACCGGTACCTTCCAAAACACGAGTATCAAATGGATGTGTAATAAAATGCACACCGTGAACTGTTTTTATACATTCAATAATATTATTGTCATGTCCGGATTGTGCACGATTTACTTTATTAATAATTTCAATTTGAATTGTTTCATCTTCAGAATCAACATCAATAATCCAGAATTTGTTTCCGTTCGAACCGGATTTCATAACAGCAGAATCAAGCATTCCTTTAAGAAGCATTGAAGAACCGCCATTAACCTCATTCTTAATATTTTCCATTACAATAGATTGCAACGAAAAAAGAACATTAAGAATTGGTTTCGGATTAACACAAATATATGCCCGGCACTGATAACGCTTACAAAGTTCAATAATCTCATCTTTTTTATAATCAAAATCCTCAAGACTTTGAATATGATAAGATTTAATAGTTCGCTCTTTATGTTCTGCGTTATCCTTTGCACGCATAACAACCCAAATCCAAATAATGGATTTCTTATTATCTGCTACAAATGTAGTGTCATCACAAAGGAATCGTCTTAGTTTGTCAAAGTTATTAATTTCTTTCATAATTATTTAAGATTTTGTAATTCGCGTTTTCTACGTTCTGCACAGTATTTACAATTGCCTTTGTGAGCCAAATATCCATAGCCAGTACCCGGCTCGTATCTATTACCAATAAGATACTCACAACTATCAATAACTACAGTTCTAAGACAAAGGTCTCCGTATTGTTCATTTACATTAATAATATCTGCTTTTACTTTATATACATCATTGGTTCTTTCAACCTCATGATATATATTCGTATCAGGTTGTTCGCTACAAGAAGCCATTGCAAATAAAATACTTATTAAAATAAAAATTTTCTTCATATTATTTTGATTTTTTAGTTCTTGTTTTCTTTGGTTTTTCTTCAATTTCACCTTTAGCAATCTTTTCTGCTTTTTCTTTAGCCTTAGCTTCACGTTTCAACTTTCGTTGTTTATCACCCCACTCCTTTGCTCTTTCTACAAGTTCTTTATGTTTTTGTTCAGCTTCCTTAGGATGTTCACGTTCCCATTGAATTTGGTCCCATACAAAACTTCCATAACCAAGTTTCCAACTATGATAGTGCGGGCACATTAAAAACCAATGCGCATCTTGTCCCTCTTCAATGCATTTACCTTTCATTATGCATGTTTTCTTACAAACATCCTCTTGAAATTGAGGAACATCTTTTTTATCATAAAATGATTGATTAGCCATAATTATTTTAAAATACGTTCAAAAAAATGTTTCTTTATATCTTCATCACTGTTATAATCAATGAAAACACATTGAACTGTAGTTCTTGCTCTCAGATTTCGTTCTCCTATGTTTATATTTGGGTCATTTTTAAAGGCAATTAATTTTTCAATATCATTTTTATTAATATGCACATATCCTTTATTATCTTGTACACCAAATATTCTAATAAGTCCTCCATAGAACATTATTTTGAAATCGTCATCAGAAAGATGTGATAACACTTCCGGAATATTATATTGGTCATCTGCAATAAATGAACCATCTTCATACCACTTAATTATCTCAGACAATAATCTAAATGAGTTATCAAAAAATATGTTTCGTATCATTTTATATAAAATTAAAATTATTTACTTAAAATAAAAGTTATGGACCAAAATAACGTATTTGCTGCCCACGCAGCAGTTTGCCATTCTTTATCTATTAAATAACATCCAATAGCAAAAATAGAAATTGCAATTGTTACAAGACTTAAAAATTTAAGGGTTTTCATACTTTTAATATTTAAATGTTAATACTATCTTTTTTAATTACGATGCAAAGATAATACTTTTTTCTTAAATTAAAAAATAGAAGTTAATATTCATCTGGATAAAAACCTAATACGATCATTGGTTCAAATACCTCATCATGGTCTTGTGTGACATCATAAAGATGTGCATTGTCATATGTTTCTGCTTTTATTGTACACTCACTTGGGTCAAAACCATTTTCGTTTGCATAATCTATTAAATCTTGTAATGTCATAATTTTAAATATTTAAAAGTTAATATTATTTTTAATTACGATGCAAAATTAATACTTTTTTCTTAAATTAAAAAATAGAAATTAAAAATAAAAGGTGGAATTACCCACCCTTCATTCAATTTTCTTCAGAAGAATCGTCCGTGTATCGTTCTTGCATTTCAATATCATTAGAACGTCCTTTATCAATATCTTCTGCTTCTTTTCCGAGGAACTTCAAGCACTTAAGTTTAAATGCCTCTGCCATTGGATCATCATTGATTCGAAGAACAATGCCTTCACGTGGAAGTTTATTTTTACACAATGGTTCATCCATTTCCATACAGAATTTCTTATCAGATTTCATTGCATTCAAAACATTTTCATGCCAATGATTTTTAATATCAATTTCAGGATACAAATTCTTCATATCTCCATTATACAAAATTGGAATAGGAACAATTTGATCTGCATAATGAGTTCCGTGCATATTATCAAGCTCTTTAAGAGTAAAAATAAGTGCTCGCTCAGTATAATCGTGAACATCTTGAACATTGAACTCAAATACTTGTCCATCTTCCATTACTCGTTTGATACGATAAATCATAAGTTTATTCTCACCAGGTTTGCAACCATAATCGTAAACTTTACCTCCAAGAGATTGAATACCAGAAGTACTGTCAGGAAGATAGCCTACAATTTCACCATATAAAGTCATTCCTTGCGGAATAATACCTTTAAGGATATCATAGTATTGCTTCCATACATCAACTCCATAAAAACCGTCTTTTTTAGATTGAATAGGATTTTTAAACAAGTCTTTAATTTTATCCCAGAAAGTTTTAGGTGTTCCGTCTTCATTCAATACACGTTTGTTTTTCTTAAACAATGAACGCAGTGTACGTGTAATATGATTATACCAAGTATAAATGTATTGATATACAGCTGCAAGCATATTTTGATTTTTAATTACACTACGAGAACTATAAATTACATCATAATCTTCAGTAGTAAATTGCAAGAACTTTGGCAAATATACAAATAGTTTTGAATATAACCCTCTATATTTCGGCTTATGAACTTTTACATTACCAAAAATTGCTGATGTTCCATGAAGCTTTACTGAAATTGCAACTGAAGTTTCAGGCTGCAATCTTCCAATCTCACGTTGAAGTTGTTGAGTATCATAGTGGAATGCAAATTGTCCAGGAATCATACGATCATATTTTTTAATTTGTTTTTCATGACGTCCAACTCGATTTCCACGTTTCTCTTCTTTAACTTCAGGAACATATGCCTTTACGAACAAATCACCATTAATGGTATCAAAATCTTCACCAATATGTTGAGACCAATCAAAATGCTCAATAAGAAAAGTCTCATTGTAGGTACTCATTTGATCAGGTGAAATAAGATATCCCATAGACATAACGCCCTTAATTCGCTTCATACGAACACGACATTTCTTATCAAAGTATCCACGATTAGCTGCAATATATGATTTAATATCATCTTCAGATACCCTGTCTGCTTTCATTTGCTCTACATGTTTTTGAATTTCAGAATAATTTGCATTAAGTTCCTCATCCTGAAACTCATTGTTATAATGCAAAAAAAGTTGATCAAGCTGGCACTCATTAGATACATAAATCATAATATCGCCCTCTTTAACGCGATCTTTACGAACTACAATTTCTCGACCTTCAACCATTACAGTGGCGAGAAAATCAGTTCCTTCAATTGGAGTCAATTCACCCAATTGAACAACAGTGGCACAATACTCATGTGACATGTCTTTAGATTGTGATAGTAAATTTCTCATAATTTTAAATGTTTTTAATTGTTAATTTTTATTTTCTCCGCCACCAGCGATATTTCTATCGCAATTTATTATTATAATTATTATTTATATTTTGTTTCAATCGGTTTATTACATTCATTAATCGACAACTCCTAAAATTTTAGTATTATTGCCATACCAAAACCTCATGCAAGCAGGCTTATCATAATCATCAAGATAAAATTTATAACTACGAATAATTACTTTTGTATCTTCTGGATATTCTGGTTCACAAAATAAATGTTCTTTTTCATAATCAAAATCATAATCTTTGCCTTCTGTCAATGTTGATAATTTTTCATATACAAGAGACATTGGTTTAGTTTCGAATTCACAAAATTCCAAATATAAATTATTATAATCAGTTAATGTCATATCTTATTTTCTCTTTTTATAATTATTATTATGGTACTATTTTCCATTGATAACACCACCATTTGATATTGTATTTTTCTTTAAGCCAACTCCAATGATTTTCTACTGATTTAAGAGTTCCTATCTTTTTATTTGCAGTACAATAAATAATGGGTTCATTTTCTAATTCTGGAAAATAAACATCTGCATTTTTCCATTCTATTGTTAATATAAAATTATCTTCCATAATTTTACAATCAAAATATTTTATATCAGCTTTCGAACCGTTTTCAATATCAATAGGTAACAACTCGGGTTGTCTTGTTGTCATTGCAATACCTTTTGTAATTGCTTCCAATGCAGCTTTGTCTTCACTATGTAATCCGTCAAACCAATTCTTTATGTCAGGATTTTTACTTATATCCTCAACTGTTTTTATTTTTTAATTACAACGTAAAAATAATAAAAATGGAAGTTAATAATTTCTTTGTTTTCTTTCAGGTTTTAAACTAACATTAGTTTCAAATAATTCACAACTACAATTTTTTGATTTTTCGCAGTTATTAAATAAGTTGCATATTTTACAATACTGAGATTCCATAATTAATTATTGTATTTTAATTTTATTATTTACGTATTCTGAGCTCAGCAAAATCCCATATTTCTTTAATACATTTTTTATTAATGTATGATTCAGGATCTAATCCTAATATTTCCTTTTCAGCTAAATCATTAAATACCTCTGTCAAAAAGTGTGCGGTATCTTTATGCATTTTTGCAATTTTCTTTTTGTTTTCCCACCACTCAAATTCGCCTTTATATGTAAAATTGTTACCAAGATATGCTTTTGCCGCACCAATATAATCACAAACCATCTCAACTGCATATTTATAGGGCATTTTTATGCAAACCGTGCCTTCATCATATCTATCTGTCCAATATTCATAATGATGAGGATTACGGCCTTTATGATGCTGCCATGCTAATGAATACCCTTTATCTGCCTTACATACATTGATTGGCGAACTTGTTCCTTGATAATATCTTACAGATTCCCAAAATTCAACCCATGAAAATTTAGACAAATCGTGAGTAATACCTTGCCAATACAATCCAGCCTTAAAGCAATAATATGCTACCCAGAATTTATGTACACAAATTTTCTTAAAATGCGCTAATGTATTTTTTAATGTAATTTTATGCTTCATAATTTTTATTTATTAGGCCCTGTAATTTTCATATAGCTTTTTTCTTCTTTTAACTTTTTTTCAAGCCATGTAGCATAATCAGTCCACCAAACATTAAGAGTTGTAGTTTTTCCACCAATAACAATAGTATAACCGACCTCTTCACCCTCTGCACATGGTATAAATGTAACATCACCGATAGGATGAATATTCATTTCTTGTTCAAGATATTCAACAATATATTTCATAACTTTATTAAATTATTTTAACCCAAAAATAAGCCCACAATTACACCTAATATTGCTCCAATTGCTCCGCAACCTAAAATATATAGAATTGCCAATACCCACACAGGGAATTCAAATTCAAATTTTACCTTTTTCATAATCCATGTACTTTAATATGCATATTCAAACATTTTTCTATTCCGGATTCATATAATTGATTTTGATTTCCATATTCATTTTTCCCATTAATTTCCAAAATGATTCTATATAAAATATATCCATCCTGTTTAACTTCATCCCATACATAATCAGAATCAACTAAATAATCATAACCACAAATAGAACCTTTATGAGTTTCATATTTATTAGAGATAATATCTCCCCTTTTCAGCGTTTTAAATTCTTCTTTTGTCATGGTTTAATCATCATTTGAACGTTGTGTACCAAAATAATTTAATTTTTCTTTAAATTTTTGATTCCAATTAATAGACATATCAAATTTACTGTTTATTATTTCATTAAGAATTTCTTTAAATGCAAACTCTGCATCAATTTGTTCTACTTTCATATTAATTGAATTTTTGAAGTTTGTTTAAAATTTGTTTATATGCCAATGCATCATTAGATGTAATAGGACGTTTAACCTTATTTTTAAGTTTCCACCATTTAATGGTTTCTTTAATAAGCTCGTCACTTACATTAGGAACTTGTCCCTTTAATAATAGTATAAAAGATTCCTCTTGTTTCATTTCTTCCAATAATTGTTTATGAACATTTTCCAACATTGGCATAATGCTTAGATAATCTGCGCGATTAATTCGATTATTAAGATAATATTCTACAGTTTCAATATCTAATGCATCATAATTAAGAACTTCACGCGCATCAGTATAAACCTTAAATGATATACGGTTTTTTCTATCTGGATCATAATGCCATGTTTTATCTGGCATATATTTAATTACAAAATCACCATGAGAATTTTTCTCGATTGTATATAAACCGGTTTCTGGAACATTCGGAAGCCCCCATGTGTCATCTTTATCACGGTTCCAAGAATAATATCTTTCATCAAAACGATCTTGAACACCCATTACATAATTTTGTAAAAATAATATGCGAGAACCAACTTTAATGTCTTTATTAATTTCTGTTACGAAATGCCAATAATCAGGATGCCCATCACTAACACGTTTATATTCGGCATCATACACAAATTCAACATATGGAGATTCTAATCCTTCTTTGAATAGGTTAACCGGATTATGCGGAGCCAAAACATCTGAACGATCAAGCAAACCCTGAAGTAAACAGAAATTAAATTTATATCTGTCTATAAAATCTTCAATTTGTTCTTGTTTATTTTTTCTTATATAGTGTATGCCTTCCTTCTCCAATTCATCTACAAGTTTTTGAAGCTCATCTTGCTTTGGAAACAAATATGGATGGATAATTAAATCTGCCCAAATTCGATATACGTTATCGCCATTTCTAACAATAATATATGTTTTTACATCATTCTCGTCTAATTCATTTATTAAATATGGATTATAAACATAATGATGCCCATATTTAATTTCACCACCTTGTTTTCCATTTCTGCGAACACGGAATACGCGAACACCTTTCTTAGATACAAATAAATCAAGGTGGTTATTTCTGAGAAGCCATTCGTCAAATTGCTCAATTTTTGTAAAATCAAGACCACCATCTTTCCAATCACCAACCTCTTCATCCATATAAAGAACCTCTTGGAAGAATTGAATAGGTTCATCAATCGGTGCAGGCGTACCTTCTTGAATTTGAATAACATCTTCATTGACACCTGTATACAATTCAAGCTGACCAAGAACCCTGCGAATACGTGTCAACTTACGTTCAACAACCATTATTGCATCTCTATATTTACGTTGTATTGCTTCAACTTTTTCACGTTGTTCAGCGATACACATTTTAACAATAGCGAGCTTTCGATCCATTTCCTCTTTAAGAGCAAGTGTGGTATTTTGCGCATTTAAATATGTTTGTTTTGATGCAGATATACTAACAAGTGCTGTACTTTCCTCGTTGGTGTCGTCATCACTTATATTATCTGTTTGTAAAAACTCATCATCTTTACCATTAATTGCATCCATACCGCAATTTACATATGCAACTAATTCCTCTTTATTTTTAAAAACCAAATAATTTCTTCCATAATCTGTGCCATTAATTGACAATGCTCTAACTTCGGTTCTTTCAGGATTATATCCACCAAAACCAACTTCATATTCTTTATCTATAAATGGATCAAATCCTACAACCTTTACATTAAGGTGATATGTATCTAATTCAATTTCTTTACGTTCACCATTTTCAAATTCTAATTTGATGTCTTTTTCCGGTTCAATAGATACAATACGATAACAACGTGGATCATGCCAAGACATATCAACAATATAATTACCCGGCTGAATATCCTTCTGCCAGTCTTTTGGATGAGTTTCAAGAGCATTTGCAATCTGTGCATCTCTTGTAACTAATTCTTTACTTTGATATTTTTCAATATTGTTATCCATAAAATTATTTTATTTTTAATTTCGATGCAAATTTAATACATTTTTCTTAAATTAAAAAATAGAAGCTTAATTAGTTTCCATTAAATATGCTTTAATAAATTCATCAATATTTCCATTCATAACAGAATCTACATCAGAAGTTTGATAATTTGTTCGATGATCTTTTACACGTTTATCATCAAAAACATAACTTCTAATTTGTGCGCCCCAGCCAATTGGCATCTTTTTATTTTCTATTTCTGCTTGAACTTGACGACGTTTTTCAAGCTCTAATTCATATAATTGGCTGCGCAAATGTTGCATTGCAATTTCTCTGTTTTTCGGTTGGTCTCTTGATTCTGTACTTTCTGCTACCAATTCATCTTCCTGTCCGGTTAACGGATTAATAAACTTATAATGAAGTCTTACCCCAGATTCAACTTTATTTACATTCTGCCCGCCTGCGCCAGAAGATCTAAATGTATCCATTGTAATATTTGCAGGATTAATATTAACTTCAATAGAGTCATCTACTAATGGACATACAAATACACTTGCAAAACTTGTCATACGTTTTCCTTGTGCATTATATGGACTTACCCGCACTAATCTGTGTATACCTGTTTCTCCTTTAAGATGGCCATATGCAAAATCTCCATATACATTAAATGAAACAGTTTTAATTCCTGCAGTATCGCCTTTTTGATAGTTTGTTATTTCTCCTGTAAAATTGTGATTTGCAAAATAAGATAGATACATTCGCATTAACATTTCGGCCCAATCTTGTGCTTCAGTTCCACCTGCTCCAGCCACAATTTTTAAAACTGCAGGCATTTTATCCTCATCATTATTTAGCATTGTTTGCATTTCATATTTAGAAATCGTTTCTAAACATGTATTATATAATGATTTGGACTCCTCTTGAGACAATTCTTCATCAGATAACAATTCTAAATAAGTAATGTTATCATCAGTTAAATTAATATCATATAGCAAGTTAGATAAATTTTTCCAATCTTTCGAAATTTTTTCTGCCATTTTTGCATCATTCCAAAAAGCTGGATCATGCATTCGCATATTCAACTCATTTTCTTGATTCTTTTTATCTTCAAAATGGATACAATTTTTTAAATATTCAAATCGCTTTCGAAGTTCTTTAACATTAATATTTGAATTTAACATTTTCATTCCCATATATCATTTTCTTCAACCCAATCTATTTTAACATTCGGACGTTCATTACTATTTACACAATATTTCATATAATATTCATAATCAGAATGAACACCAAGTGATTTTATTTCTTCATCATTTGTCCAATCAATATCCTCTATAAGTCCATACATTATAGTAATACGATTCTGCATATTTATGTAATTTATCCCAACAATATGTCCTGAATAATTACTATATTTTTGTGCTAATGGTTCCCAAATACGATAATTAACATGTTGGTTAAAATCATATTTATTATCTATTTGTATCATTTTATTTAATTTTATTTTTTATAGTTGTAAATATTTTCTTGCAAATATGCATTTAACAAACATTTAAAATGTGTTAATGCATTTTTATCTGCAATATTATTTTCTAAATGTTTAAAAAATTTGCAATTTAACTTTTCAATAAATGCATCCCTATAATAATGCCTAACATTTTTTGGAAGGCAATTATAATATATACCAGTTTCATGAATAATTCTAGAAAATACATTAATAAACCAATATTGCATATTATCATCTCCATTAGTAATAATATCTTCACAAACATCTACAATATTTTGTAAACCATTATGCTTTTCAGGAATTAGTGAATGCAGTTGATTAAATAATGATTGCATTGTTTTTTCACTGTAATGTTTAATATTTGTTTTCATTTTTCTGTTGGATTTGTTTTAAAATAATTATCAAATTTTTCCTGTTCCCACCAATTGATATTATCAATTAGACTTTTAATAGATTTTTCCATTGCTTTATAACTTCTAAATGGTTTTCTACTTCGTAACCAAAATAAATATGATGGATGTTTATCACTTCCATCTACAAGAATTTCCCATTTTCCATCACTATAATTTCGATTTATACATCTAAAAAGTTTACCAAGCCTAATAAAATCATTACAAAAGAAAAATATCATATATCTTTCTTTTAAATGTCCGCAACAGCTTTCCAAAGTTTCAATACCATCTAAAGAATTAAGTTTTTCACATAATTCAATACATTCCTTATCCATATCTTCAATAGGAAGATCTATCTTTTTTCCATTAATCATAATTAATTGTAATTTTTTATAAAATATGTTGAATATACCGGGTATGGTTCCCCAAGCATTGCATTCATATAATCAAATCTTCTATGATTCATTTCTGCTTCTTTCTTAAGATAATCAGTATAAGATATTTCTGGATGAATTTTGTTCCATTCTTCAATAAACTTATTATGAGAATCTTGATAAATCTTCGGAACTTGGATAGGTTCAAAGTATTTCCCATTAATTAACTTAATGAGATCTCTGAATTTATCAGTGAATTTGTATTTTTCATAAAATTCACCAGCCTTATCAACAAACTGTGCATATAAATCGGCAATGGTAATAATCTCTCGTAAATCATTTGTTCGTTTAATACCCATATCGCCAGTATAACTAATACCCCAAGTATCAATTAGCCAAATAACCTCAAAATCCTCACCAAATTGTATGGCAAGTTGACGAATTTCTTTAAGCATTTTGTTGTACGTCATAATTTACAATGTTTTAGTTAATACTCCATATTTTTCTGTTATAAGATTTCCATTTTTATCAATGGTTCCAGTTTTTTCTAAATCTCCACAATCTTCAATCAAGTTATGTTTTTCATCAAACCACTGATTTGGTTTAATTTCATAGTTATTTAATTTTTTTATTTCTATATGCAAACATGCAGGATCATTTAAAAACCTCAATACTTGTTTTAATACTTCTAATTTCCCGTAAAGCACTCTTTTCATACTAGCATGATATGAGTGTAATTCCTGATAGTAATATTCATTTTCTTGTTTCATATCTCATTATTAAAATACCGCATTCTATTAAAATTAAAATAACCAATTATATTACTATGATTAATTACATCATTATTTAATATACCTATCCATTCATTTAATGGAACATTATTTACTAAAAAATTATGTAATTGTAAACTAAAGTATCTTCCATATTGGTTAATATCAATATCAATATCATCATAATCTGATTGTGCAAATGTTATTCCGTGTTGGTCTGCTTCACTTTCATTTGAAATAAACATTCCAGTAAAAAACCCATGCAAATGATGTGTTTCGGCAAAATCTGCTGCATAACACCATGAACCAATAACATTCCGTGCATGAATTAAATGCACATTATTTTCATGAATAATGTATTGTCCTGAATTCAAATTTGGATGAAGTAATCCTTGTGTGGTTCCATGTCCACACATAATTAATGTATCATTTTCTGACATAATGGCCGCATCAACAATATCCTCATAATCTTCTGTGTCATGAGTTATTTCAATAATTCGATCAGGATTCAAACCCTCCCATATTAATTGAAGAAGTTGAGTATCTTGATCGCCAAAATTTGAATAAATTATAGTCATTTTTCTTCATTAGTTTCATTAAACATCGGAACTTTTGCTAATCTTTCTATCAACTCGTCTGGAATATCATGCCAGTCAAGCCAATCCCATTTTGCAATATAAAATACTGCACCATTTTCTGTCGGTTTCCAATATTCGTCAAAAATCCCATTCCAAACTTTACTGCGTTGTTTCCATTGTTGCCATGATAAATCTAGGTCAGGATCTCCAGAATCACCATACCAATAATCATCAACAATAGTCATTATCAAATCTCTATTTTCTTGACAATGATCACATCCAAAATAATTTCCATATAAATTTCCATGATATGGATATATCATTACTTGTAATGAATAGTCTAAATCACCATTTAACCGAGCTTCATCATCTTTACGACTGCCTAAATACCGAATAATTTCAAACTTTGCTTTTAAAAGGTTTTGTTCAGACGGATCATTTTTATATGCAATAATATCTTCTTTAAGGTATTGATTCATTTTATGGTCAAGTCCCACAAGAAGACCGATATAATTACCATGCAACAATGAATTGGCCATATTTTTTAAGGCCTGCTTTCTAATAGATTTCAAAGAATCTACTGCCTTTTCAAAACTCTTTGTTCGGAATTTAATTCCTGTATATACATTAAAACTCATAATATACTATATTTTTTATTTTCTACAAATAAATTTAAAAATTTTTTCTTTACGTTCTTGACTTTTTCTATATTGTTCAGCACGTTCTTTATTAATTTTATTATGTTTTTCAATTAATCTTTTTCTTTCCTCATCACTACAATGTATAGTTATTTTTCCAATAGGGCCACAATATTTCCAGCCTTGAATTTTATATTCTTCTTCATACCATATATGATCTTTAATAGTAGCAATACATAAAATAACAAAAGCTATAAATCCAAGTATTGCTATTAATTTTTGTATTATCATATTTTATAATTTTTTATAATTTTTATGTTGCAAAAATAATACTTTTTATTTAAATTAAAAAATAGAAGTTTATTATTTTAATTATTATAATTTAAAATGGGAAAATGTTTCACAACATCTTCCCACCCAATATATAATTAAAAATAATATCATTTTTCACTTTTTGATATTCAAATCATGAAAACATTGTTGAATTTCTGTTTCATCTCCCATTACCTTTCCGGCATCATCGCTCACTTTAATGCAATGAACCCATGGACTATTTGCATTCATTCTGCATTGCATTAATTTCATTACAATATTCTGGCTTGGCGTATTCGTATCACATGTAAGGTTTGTTCCAATGCCAGCTGAACATTTAATTTTGCCTTTACAATAATCAGCAATCTCTTTATATTTCGGAAATGTCAATGCATTTGAAAATACAATAGTTTTATCTTTAGGATCAATTCCCTTAGCTTTGTATGCATCAATTACCATCTGTGTATATTCATATTCATCTCCCGAATCATGACGAACACCATCAAATAATTTTGCATGTTTCATTGTAAATGTATCAAAGAATGCTTTAGAACCATATGTATCAGTTAATGCAATTCCAAGATTTCCATCATAAACAGAAACCCAGTCTTCATATGATTTATAATTCGCATTTCGATAACCAAATTGTGCTGCATGGAACATAATCCATTCATGTGCGACAGTTCCAATAGGTTTCATACCATACTTCATTGCAAGATGAACATTGGATGTTCCTACACAATAAAGCGCATTTTCTTTAAGACGTTTTACTACAGCATCTTGAACATTATAGCTAAAACGGCGGCGGGTACCAAACTCACTAAATACCAAGCTATACTCATTTGACAATGCAATCTTTGCATCAAGCCGTTTCAACATATCTGCCATATTAATTATATGAACACGATTTGATACTTCGGAAACAATAGCAAGACATGCAATTTCCCAAAAAGTCAGACGATATAATTTATCGGTTGCCTCGATATGAAGAATTTTATTATCATCAAGATATACCTTAACTTTACTTGCATCAAATCTAAAACCGCGAAGCCACTCCCAGTAAAATTCAGGAATATAAGGAATATGTTTTACGCACCAATTAAACTCATCTTCTGTTAAATACAAATCCTCAAGTTTTTTAATTTCATTAAGGATTTGTTCTACGTCAGATTGTGTCCGTTTAACTCGATTACGATCACAAAACTCAAATACTCCTTCAGCTTCAGGATAAAGCTTCATATATGCATAACTCATACTGAGTTTATACAAATCTGTATCTAAAATACTTTTAATTACTCCCATAAATCACTTTATTTAAATTGTTTTTCTTTTAATGCATTCAATTCATTTTCAACTTTTTTAAGTTGTATTTTTGCATTCTCAGCTTTACGTATAATTTTATTTAACTGCTTTATTTTATGTGTTAATTCACTAACACGATATTCATATATTTCAGTTTTTATTTTATTAATATACTTATCAAACTCATCAAGTTTGTATCCAACAACCTGCATATTTACATTAATGCCCAAATCACATGAATGATCCAATACAATATCTTGAAAATACTTGAATTCCATCCGTTCTATATAATCACTACCATATAGCCATTTATTTCCAAAATATTTTTCAGTATAATAATAGCCAACAAAAATTGGTTCTGTGCATTCAACATTTATAAATTTATATGTTGTGTGCAATTTGTCAGCTTCATTATTGCTATTTTTATATATTGACCATATATCACTTGTTAGATTATTCTTAATAATATCTGCTGAAATACCAGTAACAAGACTTACATATTTGCAAAATGCATTTACGTCATTTTCTCGTTCTTTAATATATAAATCTATATGTTTTTTACCACTAATAATAAATCCATGTCCACAAACAGGAGGCATGTAGTTATATATAAACTCTTTAATATATGGACATAAATCTTTTGGAGAAAATGCCGCAAAATTTTTAGGATCGACTTCAATTAAATTTTCCATTATTAACTTTAATTTTTAAAATTTATAATGTTTACTAATGTTTTTAAATTAAACCAATATGAGTACCACAAACCAAACAATCCCTACTATACCATCCGCAACCTGTTGGTGTATCAATAAAAATATGAAATTTACATTCGCCATTTTTATTATAATATTCCAAAGCTTCTTCAACTTCTTTTTGTGTTGCCTCACGTACAGTAGAACCGCCACATTGGCAATGCACATACGTATCATTTTCAGAACACCGCGCTGAAATAATTTGTTTAGTTCTATTTGATATTTCTACAAATCCTTTTAACATAATATTAATTTTTACTTAAAAATCTACACATAAATGACTTTGTATATTGTATGCCAAGTTTTTCTTCGTGTCAATACATAATATTTACGACGTTCTTTAACATAATAACAATCCTTAATATAATGTGCATCACCATCATTAATAACAGTGGTTTTTCCATTAACCCGAATCATTTCACCTGGCAATGGCACACGAGTTGCATATGTATGCCACTTTAGCTCTTTGTTAAAAAACTTTGCAATTTCTTTTGCAGTCATTACATACTTTGTAATTTTTACAGGAATAACTTCATAACCCATACTTTTAAAATTTATAATGTTCATCAATATACTTATATAATGCATCTGGTGTATTCTCAACAATATTATCAAGAACTGCATCTTTAATAAGTTGTTTAATTTCACCGACTTGCCGACTTGGTGTCAAATGATAACGAATCATAATATCATCTCCAGATACACATGGTTGGAACAATCGCACATAATCTTTTTGCTTAAGATCTTCAATACGTTGTTTCAATTCATCATATTGTTTCCAGAAATTTTTCTTCTTCTCTTCATGTTTCGTTGTAATATCGGCTTTTGCCAAAATTAACAACTCATCAATATAACCATTTGCATCATGAACAAGACGACGTACAGCAGCATCAGTTACACCCTCATCACAAATTGCTTGAGGCCTCATATGCATACGAACCATAGTCTCTACAAAGTCCATATTTTCATCCAGAGGCATCTTCATGCGGCTGAATATAGATTTTATCATCTTAGCTCCTACATATTCGTGGTTGTCAAAAGACCAGCCTTTATGAGCATTCCAAGATCTGGTTTTCATTTTACCAATATCATGAAATAATGCGGCAATACGAAGCCATACATTATCAGACTGTTTAGTAACATTGTCAAGTACATGCAAAGTATGCCAGAAAATATTTTTGTGGCCACGTACATACTCAGATACAGTTGAAGCTCTGGTAGTATCCATTTCTACCAATTCTGGTAAAAACTTTTTAAGTAAACCAAAATTTTTCAGAATTTCAATTCCGTCTTTTGCATGATTAGATGCCATGATTTTCATAAACTCTGTAGTAATTCGCTCAGCAGAAATAATATCAAGACGATCTACATTTCGTATAATTCCATCTTGAGTTTTCTGATCAATTCCGAAATCAAGCTTGCACATAAAACGAACAGCCCGAAGCATACGTAGTGGGTCATCACTGAATGTAGTATCAGGATCTACAGGAGTCCGAATAATTTTATTCTTCAGATCTTCAATTCCGTTAAACGGATCAACCAACTCACCAAAATGTTCAGCATTAAGTTGAATAGCCATAGCATTAATTGTAAAATCACGGCGAAGCTGATCATCTTCAAGAGTTCCATCCTCTACAATAGGTTTACGAGAACCACGTTCATATGATTCTTTACGAGCACCGACAAATTCTACTTCCCAATTTCCAAAATGAACCTGGGCTGTACCAAAGTTTTCAAATATTGATAATTTAATATTGTCAAAATTTGATTCCCTTTTCAAATATTCTGTAAAAGCCTCTGCAATTTTCTGTCCCTTTCCGACTACCACAACGTCAATATCATCATTGGGCCTGCCAAGAATTAAATCACGAACATAACCGCCGACAACATAACATGGATATTGTAAAGTGTCAGCAACCTTCTGAATATTGCAAAGAACTCCAAAAATATCTGGAGTTTTTTGAATTTCTTTTAGAATTGTATTTTTATCAAATTGTGTTAACATATTAAATTATAATTAATTTTTGTAATTTGTTTCTGTATATGTTTAATTAATCACATTTATATTCGTTAATTAACTCATCAAGATTATAAAATACAACTCTTCCATCACATGGCTGATAAAATCGTACATCAATTAAATATGTATATTTTAATGTACAATTTATATCATTCATTTCATCTGCAACTATTCTTGAATATAGTGAACCTCCCATTGTATTAAATAGTTCAGATTTCTTTTTTAATTCACAAAGTAAATCATAAATATCTTTTTTGTTTTCTATATTCATAATTATAATATTTTTAAATTCGATGCAAAATTAATACTTTTTTCTTAAATTAAAAAATAGAAGTCATTAATACATATTATGATTTAATAGAAGCTTTACAACTTTAGGCAATTTCTTAATATTTTCCTGATCATAACCTGCAAATGCAAAATGTTTATAGTATTCTGGTTCATTTCCGAATCCACAAATAATATTAGTTATTTTAATTTCACTGTCGGCAATCATCATACAACCGTCTATATCAGTTACATCTATATATTTTGTACCAGCAGGAACTTCTACAATACCGATTGCTGGATAATGAGAGGTTTTTGTAAAATGTGCAATATTATAAAGAATATTACTAAAGATGTTTGCACTGTTATCAGTCATTTGAAAATCAAATACCAATGGCATCTCTTGCAAGCAATTTCCACATTTGATAGTAATTGCATCATTACTATTATTATCTTCATCATACAATTTCAAATCATGAAATTTAACATTGCCATGCAAATATTTAGCATTAACCGTTCTAAACATTCCAGTTGGCCAATAATGATGAAGAAGAATATCTCCATAAATGTCAATTTCCAATGGAATTGCATACTTACAAGTTTCTTTAGTTGTTTGAAGTTTTTTAAGTTCTTTTGTGGTGAAAACTTCTTGTTCTCCAAATGTTTTAATTGTTGCCATAGTTGATATTATTTTTAATTACGATGCAAAATTAATACTTTTTATTTAAATTAAAAAATAGAAGTTAATAAAATATCAAAAAACACTACCTAAAATTAGGTAGTGTTATATTATCTATTAATTATTTCATTATCGTCTAATATTCCACATATGTTGGGAAGAACCATCAAACAATACATCAATATTTGCGCCTTGCTTTTGTTCAATAATAGACCATGCACGTAATTGAATATATTGATCCGGAGACAAATTCATTTCACGCATATACGCTTTATCAGCTTTTGCACGTTGTTTTTCCGCTGATTCTCGAACAGTTTCCATTTCTTTTAAACGTTCTTGAGTTTTAGTTTTCTGAATAGCAGCCGCGGTAAGATTCATTTCTTTCTTTTGTTCCTCATTAGGACTAGCTTTTCCTGTTGTGACAGAAATAATTCTAATTGGCATATCAGCATCTTGTGATTTATACTCGACATATTTACGCATATATTCTAATACAATAGAGTCAATTTTTGCATTTACTTCACGATTAGAAATCAAATCGAATGGGCTATACAATGAAACACAATCCCTTACTTTATTTCGATAAACCTGTTGAATATTATTTTTATACCAATCGCTTCCATAATTTTGTAATAGAATTGGTGTTTTACCTTTCTCAACCTGTATAACAATATATGTGCTAAAATCCAAAGGTGTATTATCATTTGAAAAAATATCATCAAATGTTTCATCATATTGTACTGGAACAATTTTAAACGGAACACCATATGTAGTTACTGCACACCATTCCAGACCGGTACTAACAGGTGATTTATCTACACCACCATGGCCAAAAAACCAGGGTTGCATAACAAGTACAGCTTCCTCATCAGCGTTAACCTCTACTGAATGACATGAAGACAAAGTAAACATTGCAAATACTGCAATACTGAAAAAATAAAAAATTTTCTTCATAATTAAAATAAATTTTATTGTTTTTAAATAATATTAATTTGACATGATTTCATTACTTCAAGTGCAGCTTTGTGTTTTTCTGGAGTAACTCCAGCACAACATTTGCTATCCACTGTAATCTCTGCAAAATTATATGTATATGCTTTAAGAATAAGTGCATTAGAAACTACACAAATATCTGTACAGAATCCACACATTTCAATTTCCATTGGAATATAATTAATATGCCCATTATTTTTAATAATATGATTAATAAATCCATTGTTTTTAATATGTTGAAATGTTCGGTCTTTTTCAAAATTTAAAACGGTGTCTTTAAGAGTTGATGCAATTTCACCATCTTCAATATAAACTGGATCAACAGAACCAAATGTATTTTTACGAATATATTTAATTTCACATCCTTGTTTAGCTTTTACTAAGACTGCTTGATAAATAGATTCTTCAATTCGCCACCCTTCACTATTGACCATACAATGTTCAACCGGAAGTTTTTTACCTTCTGATGTATCAAGATAATCAAAATAATGAGTGTCCATTGTTAGATAAATTGCATCACCATCAAATGATAAAATTTTGTCAACAATATTTAGAACTGCTTTTTGAGCATCTTTATTTGCTAATGTGCCAGTAATAAAATCATTCTGTGCATCAACTACTACTAAAACTTTAATCTTATTTTCCATAATTAAATTAATGTTTTTGCTTTTTCTAACAAATCTTTAAAACAATTCATAAAATTCTCTGCCATTTCTTTTGTTGGAAAAGATAATGGTTGTGATATTGAAGAATATTGCATAATATTAATTTTGTTGAGCCGATAACCAATACACCAGTATACTTCAGCATTATTCCAAACAGGCTTCCAATCACGAATCCATGCTTTACGCAATCTAATTAAGCGTCCAAATGCAATAAGTGCATCTGCATCATCCCCATCAAAGCCGTGTGCAAATTTTGGAATATAATGCGTATGCTTTTCATATGGATAAAAATTATCACAGTAATCATCCCATGTTTTTGGATATTTTGGTTTTAATTCATCTTCAGTAAAAGCTCTAAGAGCAAATTCACGGAGTTTTCCACCGGCATTATACATTTCTTGTGCTTCTTCTAATGTAAGTTTAAATGCCCGTGTATTTTCATCTATATCACCATATCGATTTTTAATAACTACTCCATCTACCATAACTTTGTTTGCACAATTTTTAAATTTATTTGCAGAGTCAATAGTATTTAATGTAGTTTTATCAAACTCCAAAGTTACGGTAGAATTAACAATTCCATTATTAGATTTAGGTATAAAATTATCTACTTTCTCTAGTTGGTATGAATAAAAATATGTATTTGGCAACTCTTTAAGTATATATATATTTCGTTTATCACCATTAATATATCTTACATAACAAATTGTATATATTTTATTATTTGCCTGATCTTTGCGGTGAACCTTATCGCCAACTTTAAATTTAGATTTTTCCATAAGTTTTTAAAATTTTAAAATTTATAATTAATTATCTGTAATATCTTTAGTTTCTCCACATTCATTACATTTAATATTTACACAATGTCCTAATCCTCCCGGAGTAATTTCATATGTAAATTGTTGTTTCATTGTAGATAAGAATGTTTTACTTTGTTCTGAGTCTTCAATATGGGAATGCGTATTTTTAAATTCCATTGCTGCTTTAGTTTCATTATCTGTTAATTCAAAAACAATATTTGTTTTCCCATTTTGATAACATGGTTCCAAATCAATATTTTTTCCAGTATTTGGATGTCCGCATATTGGACATTTCCATACATATTCGTCATTTGCAACTTTTGGCATTCCAAATTGTAAAGCAGACTCATGCATATCATCAATACTTGCAACAAAATCTCTATTACAATATTCACAATGACATTTATAATATGTCATATAATATTCCTTTTCTGCCTAATCTAGTGTTCTAATCATATATTTTTATTTTAATTTTTATTTATTTTTAGTCCCACCAACCTTCAATTCCAGATCCATCAAATAATTCTACCTGTGCATCATAAGAACTAAAGTTCTTCTTTTCCTCTTCAGATAATGATTCATATTTTTCTTTAACCATTTGGCCAAGTTTATCATTATCTTGCCCGAGAATTAATTTAAATATTTTATCATAATGAGCTTTACGTGCTTTCTTTAATGCATTAGCATGACGTTCTTTAGCTTTTGCAACGGTTTCATCATCTTTATAATTGAATGATACTGAACCATCTGAATATTTTATGATTTTTTCAAGATATGTATCTCGAGGAAAACGCTCATCTACTTCTAATTCATAATCTCGCTTAATTTCGGTAATTAACTCTTTAATTGCTGCTATTTTTTTATTACGAGATGCTTCTTCTTCATAACCATAATATTCCATTGTATTTGCAAGTTGTTTAAGTCCAAATACAAATAAATCCAATTGGTATTCATAACTCCATGAACGCCATGATTTAATCATTGGTTGAAAACGTTTCAAATTACTAAAATACCATTTTGTATCAATCCACCAATCTCTTACATTCCAACCAATACGGAATACAAAAAAATCTTTTATCTTTTCATACCATTTTTTATTATTATGACGATCTTCAAAATCATCTTTAAAATAATCATCAAAACTAGTCCATTCCTTAACCGGAACAGCCTCTTTAGCTTTTTCAATTGATTGTTTAGCATTTTCAAGATTAAATCTTTTGATGCCTTTTTCACTTAATACTTGACTTTTCATGTTTTAAATATTTTTATTTTCAAAATATGTATTTATACTTGGAAATAATTCCCCATCATTTTCATTGTTAATATTTTTTGCATATTTTTTAAATGCTTCAATAAATGCATTCACATCTTCATAATATGAAGTGTCTGGATCATACCAGTCAAAATTAGGAAATCTTTTACATATAATTCGAGATATTTCATCTGAAAATACTTTATGATATAATTTTTCCCATGCAGTATCATCATATATTTTACTATAATCATGATTATTTTCAAAAGCTTTATCACGTGCTATATTATATAAATATTCCAAATATTCTGCGATTTCTTGTGCAGATGCGGTTTCAATTGTTTTCATGAATTTTATTGTTTATAATTTTATTTCAAAATTCAAAAAAGTTTCTAATTATTTGAATTCCCAATATCCGTAAACACATCGCTCACCATCACGGCCACAATCATATGTATCATTAATAACACCATTAATAACCGCGGTCAAGTGCTTACTGACACTACATACGATTTTTCCTTGCATAGGAATTTCATTAACACGAAGGTGTGCTTTACAACCGGTTCCAATACCCATTAATGGATGCCATGTGCCACCAAGTTGTTTTGCCACTTTTTTACAAATAGATTTCTTTACACCATTGCGCGGTGATTCTTTTGCATTCTTGAATATAAGATTATATACTTCTTTATAATCTTTACCAGCTGCAATTGCAAATGCACGAGTTACACAATCACCGACTTTTTGTGCTTTGAAATACCGTGATCTGCCTCCGTCATTGTATTGGAATGCAAGATTCTTTCCATCACTGTCTCTTTGAATTAGTTGTGCCATATAACTATAAATTATTTGCTAAAAACTTCTTTAAATTCATTAATTGCTTTTATTTCATCTTCTGTTGCAAGACGATAACAATGATCTGTATGAACAGTTTCCCATTCTGGCGATAGATTTGTAGTGTTTACTGCATATTCTAAATAAGATTCGCCCATAATAGTTAATTTTACAATTCCTGCCAAATGTGCATTTGCAACATAATCACCTACTTCAAAACCTGTTGACAAACATATAATTTTATCACCATTTTCAAGAATACCATCATTTTTGCATAACAATAAATTAGAATCATTTTCTTTTTTGAAAATAAAATATTCTATTTTATTTTCTTCAAAAATTCCAACACACCGAAGTTTAGAATCATCTGACTCTAATTTAAATTTTCTAATATATCCGAATCGTATATCTAAATAAATATATTCATTATTTAAATATATTTCTTCATAATCTTCTTTATTTAAAACATTTGGTAAAAGTGTATAAACTGTTGTTTTCATAACTATATTATTTTTAATTACGATGCAAAATTAATAAAATTATTTCAAACTAAAAAATAGAAGTTAAAAAATAAAAGAGGAAACTCTTTCGAATTTCCTCCTATTATCGAAATTATTGTAATAATTTCTTAAGCTTTAACTTATTAATTAAAGTCCTACGCAGTTTACATAGAATGTAATATATTGTGTTTCAGGATAGAAACCTGCATCTACAAGAGCGTAACGAGATTTAATCATAAGTTTTGGAGCCATTGTACCTTCAGCGATAATACGTACAACTTCAGCCATTACATATGGGCAGAAGTGAACACCTGGTTCATCTTTACCACCTTTACGACCAACTAATACACGAGTATCATTAGCTTTCATCAATGGATCAACGTAAACAGTTAAACCGCAAACAGTACCGATTGGGTAAAGTTGACCAGCAGTTTGTTTAACAGTATTCTCAATTGGTGAGAAGCTATAGTGTGCATCAGATTGTAACAATGTAGCAACACGGATATTAGTTACAACGAATGTAGCAGCACCGTAACGACCACGTTGTTGGATCCAGTTAGAAGCAGCTAAGATGTTTGTGAAGATTCTCTTGATAAGAGTGTCACGGTTCTCGAAGTTAGCACCTTCAATAACACCCATTGGAAGTACTGGTATGCTAACCATTCTTTGAGAAGCATAACGTTGTTCTTGTTCAAGATATTCACCTTCTGGAATTGCATATGTAGCCCAGTCAAGATTACTAGGATTTTCTGCATCGAATTTTCTGAAGTTTAAGTTTAAGCATGCGCCAAGACCTTCAACTTCTACCATACGAGCGTGGTTTTTCCAACCAAGAGCAAACAAACGAGATGTGATGTGACGGTTGATAGTTTGAGAAAGTTCGTTTACACCAGCATTCTCAACAATCTTTAATACATCAATACCCCATTGTTTTTGGAGGTCAGTAACTTGTTCTTGAGTTACAGCACAAGCAACTTGGATAGTACCAACTTGGATGTTCTTTGTGAAGAGTTGTAATGAGATTTGACGAGCAGGAGTCATTTCACCTGTTGCACGGCTCATTGGTTCAAAAAGAACAGTACCATCTTGATATGTACCAGCCCATGCATCTTCATCATGGTCACCAGCACCAGCAAAACCAAGAAGTTGATCCTCTAACATAGAGATTAATTTAGCACCTCTAACTGTAAGAGTAATTGCAGGAGTTTCACTTACAAGTTCAACATCCTTTAAGAATGTTTCACCAAGAGATTGGTCGCCATCAACAACTTTGAACATTGGATCACCATCAATACGGCTCCAACCAATAAATTCAACTGTAAGATGTTTATCAGCATCCTCAAATCTTACACCAGCTTTTAAACCAGCTTGTTCAAGCTCATATTTGTATTTAACAACTGGATCTGAACCTTGTGGAACAAGAACAGCTTTAAATGCATGTGGAAGTCCATAAAGACGGAAAGCAGCTGCGCCATTAATTGGTTTTTCTTCATTTGGCCAATTCTCTGGGAATGCTTTTGTAGAAGAATCAACAGCCATACGACGTTTGTTATAAACATGTGGATTAGCGCTGAATCTATCATATGCAGGAGTTGCACCATATGGTTGTTTGCTACCGCTATATACATAGTCCATATAAGGAAGAACACCACTAGGACCTGCAAGAGGAGTAGTATTTACAAGTTCAAAACCAATAGTTTTAGCAGCAACCTTCATTGCTAATGGAAGAAGTGCAGGGAATTTGTCACCTGAACCAAGAATTTTATCATCAGCCTATTGTGCGCCGGTCATTGCAGCCATTTTAGGAGCAACTACATTACCAACACCAAGAGTATTGTAAAGGTTGTTATATGGAGCATATGCACCACCGAACTCTGAGAATGCGTTAGCACCCATTTCAGGAGCAGATTCATTTAAGGATTTAGCTGTGTTGTGAGCAAGTTGACTCATCCAAGCAAGCTTTTCTGGATCCTTAACACCAGTTGTACGAGTAATCATTGGAGCCCAAGCTTCATTGATCATTTGCTCTGCATTTTTAGCAGTAGCTTTTTGATTGTTTACTTTCATATTATTTTTTATAATTATTTTTTATTTAGTGTGTTATCTATAAAAAAGATAACGGATAATCATTTTTCTAAATCTTTAATTAATCTTAATCATTTAATATGTCTATTTCGTAAATTTATTTTCTCTATACTAATAAATCTCTAAAATGAACGAGATGTGTTTTTGTTTCTTACATTACTCTTTCATATTAATTAAGACAGAAAGATAATTATATTTGTATTTTATTTATTTATTTTCTTAAAAAATGTTAAAAATGCAAAAATGCATATTTTATTCTTCTTCATCTTCAATACCGCCATTATTAAATATATTCTCTAAATCAATAGCTAATTCACGAACAGCTAATAAATTTATTTGTTCATCATCTGTAGAAATACATAAAATAGAACCAAAGGCTTTACCATGAATATCTTTAAGATTTAATACGGCATATGATTTAGCATTAATATAATCCATTTGTTGTGCTAAATATCTATCAGCTTTTTCAAATTCTTCTTGTGTATAATAAAGCAATTTGTTTTTGCCTAAATCTTCTGATAACAAAATATCATAACGTGCAACAATATCATCACGGAATTTTTCAATAGCTACATATTTTGCATTGTCTGTTGCTACTTCAAGAGTCATATCAAAACGACAAAATTGAACACCTGTCATTACGTTTTCAGAACCATTATGGTATTCAATTAAAAATATATATTCTGAATTAGTCAATGAAATATATTCTTGCATTGTATGTTTTGCTAATGCATATGCTTGACGGGATGCCTCAAAATTTGCTCTGTGTGTAGCTTTATTTCTTTCATCTCTGTCATCTAATGAATTAGTTACCGCTTCAGATACAGATTTTTGTTGCATTGAATTATTTATAAAAGAGGTTACCACTGGGCCCATTAAGATCCATACCACAGCAATAGTGAAAAGTGTTTTGAACCACCATTTATCACCCCATTTATCAAACACTTTTGTTAAAAAATTCTCAGATATTTTTGTTTCCATGTTTTATTGATATTTTGTTGATTAACATTCTTTCTTTTATTATTTATTAAAGAATTAAAAATAAAAATTTTATTTTTTAATAATATATAAAATTTAATAAATATATTGATATGAAAAACTATAAACAAATATTAGAAGCAATTAATCGTGGTATTAAATTTGCATTAGACGATTTTGAAGATCAAGATGATATTCAAGGTTAGGATAATAGTAAAGTTAAGTATAAAGGCGGAATTAAAGACTGGTTAGATTTAATGAGTGATGTTGTTGATTTAGGACTACCTTCAGGAACTCTTTGGTGCAAGTATAATTTGGGATGTGAAACTGAATTATTAAATGAAGAAGGTGAAAATAGTGTAGCTGATTGGTGGCAAGGTGATTATTTTGCCTGGGGTATTAATCAGCATAATGATTTTTTTACATGGGGGTCTTATGATTATTCAGACTGGGCTATAAAAATGTTGCCTAATTTAAAAACAGAAAATTGGGTTCTTAAATTATTTAAATATTGTTATGAAAAAGATACAGTTGCATCTATATGTGATGAACCTGATAATAAAATGAAACTTGATTTGGAAGATGATGCAGCTTATGTAAAAAATAACAAATACTGCATACCGTCTACAGAACAATTTCAAGAATTATTAGATAATACAAAACATAAATTTGTTGCAAATTATAATAATATTTCCGGACTAAACGGTATATTATTTGCATCTATCTATAATCAAAATACAATATTTTTTCCGCTTGCAGGTTATATGAATGAAGAAAATATCAGAAGAAAAAATACACAAGGTTTTTATTGGACATGTGATTTAAGCCCAAAATATCAAACATGCGCAAATTCATTTAATTTAACAAAGAAAACAGTAGAAGTTGGAAGTTATAGACGTGACCAAGGTTGTTCAATAAGGCCTGTATTAAAATAGTAAAAAAAACTCTAAAATATGAAAAATTATAAACATATATTAGAAGCTATAAATAGAGGAATTAAATTTGCATTAGATGACTTTGATGATAATGAAATTCAAGGTTAGATTAGTAGTAAAGTTAATCATCAACATGGAACTAAAGAATATCTAGACTTTGTGAATGAAGTTGTTGATTTGGGGCTTCCTTCAGGAACTTTGTGGTGCAAATATAACTTAGATGTTAATCCTAATCAGTTAACTAAACCTGAAGACTGGTATGGAAAATATTATGCATGGGGCGAATTAGGAGGAAATAAAACTAATAAAGATGGTATAATTTATTTTTATTGGTCTAATTATAAATTTGGAAAATATGATTTAACTAAATATTGTAATGATTCAGAACATGGATTAAATGGTTTTACTGATAATTTAACAGAACTTCAACTAGAAGATGATGTTGCATATCAAAACAAAAAACTTTATAATTATAAATTCCATATACCAACTAAAGAACAGTGTGAAGAATTATTGAAATATACTAATAATTATTGGGTTGTTAATTATAATCCTAATAAAACTATTCATAATCCAAAAGATGATGGCGGAATTCAAGGTTTGGATGGTGGAATATTTGAAGGAAGAAATGGAAATCAATTGTTTATTCCAGCAGCCGGATTCCGATAGGATTTATGTCGCTATCATGTTGGTTTTTATGGTCACTTGTGGTCTTCTAGTCTTTACTTAAAAGATTGTAGCAATGCTTACTGCTTAAGCATTAATTCAAACATTATCAATATATACAATGAGGAGCATACATATAATTATGGAGAACGTATATATGGTTATAGTATTCGTCCAGTATTAAATTTATAAATTAATTATTTAAATGAAAAACTATAATAAAATATTAGAAGCTGTTAATAGAGGAATTAAATTTGCATTAGATGACTTTGATGATAATGAACTTCAAGGTCAAGTTAGCGGTAAAATCAATAATAAAAGTAATCTTAAAGATTGGCTTGAGTGGCAAGAATGGATTAAAAAAATTGAAGCTAGAAGTTTAAAAACAGTAAAAGATATATAGGAATTAGCAGATTTTTCAAAATCAAGCAGATTTAAATATGAGGTTGGGAATAACCGTAATTTATTAATATCTTTAATTAATTATATAATTGAAATTGATTCAACTGCTGATTTAAACTGGATTGACGTATCTAAAATAACAGATATGACACAATTATTTGATAATAGTAAATTTAATGGTAATATATCTGAATGGGATGTGTCTAATGTTGTAACAATGCGTCAAATGTTTATATTTTCTCATTTTAATGGTAATATATCTAATTGGAATGTATCTAATGTTAAAGATATGCATAATATGTTCAGATGCTCTTATTTTAATGGTGATATATCTAATTGGAATGTATCTAATGTTAAAAATATGTCTGGTATGTTTAAAGATACATTTAATTTTAATAAACCATTAAATAATTGGAATGTTTCTGGTGTTGAAAATATGAGTGAAATGTTTCACGGATCTAGAAGATTTAATCAACCACTTAATAATTGGAATGTTTCTAATGTTAAAGATATGGCACAAATATTCTGTAATTGTAAATTTAATCAAGATATTAATAATTGGGATGTTTCTAATGTGGAAGATATGCGTTGTATGTTTATGCAAAATCAATATTTTAATAAACCGCTTAATAATTGGAATGTTTCTAATGTTAAAATGTTTGCAAGTATGTTTTGCGCATCTATATTTAATTAGCCGATTGGAAAATGGAATATGTCTAAAGCAATATCTCTTAGTGGAATGTTTAAGGGTTCAAGATTTAATTAGAATATTAATAATTGGAATGTTTCTGGTGTAAAATAGATGCATGAAATGTTTTGTAATTCCCGTTTTAATAAACCATTAGATAAATGGAATGTTAGCAATGTTTGGGATATGGAATACATGTTTCAATCATCACAATTTAATCAAGATATATCAATGTGGAATATAAATCCTAATGTAAAAACAATTTGTATATTTAAAGATGCTGTTATATAGAAAGAATATAAACCAAAAGTATTAAGAAAATATAAATGATAAATTATAAACAAATATTAGAAGCGGTTAACAGAGGTATTAAATTTGCTTTAGATGACTTTGAAGATCAAGAAGATATTCAAGGTTAGATTAATAGTAAGGTTAATAATAAAAGTAATATTAAAGAATATTTAGAATGGAATAAATGTCTTGATTTATTATTTAAGAATGTTGATACTAATTATTTTAATAAAATGGTTAAATTATCAAAAATAATTGGTATACAATATAAAGTTAATGATATAGATACATTAAAAAATATTATAAATTGGTCTTGCCAGATATGTCCGAATAATGATGCAAATTTAAATTGGTTAGATGTTTCTGAATTAACATCAATGTATGGTTTATTTGGAAATGATTATACTAAAAATTTTAATGGTGATATTTCTAAATGGGATGTATCTAATGTTGAAGATATGAATTATATGTTTTATAAAAGCAATTTTAATGGTAATATTTCTAAATGGGATGTGTCAAAAGTTAAACATATGAATTATATGTTTTCACACTCTATATTTAATGGTGATATTTCTAATTGGAATGTATCAAAAGTTGAAACTATGATTGGTATGTTTAAAGAAGTTAGACCATATGATTACCCATTGGATAATTGGGATGTATCTAATGTTAAAAATATGTCTGACATGTTTAGTGATTCATGGTTTAACCAACCATTAAATAATTGGGATGTATCTGGTGTTGAAAATATGGCACATATGTTTTCTGGCTCACAATATGATTAGCCATTAGATAAATGGGATGTATCTAATGTTAAAAATATGGATTCAATGTTTTCTGCATCTCATTTCAGACAAAATATTAGTAATTGGAATATTAGTAAAGACTGTAATACTAATAATATGTGGAGATTAGGCATGTAGTATGATATTAATAAACCGCCAAAAACAAGATTAAGATATAGACGTTAAAAAATCTCTAAGATATATTTCTTAGAGATTTTCTTTTAGAATAATGATGAAACATAACATAAATCTGAAGTAAAAGGTTGATATCCGAGAATTTCAATAATTCTGTTTAACGGTGTTAAAACTAAATCTTCAAATTGTTGGTTATAATCAATCGGCAAAGCAAATTCTAATGGATACTTTCCAGGTGTAAAACCGAAAACAGGATAATTAGGATCTGTAGTTTTATAGAATTTTACCTTGTCACGAGTTTTAATTGTTTCATATTTTAATTTATATTTCTTATTCTTTGGATTATTTAATATATAATTATAAATTCCTGCAGCTTTAACATGAATTGGACAATGCTCGCCAAACACAAAATTATTTTTATCATCTAGAATAAATTTATCATAATCAGAAATCTGAACACTTTTGCAAATATCTTCCGGATTTTGTTTAATAAAATCATCTTTAAATTTCTTAAGCATTGCATAAATATCATCAAATTCCGGTGCATTATTATGTGTAATATACCAATTCATAATGCTTCTAATAAATTGATCTTGACATTTTTTTGCAAATGGTGGAGTAGAACCTTGAATTAATTCAAGTCCCTTATAGATAACATGTTCACCCGGCGTTACATAGATATTTGGTTCAAGAAAACATTCTGACATTGCATAATGTTTCTTTGCAATCATAATTGCAGTATCAGCAACTTTTTCAAGTTCAAGATTTTCAAGATTAACATCACAGTTGAATTTTTGTGCATACTCATCATATTTTTTATTCATATATGGGCCAATTCCGTAATTCCACATATCAACAACAAAACGTGTCGCTTTATTAAAATCGTGTATTCCTAAAAATGTTGTAACACGCCCAAATTCAACATAAATTGAATCAGTATCACCATTTATTGTTAAACTACATGTTGGATCATCTTCCAAATATGATGTTTTGCCCATATATGCAAACGGGTTTTCCTTAGAATTTAATGGATTTTTAGCTTTTAGTGCTAATGAATTAAGTGGTTCATTTTGTGTAATTTTGCCTTTATTAATTTCAAATTCTTTTATTTTTTCGTAAGGTTCTCCAAGATATTCGCCAAAAGATGTTTTAACTGAAACTTTTTTAAGTAAAGCTTTCATTTCTTTTGATAAATTATCTTGATCTTTAACTTCATTTTTACTTATTGGCAATTTAACTAAAACCCATTGTTTATCCGGTGTTTTAGCATAAAAATCATCAGTGGTTTCAATATCATATTTTTCCATCCACTCGAATAAAGGAACATAAATAATTCTGTTATATTCTTCTTGTGATTGAAAAATTCCCCTAAAATACTTATTGACACAGTTTTCTGAATAGTGGTTCAAATCCTGTCCTTGAAGTGTAATTGATTCAGCGACTGCGGTATTATGACCAACGAAATACTTACTTGCGCAACTTCCATATACCGAATTAATAAATGTTTTAATAGCCAATTGTTTAGTTTCGTAATATCCTGATAAACTTTTACACTCATTAATTGCATTATATAATTCTTCTTTAGAACAATTATCCGGATCTATTTCTATAAATTTGCTTTTATAAACTGCCATATAATTTTATTAATTTTATTTTATAATTATATGTTTTTATTATTTTTTGTTTTAATTAAATATTCAATGAACTTCCAAAAATGTTGTTCAAGTAAAACTTCATTATATGTTTCGTCTATTTTTTCTAAACTAGATTTTGGAACTCCAGAAATCTCATATATTTTTTGTTTAAAATAATCTAAATCAATTGTTTCCATTATATTTCTCAAAATAAAATTTTATTTCTTGCGGATGTTCTTCTACTAAACCATACTTAATCATCATTCGATATGTAAAATTTCGCTAGCAACATATCAATCCATGTTGTAATTCTTCTCTAAATCCTTCTATATCATTGGAGCCTTTTCTAAAATTACATGCTCTGCATGATGGATTTAGATTTTCTATAGAATCATCACCTGTATAATCTTTTGGTAATAATTTTTCTTTATCTTTTTCAGACCAATTATGAAATACAGGTTTAATGTGATCTACCTGCATATCTTTATAATCCAATTCGCATCCGCAATATGCGCAGTGTTTATTGTATTTGTTCCAAATTTGTTCCCTCTATATTTTGTTTAGTTTCATTATTATCTTCTGCTAATTTTTTAAGTGCAAATAGAACAATAGATTCCATTGAATCATTATATGTTTGACATGAACATTTATATATTTCATTTTCACTTACCCACCATATTCCATGCCAAAGTGGGAAAAAATATTCAGTAGTTTCTATTTCTTTTCTTTCAATAAATCTATGAGGTTCAACCCATATTTTCAGATTTTTTATTTCTCTCAACCAATCACATATTTGTGATAAAGTTGGTGCAGACATTACTGCATTATAGATTGCATTTTCACATTCTTCATTCCAGTCTCTATATTCGCCTTCTTCATATAATTCATATTCTGCATTTGATGTTTTTGCTAAATAGAAACTATTGGTTTTTTCGTGAAAACCAACTTTTTGCAATAATTTAGCTATTTCAATTGATACTTTTTTCATAATTATTACTTATCTGTTTGTTCTAATTGTTTAATTTGTAACTTATTCCATAATTTAATTACTTCATGTTCTTTTTCATATTTTAAATCTAAATTATATTTAGATTCATCTTCAACACGATTCAAAATATCCGGATTATAACCAAATTCTTTCATAGCATCACGCAATGCGATATTCCATACAATATCTCCGTTTTCATCATTATTAAGAACTTCAACTTTATATTTAGAAAAAGCCTGAGAAGATGTGTCAAGCATCATTGCAGAAAGCTCAATTGTATCTTTTCCCATTTGTAAAATTTTTCTTGAACTATCCCATAAATTTTTTGTGGTGATGCTTAATGTATCAATTCTATACGGGTTTTCAAAATTGACAATTCTGGCCAGATTTGCAACATACATATCTTCTGTATATAACACTGCTGTATATTTTGAAAAATCAATATTATATTTTTTGAAATATTCGTCTCGACTAATATTCGGAAGTGGTGTATCATTATGGACTTCAGTAACTATTAAAATAATATAATCACCAAATTCCCGTTTTGACATACGCCACGTACTATTTACAATTTCATTAATAATCTCTTCGGAATATCTGGATTTTTCAAAAATTGCATAATAATGTTCACATTCGATATGCTTACATTTGCCAATTTCACCAGCAGTATAATAAAACTCTAAATCTTCTGGATATTTGATAGTTGTTTCACACATTTCATTCCATCCAGAAACTTTAATTTTTTGTTCAATCAATTTTGTTTTCATATATTTAATATTTTTTAGTTAATTGCTTTTGTTATTTCTATTTTTGAAAAACCGTCTTTTGTTACACTAATGATTTTATTAAAATTATCAAGATATAAATCAGTATGTGAAACAATAAAACAACTTAAATTATTTTCTTGTGCAAAATGTCTCAAGAAATCAAGAACTAATCCGGATGTTTCATTGTCAAGTGAAGATAAAACTTCATCAATAGATAATATATTAATTGATGGAAATCTTCTCTTCAATAATTTAAATAAACTACAAAGAACAATTAAATCCACGCGTGTTTCTTCACCATCTGATAATGATTCTGGCGTCAATTCAACTCCAAGTTCTTTGAGGTGTGGTTCAAATTTAGTGTCAATTTCCAATTGATATGGGAAATTAACCAAGTCCAGATTATCTTCAATTTCTTTATTCAAGATTGGTAAATAATTTACAATAACTTTTTGTTTAACACCGTCAATAGAATAAACAATTGCTAATGTCTGTAATTCTTTTAATTTTGCAGAATCTTCAGACAGTTGTTTATTAATATCTTCTATTTGTTTTGTTGTATTATTGATAATATTATTAATTCCCTGGAACTCTGCATTATTCTTAAGTTGTTCATTCAATGCATTATTCTGTGCAGTTAATTGCTGAATATCAGAATTTAATTGATATATTGCAGTATTCAGTTTTCCAATATATTCTGTTATTGCATTATAATCTACATTTGCTTTTTCTAATTGTTTATTAAGTTCTATAGTTATATTATCTTTTTCTGCTTTAAGATTTAAAAGTTTAGTTTTCAAATCTTTAACAGAATCTGTTGAGAATGACATTCCGCATGTCGGGCATTTGTCTTGAGAATACAAATCAATTTTTTGGTGAATAACTTGAATATTATAATTATTCTCATATTGTTTTTGCTTGATTTCTGTAATGCTTCCTAATGCTTCAGTTTGTTTTTGAGTATAAGTTGACAATGCATCTGTCAATTTTTTAATATTCTCATTATCTTTTGAAATCTTTTCAGTATTTGTTCTAATAATTTCTTTATTCTCTTCAGTTTGTGAAGATTGTTGAAGTTTTGATAATTCAATATTTGCATTATTCAAAGTTTGTGTCAATTGGAACAAAGTATTATTATTAGAATTAATCATATTTCCAATTTCACGGGCGTCTTTTTTAATTTTCTCAAATGCAATATTGACAACTTCAAGATTGAAAACTCTATCAATAATTTCTTTTCGATCTGCTGGAGACATAGTTAAAAATGATTTGAATTTCTTCATAGAAATAGAAATCATATTAGAAAATGCCTTAATAGGAATATCTGCAATTTCTTTATCAATATAATCTTGTGCAGATGAAACACCATAAGAATTGATATTAACTCCATCACGGAAAACCTGCAAATCATTAGGAGTGAATGAACGTTCAATAATATATTCATGCCCGCCTTTTTCAATAACAGCTTTAACCCAGCCATGTTTATTGATTCGGTTATGAATTGCAGATTTTGTCAATCCTGGAGTTTTTCCAAATAATGCTATACATGGAAGTGAGAGAATTGTAGATTTTCCGGAACCTGAAATTCCTTTTAACAAAACTAATTCTCCATCAACAAATTCAACTTTTTGAATTTCTTCTCCAAATGATCTAATATTTTTCCACTCAATCGATTTAAATTTCATGTTCTAATTACAATTTTACTTAATTATTATATATAAAAATAATGAATTGTTTCTTAAATAAATATATTGTATAAATAAAAAATATAATTAAATATATGAAAAGCGTTAGCAAAAAAGCTTTATATGAAAGCATTATGACTTCGGTTGCTAAACAAGTAAAGAAAACATTGAATGAGAATAATAATGTGAATGATAATGCAGATTAGTTGAAGGAGTTAATTGCAGAGCATGAAAGTAGGCTTAGAGTATTAAAAAGAAAGCTTGCAGTATTAGAAAGTGAAAAGGAAATAATAGATGCGTTTGCAAAAGGTATTAATGACTGGACTGATTGGCATGATTCACATTATAGCAATTATATTCGTGAAGGTGAAGAAGGAAAAGAGTTAATAGAAGCCAGTGGTGGAATATGTAATTATATATATGAAACTGGTTGTAAAGATATGTATTCGTTTATTGAAGATTGTTTAGATGATATAGATATAGATATAGATGATGATGATTTTGAATTTGATGAAGATTTTATAGAGGATTTTATTAAAGAACATGATGAAGAAATTAATGGTGTATTGGCATCAGATTATGGATATGTCTTTGAATAATGATTAATTATATAATTTATTAAAAAATATAAAATTAAAGAAATCGGATTTCTTTCCTTTTTATTTCTTATTATTTTTGAAATTTATCACAATAAATAAATATATTATAAAAAATAATATAATAATTATGAAAAGAGATAACAAAAAAGCTTTATATGAAAGCATTATGACTTCTGTAGCTAGAGAAGTTAAAAAGACTTTAAATGAAACTGTAGTAGATACAGAAGATAATGAAACTGAGACAATCAATCATTGTTTAGATGAGATTAAACATTGTTTGTATAATGGCTGTGATTTTACACAATATAACAAGTATATTGATAGTAAAAAATTTTATGTAATAACTGGATGTATATATGATTGTATTTAGCAAGCTAGCAATATTGCAAAAAATCTTACAACACTCGCTGAAAATTCTGCAGTATATAAATAGAATTTAAATAATAGTATATCTATATCTATGTTAGAAAAATGCAGCAATCAATTAGAAGATCTTGATAGTCTTATGAGACGGTTAAAACGCGCATTAAATTATTAATATTAAAAAGGCGGATTTTATTAATTTTAATTAATAAAAGAGAGAATCAAAGAAATTTGGTTCTCTTTTATTTTTGTCTAATTATTTCTTAAATAAATAATAAAAGAAATAAAAGTATATATTATAATTATGCGAAAAAATTCTGATTTATATAATAAAATAATGGAGCAAGTTGCAAAAGAAGTTAAACGTTCTTTAAATGAAGTTGACGATATTGCTCCAGTTAAACAAGAAGTTTCTGGTGAAGTTTATTTAGTTCGCTGCGATGGAATGAATAAGAAAACATTAGATATGTTATCATCTAAATTACCAGCATTTGATAATTATGGTTCCGGTTCTATCAGAGTAACATGCAAAACTCATGAAGAAGTTATTAAAGTCATTTCTTTATTGGTTAATTCAAATGTTTTAGATATTGATAATTCTCTTGGACAATCTCCTAGAATTTCAATTCAAAAAGTTAATAAGAATTCTGTTAATGATTCTGTTAATGAAAATCGTCAAGAGTTATCACGTGATTATATTCAAATGAGCAAAATTAAAACACCAAGGCAACGAGTTAAATTTGAAATAATCCAAAAAATTAATAAAGGTGAAATTCCTGCAACTCCTGAAGCAATCCGTGCAGAAATTGATAAATCCGGTGAATGGATAGATCGTTCTGAACCAAGAATTCAAATGGATGTTGATCTTATTATGAGAAAAACTACTGATGAAATAATGGAAGGTGATTTTATAACAGATTTCATATATTCAAAAGATAATTATGAACCTGGTGAATTTAGTAATGGAATGGAAGCTGCAGAAAATCATGTTAAATGGTTAAAAAAGCATGGGCTTGGTGTAAGGGTTGAAGAAGGTAGATATTCATTTAAATATTATATTCATTATAGCACTAAAAAACAATTTAATGATTTAGTTCAATGGATGGCATGGCATTGTGGATTTACTGATACAATAACAAATCCACCATCAAAAGAAGATAGAAAATATTTTGAAGAAATTGTTAAATCAGGAAAGAAAACTACATGGTAAAACAAATAATAAAGGAATCAAATTAAATGATTCCTTTATTTTTAATCATTTGCAATTTCTGCTTCAGCATCTTTTAAATACTGATCACTTGTTTTTATTAATTGCAATTTAAATTCTTCACTGACATCTAAATCATTAATAGCTTCATTTATTAGTTCAGATGTTGTTTTTTCTTTATATTCTATATTCTCATCAACATTAACACTTAGTGTTTGTCTGCTAATAACGGGTTTGACAAATTTTGCGGTTGTTCCAATTCCTAAATTATAAATATCAAATTTCTTTTTATATTCTGGAATATTTTCTTCTTTAATGATAATATAATTATAATTGTTGTTTAGAAATTCTTGTCGTTCTCCAATAGACATTTCAACATATTTTTCCATTAATAAACTGTGATATATTGGGCTATAATGATTTTCAATAAATTCATGTTTATTAGTTTTAAGATTAAGCAAATATAATCCTTTTTGATTTCCAATATCTTTTTTATCCATATGATATGGTGAACCAACATATATACATTTCTTTGTTTCTTGACGTTTATGAATATGTCCTGAATAAACAACCCCATTAAATGCATCTGTATTGACACCTTCAGTAATAAGCATTCCATTGTCAAATCGCATTTTTGCTAAATCTGTATGCATAAATGCATATTTGGCTTTATTGTTTTCTATTAAACAATTTGTTTCTTGTGAATGATCGCCTAAATATGGAATTGCAATAATTTTAGTATGTTTAGCACCTTCATAATTTATATTCAATATAGTTGGTTCAGTAATAAGATGGACATTATTTATATATTGAATCGCACGAAGTGAAGTGTTTCCTGTATTAGTTTTCTTTGCTAAATCATGATTTCCATTTATAATATAAGTTTCTATTTCTTTAGCAATATCTTCAAATACATCAATTGCTAAATTATAAACATTAATATCAGTGGCTCTGCGATCATTAAAAGTATCCCCAAGGTTCACCAGAACCATTCTTTCACCATCTTTTAATGAGGTTTTAAGTTCTTTAACCTTTGGAATAAAAAAGTCATAGAAATAGTTTTTCATATTCTCTTGCCACTCTTCTGAATTAACATGAGTGCCAAAATGAATATCAGAAATCATTAAAATATGCGATGCTTTAATGTCTATTTGTTTTGTTTCCATTATTTAATAAAACATTTTTATATTATAAATTATATACAAAAATTTGAAATGGTTTAATCTAAATAAATATATTGATAATAAAAAATAATTTAATAATATGAAAAAGATAGTAAAAAAAGCTTTATATGAAAGCATTATGACATCTGTGGCTAAAGAAGTTAAGAAAGTATTGAATGAATCAGATTCATTAAGTGATTCATTAAATGATATTAAAAAACAACTTATTGAAAATGGTGATGGAATATATTTTGTATATAGCGATTATATATCACGTGATGCAGCATACCTTTATGTTGTTAAAAATGGAGAAATTATTCATCAAGAACACCCAAGTTGTTTTATGACACTTAATTATTATGGCGATGGTAAGCCATGCGGTATTATTCCTTCATTAAATAAATTAATTCGTGAATATTATGAATTAAATTTATATGTAGCAAATAAAGGCTGGTATACATTTCCGCAAAAATGGAGAGAATGTGATTGGACTACAACACTTGAAAAATATGGTATTAATTCTACACTAATAAATATTGATATTTAATTAAAATAAAAGGAATCATTTAATTTGGTTCCTTTTATTTTAATTTTAGTTTAATTTTAATAAAATAAAAAGAGAACCAAATTTTTTTGATTCTCTTTTCTTTATTATGTTTTTCAGAATTATTGATCTGATAAACGTTGAAGTGTGAACTTTTGAATAATTTTCTCCATTCCGTGATTCATCCACAAGTTGATTTCTACAACACATGCATCTGCTTCAATAACATCTGGTGTGTTATTAGTTTCATCACAAATAATTTCATAACGAACTAAAGCACCAGAGATTTGCATTGCAGAAAGAATTGGAGTAAGTTGTTGAACAATATTTGCACGAACTGCAGGAGTATTGTATTTAAAGTTATATTTCTTAAGAACTTTCTCACATTCAATTTCAGCAGTGTTAAGATTTTCACGAACATGAAGTTTATTAAAGTCTGACTTCATTGCTTGATAAGCTGTTTGATTACCATAAATCATGATAGAACCTTGATCCTTAATAATTGTATTAACACCGAATGGTTCAAGATATTCACGATCTGTTAAGTCTGCTAAGAACTCAAGACCTTTAAGATATCTATTAGATAAGATACCGTTTTGGTTAGCACAAATTGCATATGGATCATTGATACCATTGAATTTACGATTCAAAACATTTGCTACATCAGCTGCTGGTGGAACTACAATCTCTTTACCATTCTCTTGGTAAATCAAGTGTGGCCAGAAGCATGCTGTAAACTTAGCACCGTCTTCTTCACTTGGTAAGCTGAAGATAACAGTTGAACCCATTTCAGTATTACCGCCTTCAGGAATATATTTAGTATTCATTGATGGACGAGCCTCAGCACCTGGAGTATAAGTATCACAGAAATAAGGATTAGAACTTACTGCAAATTGTTTTGCTGATGGCAAGTTAAGAATTGCAGTACATTTACCTCTTTCTTGTGCAGTAATTGATAACCAGCGTTTACCACCAAGTTCTGAATTAAGACCATATGACATTGAGTCAATAATATAACGGTAGTCAACCATTGCAGGATTCATTAAACCGCGTTTGATACCTTCATCATTCAATACTGAATAAACTTTTTCAATACCGTCTTCGATATTAAGTTGACCATTTGAATCATAGCCTGGACGATGACGTGATGTAATTGTAAGACCCTTCATAGGAATAAATCTTAATGAACCTGAAATTCTATCATCAGAAATTGGTAATTGACGAATAATTTCATTATTTTCAATAAGAACAGGAGCAGTACAAGTTACCAAATAGAAACCAAATTTACCGGTTGAGAACTCTGCATAATTACCATTATAATCATATGATACACCTTGATAAGAAATCTTATTATCAGTTTTATTATATGGAATAAATTGTTTTCTAATTACACGAGCAAGACCTGGAATAAGTTGGTATTCTTCTGTTTGTCCAGCTTCATTTTTATATGTAATATTATGTACATAGTCACCAAGTTTAACCTTTGCATCAGACCATTGTGAAGCATCTGTAATAATAAACATATTCTTAGTATCTGCTGATACAGGAGCAACATCACCCCATAATGTTGGATCACTAAAGTATTTAACATTAGATATTGTTTCTTGAACACCGTCTTTATCAGCTTCAACATAATTATATGATAAGAAATTAATACCATAGTATTCATCTAATGCCTTATTTTCATCTACTTTATTTTCATTTAATACTAGCAAACCATCTTTTTCTTCAGCAGATACAATATATAATTGTTTAGTACTTGGATCTTGTTTAACGCCTACAGTATATGATTCGCAGAATGTTGAATTATCTAAAATAAAGAATGCAGAAACATCAACAGTATCATTATCTAATACTTTATCTTTACTAAGTTCAATATCAAAATATAATGTTTTTGTAGATAATGTACCAGTATTAGAAACAACATAATAATTGTTATTTAACAAATCAGCTACATTTGCTTTACTGTATATTGAATTATCAAGCATTGTAACATCTTTAAGGAATTCAGATGCAACAAATTTACCTGGGCGAATTGCATCAACAAAATCATTAATAGATGGATTACTATAAAGTGATACATCAGCAATAGACGGATTATCAACCTTTACTAATTCTGTTAATTCAAATGCAGGTGATTTATAAAATTTCTTTCTATCTGAATTATAAACATAGACACTTGCATCAATTGTATCTAAAATTGGTGCTTCTATCCATTTTTTATCAACTGGTTCTTTTTTCATAAATGCTTCATGACCAACCATATCAACAATATATTTAGCAACAGATTCGCCACCTGCAACCTCACCGCTATTGTCAATATCTAATCCCCAGCATCCAGAATCAGGATCACTAGAACCAGTATCTTTACCAGAATAATCATATGTAAGAACATTTGCAAGATCTTGGTTAAATGACATTAACAAACCTGTTCTTTCAGTAGCAGCATTAACTTTCTTTTCAAGGTTAAGCATATTACCTTGTTTATCAGTAAAATCGGGAATAATACATCCAGTCCATGAACCAAGAACTGTTACACCTTCAGCACTCATGAATTGATTAATACGATTCTTGATAATACCTTTTTTATCAAAGAAACCTTTCCATACAGGATCTGTAGAAAGAACCGGATAATTAGACCAGTTACCTTTAACACAAACTACTTGAAGGAAATAATCAGAAATATTATCATATGGACGAATCCAGCCAAACGGAATATTTTCACGGCCACCGAACCAAGATTCAGCAGTTACTTCATAACCTGGCATACTAGCTGGTTTGAATACCAAAATAGAAATCTCTTCTGTTCCAACATTTACAAAGTTAAGTAAGTTACCATTTTCAAATGTATATGAAGTAGGATTTTCTGGAGCATTCAAATTACGAGCAGCTTCGGCAGTTAACAAATCTTTATCTGGAACCCAGAAACGTGATCTGTTAAATACACTAGCAAACGGAGTTTTTGCTACATATGGAATATTATCACCTTTAACTGTTCCATAAATAACTCTATCTATAGAATCTGCCAAATAATCATATTCTCCATATGTATTATCTGAACTATTACATGCAGGGTTAGCCTCACCAGCACTCATTGATAATACTGCAAGGTTAACTTGATCTGGACCGCTATAAGCAGTAGATACATTTAATAAGTTAAGTGCAATAACAGGGCCACCGTTTAATAAGGTTCTTAACATTCTATTAAAGTAGCTTCCTTTATGCTCTAATTTTGTATCAATATCACCAAATACTCTTACTCTGTCAGTATCATCCTATAATAAAACAGGACGGTTAAAAGGCCCTTTATTAGAGAAACCAACTAACATGCGTAAAGAATCAGTTGCTTCATCGATAGCTCTGACGGTGTTATCAACTTCAAGAGTATAAATACCAGCAGCTTTAAAAGAATTTAAATCAATACTAATTTTACCCATATTATTTAAATTTATTATTTTTTATCTTTTTATTTTTATATTTATTTTATATTCAATTAGCAAAAATATAATTTATATAATAATACAATATTATACTTTTATTATTTATTTTCAGTTGAAAAAAGAAAAAATAAAAAGTGATTCAATTATTTTTGAATCACTTAAACATTTAATGCATCTAACAAATTATTTGAAAAATATTGGTTCCATATTATTCGTGGATTTAGTTTTATATCTCTAAAATATTTTTTAATATCTGTTATATCCCATTTCTTTTTATTTCCAGATGATATATATGGATTAATTTCCGGAATATTAAATTCTGTCATAAATTTTTTCCATAAGAAAACATTATAGCCTTGTTTCATTTTGTCCATTGCATGCTCATTACCAGTATCATCTTTATCAAATATATACCAAAATGGGAATTGCATTGCAAAGTTTTTTCCGGCACCGGCAAGTGCAATACAATTTGGAAGTAAAAATGCATCAAATGGGCCTTCAGTAACAAATATTGGTTTAAAAGATGTATGTGCAAAATCAACATTAAATATATTGAATATTAATGAGAGCTTGAGAATAGTTTCCGGAACCGGTGTTTTATCACCAAGCATTGTCTGTCTCATCTTTTCAATAGTCATTGTCAAATATTTAGGTTGGCCTTGCTTTGGTGTTAAATTTCTAATTTGCATTCCAAGAACTCTATCATCAACCAAATTCAATATAAGAATTTGATTATATTTGTCAGAATATAAAAATCTCTCATGATTTTGATATTGGCATCTGTTAATTAAATAGTTATATGCAATTGGTGTTGTTACACGCCCAATATCTTGCAAACCTAAAACATCCCTAATGTAATTTCTGTCTATAGCCCATTTATAAGCTTCCTCTTTATTAATAATGTTAGATGTTATATTATTTGAAAGTTCTTGAGAATTTGCTTCAGGATTAGTATAATTATTTGAAATATAATTTATATCTGTCAAAGAAAGATCTGTCCCGAAATGCTTAAAAAACTTTTTTAGAGACATAGATCCACAACTATTAAAACAAGTATAAAGTCCTGCATGACGGCCTCTAAATGCAATATGCCCACGTTTCTTTCTTGGATCAAATGCAGAATCATGACAAATAGGACAAGCAAAATTAATTCCTGTTGTCTCCTTTTTAATATATTGTTTTTGACGAGTTTCTGGAAATTCTTTTTGTAGAATTAACTGAACTTTTTCTTGAATACCAGCTTCAAATTGTTCTTCAGTTATATTAGCAGCTGTCAAACTTGACGAATCAAAATCTATTTTTAAAAAATTATTCTCTTCCATTTTTAATTATTTAGTTAATAATTATATGATGAAAGAGAATTTTGTTTTTACAAATTTATTACTGGACGAATTGGAAGCCCTTTGTAACGAGCGCACTAAGCACAAAAAATTTCAGGTTTTAATTTATTAGTATTAAAATTTAATGTCATGCCATATTGCATATTATTAATTTTAGAATTAATAACTGTATTAGTCCAATAATTTCCATTTGTAGGATATTCATTTACATCTTTTTCTCCACATTTTTTACATGCTGGAAAAAATAATTCATTACCATTTTTCCCTATAAATAACCAGCCATCTAAATAATATACATTTCTATATTTTTCAACTGGTTTATTTATTGTATTTTTTATTAATTCATTAAACTATTCAGGTGTTGGTATGCAAAACTTTAAATTACTATTCTAATACGCAGCATCATCTTCAGATAGTAATGTATTTAAATTATCTTTATTATTATATTTAGTTAATTCTTTTCCAAATTTATATGTTTCCCATGAATATTCTGGCTTTGTCCCTAATTCTGTTTCACCCCAAGCAAAGTAATCACCATACCAATCTAAATATGTAGTATAATAAGGATCTTTATTTAAAAACCTCCAATCACACCCAAGATTATATTTACACCAAAGAGTTCCTGAAGGAAGTCCAAGATCAACTACTTCATTCATTAAATCTAACCATTCTTTAGTTCCACCTTTATACTTAACTTTACTACTAGTTTGACCTTGAATATCATCTTGATCTTCAAAATCATCTAAAGCAAACTTAATGCCTCTATTAACAGCTTCTAATATTTTATTATAGTTTTTCATATATTATTAATATCTTCCTTATTTACAACAGCTCTTATTTGTAATCCAACACATCTATCAATATCTTTAATTGACGGTTTTACATTTTTGAATATATTTAATTCATATGCCATGTATTCTTTACCTTTAATATTTTCACATGCCCAATAATAACCGCCATATTTATAGATACTTAATTTATCTTTTTCCATAATATTTGTATATGGCATAAATAATTTTTCTTTATTAATTTTACTGATAAATGTAATACCGTTTAATCCTGTAATTCCTTGATAATCCTATTCAAATTTTATTTTAGTATTTTTTAATAATTCTTCAAATTGTGCTTTTGATGGAATACAAAAATTAAAATTAAAAGATTTAGTTAATTTTTGAACAGCTGCATCATCATCTGGTATAAGCGTATTTAATTTATCAAATCTGACATTATATTTAGGATTATTACCATATTTAGTTAATTTATCCCATGCACCGTTTGCATACTTATAAGTTGTCCAATCATATTGTGCTTTTGGTTCCAATTCACCCCAAGCATAATAATTACCTATCCAATCTTTAGCATTATCTAATTTATCAATATTAACACCTAAATTATATTTGTGCCATAATGTTCCTGAAGGCAATCCTAAATCAACAACTTCTTTCTTTATATCTAAATATTCTTTCCAACTACCTTTATAATGGTTTGTTTTACTGCTAGATTGACCTTGAAGTTCTTCATCATTATCAAAATCATCTAAAGCAAAACGAACATTATTATAATTAAATGATTCATTTAAATTTACTTTATTTTGATATGGACGTAATGTTACTTGCATTATATAACATACTGTTGGAAATAAATTTTTCCATAAATAATTTTTGGGATCTGTTTTCTTTTTAAGATCAAATACGACAGGATCATTATTATTTAAAATAAAATTAATATATAATTTCTTATTTTCAGCAAAATTAACTGTAAAATAAAAACCAAAATCAGTTTTTTCTAATCCAGTAATTTCAATAGTATCAACTAATGCATCTTTTAATAATAATGTTCTTGTAATATTTTTATAAATTAATTTTTCATATTCTTTATTAAAATAGTCAAGTGCAAGATCAATACGTTTTTCTCTTGGCACCGGTAAACGTCCAAGTGAATCTGTTTCTTCTCGGAAATATGTATATGGTATCATTAAAAAATGTAAATTCTAAATATATGTATTATATTCATTAATTTGTTCATTATATTCATCTATTTCATTTTCCGGATGATTGTTTATTTCTGCATAATTACGATTATCTTGCAAATCATCAACTAATTTTTGATAATGCTACTGTAATTTATAAAATTCTATATATTTTTTATTACTTTCACCTGTATTATATTTGTCATAACAATCATTTATAAAATCAACTAAATATTGTTCAAGATCCATTTTTATTTCATAGGTATCTTCTAATAACTTATTTTCAATTCCAATTTTATTATTTTCTTTGCTTTGTAATGAATTAGAATTTAAACTGTATTTTAATTCATAATATTTTTTAACAGATTGATAACGTTCTAATAATGTTTTATCATTAGAAGACAAATCCAAACAATCTCTTGATTTAATATTAATTGTTGCCGCATTTTGTTTAATATATTGTGTAAATGTAGAACGTGTCTGAATTGTATTTTCTAAATATTCTAATAGATATTTAATAAAATTTTTAGGTTCATACATTAAAAATGATTCAAGATCCTGATACTTCTATGCACCATTTATCATTCCATAAAAATCATGAATATCATTTTGAGTATATTTAGTTTTATTATTTCTTAAATATTGAAGATAACTATATATTTTTTTAATAATATTTTCAGATTTACCGCATTTTTCTTTTGGTAAACCATATTTTAAACCTACTTCTAATTTTTCTGATTTAGAAGGAACCTAATCTTTGATATGTAATAAATCTTGTCTAACTTCAAATTCTGAAATTTTATTTTCCATAATTTTATATATACATTTCTATTCAATATATTTATTAAAACAAATGACTCTAGAAAAATCTAGAGTCATTCTTAAAAGAAGAATTTACTTATAATAATTACTCATCATAATTATAGTATTTGTCCATTAAGAACATCATTCAAATCAAGTGCCATTGACGGAGCTGCTTGTTTCGGAGCTTCTGCACCTGTATTAAGCAATGCGTCAACATCCGGAATATTAGTAGGTTGGAAACCCGTAGGAGATGTTTGTGCAATGCCAAGTCCGTCAAGTCCAAATTGTGGTGCAGGTGCAGCTGGCATTTGAGGAGTTACCGGTGCAGCTGGCATTTGAGGAAGTTGAACAGGTGCTTGTGCAGTTTGAGCTGCCATTGGTTGTGTTGCAACTTGTGGTACACCTGGATTTTGAGCAGCTGCTGCAGCTTGAATAGATGCTTGAGGATTAGAATAAATTCGAATACACTCATTTACAAATTCTGTTTCCTCTGTAGTCCAAGGATGATATTCATACTTGTCTGTATCAGGTGCATTCTCTTTAAGATAATTGAATACTGCAGCCTTACCTTGTTCTGTTGCAATAGTAGCGGTAGTTACTACAGAAATTTGGGGTTGGCCTTGTGCATTATTTACTACAATACGCATACCTGATTGCTCAAGAGCTAAATCAAAGAATTGACATGCATCATAATTTGGAAAACCGCTAACCTCTTTTACTTGAACACTAAATGGACGTCCGGTAAAAAGATTGAATGGATTGTGTCCTTCACCCATAGGAGGATTCATTTCAGCATTAATCTTTTCTAAAATTTTAATTCCATATTTCCAAACTAAAATCTTATTAACAAGGCTTGGATCTGACTTACAAGAAATAACCTGAACAAGTGAAACACATTGTTGCTTACGTGAAAATTGTTTAGAATTCTCTTGAAGAATAGGATTAGCAGCATTACGAAGTGCAAAGAATGTGTTTTGAATTGGATCTTGTTGACCAACTGTTGAAGGACAATCAATGTTCTTTTTTACTTGTGAAACCGGGTGAGTCAAATAAGCATAATACTTAGTAATAATAGACTTGTTTGCCGGATCCTTTGGATTAGGGAGGAAGCGAACTACTGCTTCAAAAACTCCATTTTGTCCTTTTTTAGGATTAGGACGAAACTCTGTTAATTGTGTTGGTTGTTGTTCTTGAACAACTGGTTTTGCATTAAAAAAATCATCAAAATTTTGCATTTTAAATATAAATTAATTTTTATTTTTTCGACTTAATAATTGTATAAAATATTTCAAAAAAGGTTTCAATAAAATTAAACTTAAACTTAAAAAATTCTTAATAAAATAAAATTCAAAAATCTTAAATAAAATAAATCACTAAATCATTAAATCTAAACATCAAAACCAGTTGCAAGAACCAATAAAAAGTTCTGCGTTGGTTTGTCTGTTTTGTATATTATATTTATTTATAAAAATAAAGTTTATTTACATATTTTTAATAACAGAATTTATGCGTTCTGTATGTTTTTTAATAATTGGATCATTTAAAAACGGTTTATAATATCTGGCAAACCATGTATGATATGCATAAGGCTCATTCCTATCATTTAATAGAACTGTTGTTATACCGGAATTATCCATTTTTGTTTCTTTGTCAGTATATAAATCAGAGCCAAAGAAATAATATATTGGCATTTTAGTCGCAAAAACAACCGCTTCTTCAATTAAATAATATAGTTCCATATTTGTTTTGACATTATCTTTAAAAGAATATGGAATTTGATGCGGTTCATAATTATTAGTTGGGTCATTTCTAACTATAGATGCATGCGGAGGTTCTTGCTTAAAATTCTTTTCTCTGTATTCTTTTCCTAATTGAATCATATTATTAGCCGCATTATCTATAATATTATATAATTCACTATTTTTATATTCTTTAAGTTTATTTACAAATATCTGATATGGATTTGGAATTTGAGAAAAAACATTTAAATTATTTGTATATCTATCATAATTTTCTCTAATTGCTTTTATATTCCAAAAACTTAAAAAAGTATTTACTAATAATTTAGACTGATTCCTATGACAAATCATTCCGCCATCTTGCAATCCCGCCAAACAATAATTTCCTGATTTAAATTTATCAAATTCTTTTACTAATAACTCAATATTTTTTATAAAACAATCTTCATCAATATATATTGCATATTCAAAATATTCATATTGAGATTGTACAAGTGTAAATATCATTTCATTAAATGCTTTTAATCCGTAATATGGTTTATTATTTTTAAATCCCGGAATACAAATAAAACTATTATCTGGAATATAATCAATATATGTTTTTAAAGAATGTAAAAACAAAGAACCAGGAAATTCTGAAATACTATTAGTTACGAAACATACTTTGCTATCTGCAAAATATTGTTTAATTTCTTCTTTAGTCATTTAATTAAAAATATATTTTATATTATAAAACAAAATTATTGATTGGTTTTTCTATAAACATTAAAATAAATATTTTGATAATAAAATTTGACTTATTTTAGTTACAGTGGTAACTAAATTATCAAAATTATTTTAATTATATATGAGTGGAAAAAGTAAAAAAGTTCACGGAACTAAACAAACTTTAGAATTTGTTGAGGAAGAGAAAAAGCTTCATGTTAAACAAATTAAATGCATGAACCCTCGCCAAAAAGAATTTTTAAAATCTATCGAAACACATGAGGTAACCATTTGTTCTGGTACACCAGGTTCTGGAAAAACATTTTTATCTTTGTATTCATTTTTAAAAATGTTGGAGAAAAATCAAATAGAACAAATTTTACTAGTTAAATCAGTTACGCAAATTCCTCATGAAGAAGTTGGATTTTTAAAAGGATCATTAGAGGACAAATTATCGCCATCAATGCAATCATACTTTCATAATATTGACAAATTAATTGGTGAAGAACAAAGAAAAAAATTAATAGCGCAGAACAAAATTAAAGTTGTTCCATTAGCATTTATACGTGGTTGTCAATTTGATAATGCTGGATTAATAATGGATGAAGTTCAGAATATTACAATGGATATATTTAAATCTTTAATAACACGTATTGGTTATAATAGCAAATATATATTTCTTGGAGATATAGAACAATGTGATTTGCATAATAAAAAAGATGAAGCATTATCAAAAATAATAAAAATTTTTAATGATGATAAAAATATTGGTATTATATAGTTTAATGATGAAGATTGTGTTAGAAATCCAATTATTCCTAAAATATTATAGAAATTAAGAAATTATGAAAATGAAAATAAAATGAAATAAATATTAAAATATAATTTATTTTTCTCCCTACATAAACTTAAAAAATAAATTATATATAATTTTTAAATGTTTTTATTTGTTAAAATTATATTTTTAGAAGTAGGGAGCTTTAAATATAATAACAAATAAAAACATTTTATTTTATAAAAATTAATTATTAAATATATGATAAAAGAAGCCTACGTTTATTCATATGTGAATAAAATTACAAAGAAAACCTATATAGGTAGTAGAAGTGGATATAACACATCTGCCGAAGAAGATTTTAATATTAAATATAAATCATCTAGTAAAAATAAAGAATTTTTAAATGATATGAATAATAATTTATTGGATGGATATATTATATTAAAAATAAATTGTGAAAATTCTAATAAAAAAATAGTTCAAATAGAACATAAATTAATATAGGCATATTGGAATAAATTTGGTAAAGAAAATTCTTACAATAGATATTGCAATGGAAATTTTAGTATGGCTGGACATAAACATTCAGAAGAAACCAAAGAAAAATGGTCAATACATCGCCGAGGAGAAAATAGTCCTACATTTGGAAGACATTTAACAGAAGAACAAAAATCCCATTTACGAACATTTTGTGGAGAAAAATCATCAATGTATGGTAAGAAACATTCAAAAGAAGCATGTGAAAAAATAAGTAAAGCTTTAAAAGGCAGAACTTTTTCAGAAGAAACTAGACAAAAACTTAGTATTGCAGGAAAAAGTAGACATGTAAGTGAAGAAACTAAATAGCGTATTAGTAAAACATTAAAAGGCCGAACTTTTTCAGAAGAAACTAAATTAAAAATGAAATTAGCGGCACAAGGTAAAAATAAAGGAAGACTTTTATCAAAAGAACAACGAGTTGCTATATCAAATAGATTAAAAGGACATAAATGTTCAGAAGAAACAAAAATGCGAATATCTTCTAAATTAAAAGGATTAAATAGAAAACTATATTTATATTATGATGAAAATAATAATTAGCATATAATGGATAGAGCTAATAAAAATAAATGGCATCCAAATTGGATAGAAATAAAAGAAATAAAAAATAATAATGAATAAAGGAGCAAAAATAATTGCTCCTTTTTAATTACTCTGTAACTTTTGGTTCAGTTGGTTCTGGTTTCTTTTTAGATACCTTTATTGTTGGTACTTTTTTAACTTTAATTAAATTTTCGTTAATTAACTTATTTTCTACATCAGCTTTTGCAAAACCTTCATTAATTTGTTTTGGCATTGCCTCATATAATAAATGAGTTGTTACTGTATCATTTGTTAATTGGCTTTTAGGTTTAAACCACTTTTCAATCCAGCTGCGCATAAATGGAATATCATATATACCATTAGATGCAAGGCCAACTACTGCACAAAGACAAATAACTCCAAGCCATACCGGGTTTCCAAAAGTAATTACTTTGAGACCCCATGCAGCACATGAAAATCCAGCACCGAGAACCCATGCAATAAGCTGTTTCAACCAAGCACGGTGCTTCTCCGGAACATACTTCTCAACAAGTCCTTGATTAATTAAACCAGCGATAAAGGTAGTCATAGTCACCAAAATTGGTGCGATGTACCAGAATGCTTCACTAAAAATTCCTGTAATATCCATAAACTTTTTATTTAATTTTTTATTATCTTTTTTAACAATGATTTTGCATATAACCATTGATATTTATATTTGTATTGTTTATTAAACTCTTCAATCATCGGTTTAATAATATAAAATATTATCTCTCCAGTCGTTTGAGTTGATTCTGTAATTTTAATACTGTTAAATAACTCATTAATAATATTAGAATATTTTTCAGTATGTGTATCTTTCGTAGTTTGATTAGATTCTGTAATTTCAACAGTATTAAATAACTCATTAATAATATTAGAATATTTTTCAGTATATGTATTTAATTCACCATTTTTAAATTTAAGAGTTTCCATTTCATTAATTAATAATGTAGTTTCTAATAATATATTTTTATATATAAAATCATTTTCATAAGTATCTAATAATAACCAAGGTCTTCCATTATAAAGAGATATTAATGTATTTTGAAACCTAATAACAGATGCATCAGTCAAATCATCTTTATATGTTTTAATAATCTAAATTCTTTTCTTTAATTCTTTTTGTTGTTTTTTATTAAGATTTTTAATATATTTTTCCCATACCTCAAAATGATTATTTAATATTTTTTCTCTAGATGGAATTGTTTTAACAAAATTTATAATAAATGAGGTAATATATTTTTCTTCATTATATGCATTTAACCATGTCGGTATATCATATATTGTCATTCCATTATTTTTTAAATTTTGCATTTTTATATGCAATTCTTGAGAATAATCTATATTTTTTCTATTATTTTCTAATGATAAAGCATACTTAATAATTTCGTTTTTAGCTTCATTTTTAAAAATCATTAATTCATCTATTAAGCCATTTTCTTTATTAAAATATCTATTAATAGTTTCAATACAAAATTGAAGCGGAAATTTATTAACTTCATCAATTAATAAATTTAATTGATTTGTAATATGTAGTGTATCATTAGATTTTTTGTCATTCTTTACATAACTAGATGGATCATAAGTATAATAATATCTAATTCCATAATTTTTGCCAATGCGTAATAAATCAAAATCTGCAGGAATATAAAATTTGTTTGGGTCATTTTTATCTACCTGAATATGTTTAACAGCATAATCCAATCTTTCTTGAATTAATCCAAATGGATCATTATTAAATTTCCAACAAATTTCATTAATAGATTTTTCCCATTGCTCTTTATTTAATTTACTAGCAGATTCTGATGTATTTTTAAGAATTTCTTGTATCTTTTTAGTAAATTGAGTAAAATCATTTAAAGTTTCAACATGTTCGTATTCTTTAAATAATTGATTTACTTGATCATTTACTGTATTAATTTCATTTTCACTTATATGTTCGCCTGTTGTTCTAAATACAACATCGTCATAAATTCCAATATATCTTCTAAATAATTTTTCAATAGTTTCTTTTTTCATAGTTTTAAAATTTTATTTTTATAACATTCATAATAAAACTAACTAGTTTAATAAAAACTGGATAACCTTCATACCGGCTTAACCACTCTATAAACATTAATTCAATTTTAATCTAAACATTCCTCACAAAATAAAATTATTCAATAATCACCGGCTTAACCACTCTGAGAACATCCTAAAATTATTTTATAATAATTACTTTTAAAATGAATTTATAACAAACAAATTTTTATCTATAATATTTTAATTATCTTATTCATTTTTGTTTTTTCTTAAATAAATAATAAAAGTTAAAATAATTTTTAGCTTTTTAACGGGTAAGAGAAATAGCCAATCAGTTCTTGCAACGATTTAATTACGGCAGAGAAACCAATACAATCACGGCTATCGAACCTTACCCTATTTTTATGCAATAAATTATACAAAAAAACTTTTTTCTCAACCCGTCATAAAATAACTAATAGTTAGTTATTCGGTGAAATGATTTTATTTTAAATTAAATTTTTTATAAGCTTCCGAAGAAATCAAAATTCTTCTGGAAGTTTTTCTTTTTAATATATAAAACAAAAATAAATAATAAAATAAAACTTTTATTGTCTAAAAATGATTTTAAATAAAGAAGCTGTAAAGGCTATAACTCAACAGATAACCCCGGAACAAGCAGAATATGTCAGAGGTGTTAAACAAATTCTTGTTGATCTTCATGATGGCGAATATAATAAACCAAAAGAAGATATTTCTAGAGATATTATATTTGTAGCAAAGATAATGGCATTTGCTGACAAGTTTAAACAACTTCACTGGGCAAGTTGTTCTATGTCATATCATAAAACTATTGATGATTTTGGAGATGAATTAGAAGAATTCAAAGATGCTATTGCTGAGAATATCCAATCAATTATTGGTCAATTCAATGGTGATGAAATAACTAAACTAGAACTTCCTATTCAAAATGATCCATTGCAATTAATCAATGAAGTTAAAATTTGCATTGTAAATTGGTTTGAACTTCATAAAGATGATATGGAGTATGAAGGATGTAGAAATATATTATCTGGATTCTTAGAAACGGTTCACAGATATATATACTTATTCAGATTGTGCAAATTAGAATGTAAGTAAAAATAATAATTTAATATAATATGAAAAAGCTTTTAAAAGAATCATATGAACCAGAAATATAGAATGGAATATATAACGCTGCATTGATGAATTTAGATGATGTTCGCAAAAGTTTGCCAAAGAATACACCTAAAAAAATTTGGGATTTATATCAACAATTATTTGACGTATTAGAAAATGAAAATGTTAATAATATTACTAGTGATGGATTTACTATTTTTATTCAAGCAGCTGATCCACATGATAGATATTATCAACAATTTGTAGGAAAAACTTTTGAACTTTATAATACTCATCATATATCAAAAGAAGAAGAACAATATCTTGGCGTTGAAGGATGCGATTATGTTGGTGAAATAAATGTTAATGGTGAAATTCAACCAATACCATTCGTAAAAAATAGTGTAAACAGTAAAATACCTATATCATTTGAATGGATTTATGCTGGTTATATAAAATCTAAAATTCAAGAAAGCAAATATATAAAAAAAGATAATAAAAAAGATTTGTATGAAAGCATTATAACTTCTGTTGCTAGAGAAGTTAAAAAAGCTCTTAATGAAGAATATAATTCTGTAAATGAATCAGTTTCAACAAGCGAGCTAGTTAAATATATATGTTATAGTTTAAATACCAATAAAAGCGAGGATGAAGAAGAAGTTTGGAGAGCTGTATTGCAATTCAAAGATGAACATCCTGGAGAACCATTTAGATATACAGTAAGTCCAACTGCAAGTTTAAAAAATAAAAGAAATACAATAAATGGACAATTATTAATTTTAAAAATTGGAGATGATGCATGGTTTTGGAAAGCATCTGAAAAAATATTTGAAAAAATATAAATTAGAATGAAAAATAATCCAAAAATAATAAAAGTCAATCCATAGAATATTCTGCCTGTAAATGAAGCATGGGCAGCTACTGCTGGTTTCTCTACATCACCAGATTATGGAAATCCAGCATTTTCTTATGAAATTAAGCCATTGTCATTCACTTTATGTTAGAAAGGAAATGATCCAGAACTGTTAGACAAAAACAAATCATTTAAGTTTTTTGTCGGCGACCATGTTTCTGGCTATTGCCCTTATGATGGAAAGAAACATGAAGGTATGATTAAATATTTCTATTGGGTTCCAGGAAGTGACGGAACAATGCCAAAATTTGTTTATATTCAAGATTTTTCTAATGAAGATACAATTCCGTTAGACGCAGAATCTATTAAACCTACTTTGACAAGATATACTCCAAATGATTTAGCAGTTAAAGATTATTATAGAGCAAGAGATACGGAAATTGCACATGATTATGGGGCAACTGAAATGCCAAAAACTGTTTTTGAAGGAAAGAATTTTAATTTTAATGAAACTTAGTTTAATTTTAATAGTGTAAAAGAAAATTTAACATTAAATGAACAATATGCATATTTAAATGAAGCTAAAGTAATGGCTAAAAAATTTTTTAAAGAAAATTTTGATTTAAAACCTGCTAAAGGATTTTCATTTAAACAATATGTAGACAAATCTACAGGTGCATATGTTACTACAGAACCTTCAGATGGAAAACCAACCGGAACTATGAAATTTTTTGCTAAACATGGAATTTCTAAAGTTTACAAAGGTTCTATTGGTTTTTCAGAAAAAGAACAGAAATGGTATGGTTGGAGCCATAGAGCAATTTATGGATTCGGTGTTGGTTCCAAAGTAAAGAAAGGAGATTGCGGATATAAAGGAAAAGCTTGGACCGCTAAAACTTTAGATGATGCAAAACAAATGGCAAAAGATTTTGCTGATACAGTAAGTTGAAAAATAATAAAAATAATAAAAATATATATGAAAAAAGATAACAAAAAAGCTTTATATGAAAGCATTATGACTTCTATCGCTAAAGAAGTTAAAAAGGTTCTTAATGAAAGACAAATATTATCAGAAGAAGAAAAACTTTCTAGAAGAATTGGAAATAAATTATCATTTAGAATTTATGGTGGAGATTGGAATGATATTTTAGATGCTATGGAAAATAATAATCCTGAAGAAGCAAGAGAAATTTGTAGAGCAATAAATAGGAGCTATCGTACTCGTGTATTTTCTAGCGATGAAATAGAATTTATGATTAATAATTGGGAATTGTGTAAAGAGTCGGCACGTAAAATACGAAAAGAAAAAATTGAAAAATTTTATCGTACAGGAATTTTACCAGAGCATTAGAGATAATATATATAAATTTAAAGACACTTCTAATTTTTAGAGGTGTCTTTTTCATCAATAAATAATAAAATAGTTTTCAATACTATGGCAAAAACTGAAATAACAGCAAAACAACTATATGAGAATAGAAATACTTCTGATGTTTTTTCTCGTCTTGTTATAATGGGAGTTCTTAGAGTTCTTAATCAAAAACTTAAATATACTTAGGTTTGGGAAGATACAGAAGAAGGAACTCAGGAAATAACAGTTCCATTTTTCTTTGATTTTTCTGGTGGTGCCGGAACATCTGAAAAGTTTATTCAAGACAATTATATGAACTGGACTGATGATGAATGTACTTCAATGGGAATCAAAAAAGTGAATGGTGATTATAAACCTATTCCATATGGTGTTATTTCTCTTGATTCAACTAATATCGAATCTGGAAATATTTCTAATAGATTTGTTATGGGACAATTTCAAAAAAGAATAAATGGCGAATTAAAACCATATGTTGCCTGCCTTTATTCTATCCCGTTGACAATGAGTTTTACCATTAATGTTGCATGTGATACTGTTAATACAATGTGGAAAATAGAATAGGCATATAGAGAATTTTTCTATAAAAACAAAACATTCCATATTAATTATAAAGGAACTGTTGTTCCATGTAGAATAGGCTTTCCAGAATCATTGACAGAAAGCAAAACTGCTAATTATACTATGGGTGCTCAACAAAAAGATGGTGCTGATGTCAAATTAAGTTTTAGCTTAAATTGTGAAACATACCAACCTGTTTTTGATCCATATACAGAAATGCCGGCTAACAGAAATATTAAAAATTTCCAAGGCGGAATAACACTTCAAGAAAAATCAAGTTTAGCAACAGACAAATATGGAGAAAAACAAATCATTAAAGAAAGAGTAATAGATGAAAACGGTTATATTGAAGCAGAACATATAGACAGATTGAATGTTGTTGCACTTGAAGATATATTGTTAAAATGGAATTTCTTCTATAATTATTCAGATTTATTGCATGTTGATATATTATATAAAGAATACGGAGATGAAGAATATCATACAATATTAAATAATATCGACAACCATAATTTCTGTCATATGAGCATTTCCGGTGAATTTGTCAATGAACCTGAAATAGATGTTATTATTCCTCAAGACGATGATGTGATGATTTTGGGACAACCGGTATTCAAATTCTATTTGACTCCAGACAATACAATAACTGGTGATACTTGCGTAGTGATAGATAAAGGATAGTTCTTATTTAGTCGACAAGCTGAAAGATGCAAAATAGATGCAATATTATCATTTGAAGTTGAAGGAAAAATAAAAGAATATCCTATTAAAATTAATTTATTAAATGGGGCAGTTGATACAGAGAATCCTGTTGAAATGAATTGTATTGTATATCCTAAAGAATTTGATGCCAGAAAGATTCAATTATTTGTTAGAGATCATGACAGACCTGATATTATAGCGGCATTTTAGGATGAAGATGAATTTGTAAAAGTTTTTTAAAAATAAATATATTGATAACAAAAAAATATATAGAATATGAAAAGAGATAATAAAAAAGCTTTATATGAAAGCATTATGACTTCAGTAGCTAAAGAAGTTAAGAAAGTATTAAATGAATCAAATAATGAAGATGAAAATTTTGATTTTGATTCATGGGATGATTTAATGAATTATCTCAAAGATAATGATGCGTATGAAGGAATTGAAAAAATATTTGATTTGGTAGATGAGTTTGAAACTGAAGAAGGTAAGTATGATAGGTATGGACAATGGCATAAGCCAAAATAGCATGAATGTGGAGAGTTGATTAATTGTTATACATATAAAGCATTAGCAGAATATATACGAGATACATCTAAAGCATTGCTAAAAACTGCAGAAGTTATTGAAAATATGGAACCAACTATTCATATTAATTTGATAGATTTATGTCAAAATATTGTGAATAAATTTGATATGAATGATTGGTGTGAATGGATAGATGAAGGTGATGATTCATTAATTTCATTATTAAATGCAAATGGAGTTATGGAGTTTTTAGAAAAAGAATATGGTGTAGATAATGAAGATTTAATATTATATATAAAAGATAATATTTATAAAATATGTGATTATTTACATGATTATGAACCAAGTGAACATGAATTAAAATCATGGGGAAGGAAATATGGATATTCAAAATGGGGTCAAGATGAAGATTAAATAATAATATCTAAATAATTATAAAAACATAATTTAATTTTAAATATATGAAAAAAGATAATAAAAAAGCTTTATATGAAAGTATTATGACTTCAGTTGCTAAAGAAGTTAAGAAGGTATTAAATGAAGATGTTGAATATACAGAAGATGATGATTATGAAGCTGAAGCTGAACAATATGGAATAATTTATTATAAAGATATAATAAAGTGGTTGTAGACGGAGGATAAATTTAATATAGAATTATATGCTAATGATGTTGATGAAGCAGATTGTGCAGCAAAGTTATTTTTGAATTGGGAAAATCCAAGTCGTCCTGAATATTATTTTCATAAAATAGATCATAGTTGTGCAGTACTTGACGCTATTACTAATTTGTCAAATGAATTATTAAGTGGTTCATCAATTAATGACTTATATAATGAATATGGTGACTCTATATGTTTTAATATAAAGGATTATGATTATTAATTGATTTAAACAAAATAAAAATTATTTAAAATTTAATAATATGAAAAGAGATAATAAAAAAGCTTTATATGAAAGCATTATGACTTCGGTGGCTAAAGAAGTTAAAAAGGTATTGAATGAATACAAAGGATCTGGCATAGTAGGTTCATTTAATAAAAATACAAATGGTGTAGTTGATCTTGGTTTACCTTCTGGAACATTATGGTGTAAATGTAATCTTGGAGCAAATACCGAAACTGAATATGGAGATTATTATTCATGGGGTGAATTAATTACCAAGTCCGAATATACTGAGGAAAATTATATGCATGATGATAATTTTAAACAACTTCCACCTGAATATGATGTAGCAACATAGACATTAGGTAAAAATTATTCAATACCAACTAGAGAATAGTGTATTGAATTACTTGAATATACAAATAATGAATGGGTTCATGATTATAATAAATCTGGTGTAGATGGTTAGTTGTTTATTAGTAAAATAAATGGTAATAAATTGTTTATTCCTGCTGCAGGTGTTCGTATGAGATATAGCATTTATTATGATAATGATTGTTGTTATGTTTGGTCATCAAGTCTTGATACAGCTTACCCAGATGGTGCATGGTACATGTACTTTAATTATGACAAATATGTTCGCATAAACAGTAGCAGTCGTTACCACGGTCTTTCAGTTCGCCCAGTTTTTAAAAAATAAATATATTGAAATATATATAACTTATTATAAATCAATCAATTAAGCAAAATTTTAATAATTTTGCTTAATTTTTTTGTAATAAATAATAAAATAGTGAAAAACTATAACAAAAATATAAAAATAAATTAAAAATTTATGGCAAAAAATCAAACAAAAGCTGTTTTAGACAACTTTAAAATTCAATCTTATGTTGATAGTTTATTTGAGTCAAATGCAGGCAAAAATCAACGTTTGCAACATTTCTTAAGTGAATATCAAAAAGTTTTGGAACAAGGCAATGCTAAAGAATTTATGATTTATGAAGAATTCGGTCATGGTCTTGCCAATTTTGCTACTGGAAATAAGGCGGTCAAGAATGTTATTAATGAAATGAATACCAATCTTGCTACTTATGGAAAGGAGCTTAATACTTATAAGTTAATGGAATGCATTTGCGATGATGCAGCTAAATGCGCATGTGAAGACGCATATACAAATTATCTTGAATGTCAAGATGCAAAATCAAAAGCAATTCTTTGTGATGCTTGTGATGCACTTGAACAATCTGGTGATCCTGTTGCTCCGCAATTAACCATTGTTATTGCTAATCCTAATGCACAATTAGAACCTCAACAAATTACTACATTTGATAATGAGGGTAAATTCTCTGAGATTCAACGCAAAATTGAAGCTGATAAACTTCGTCAATCTGTAGAAGCTGCTAAAGCTGAAATTGATGCATATGCAGAAAAAGTTTATCAAGAAAAAGTTGCATAGGCAGAAGCAGAACGCAATGCTAATGTTTATGACAATATAGTTAATGCTAATGGAATTTGTTTAAGCGAATCTATTAAAAATATTATGAATTCTGAAGCAAAGACTAATAAAAAATTAGTTGAAACTCTTGAACAATATAAAGGTGCGTTGAATCAAGGACTTTATGAAGAACGCCTTTATGAAGGATTTATTAAAAACATTACTCCATTTAATTATCTTAAGTCTGTTGATAAAGAATTAAAACGTCTTGAAAAGGTTGCAGAAGATCATCAAACATCTATTAATATTACTAAGATATTAGAAGAAATGTATACTTCCGGTTCTTATCATATTATTCCTTTAATTGAGGAAGATACTTGCAGATTTATTAAAAATCCTACAGATGTTAACTGCAATCAATTAAAGGCAGCATTAGCATCTTTTGCGTCTGATCCATATTGTCACGCAATTCTCGAAGAACTTGAATTATTTAATAGTACACCGGCATTTTTGGTTAATGATAAGACAATGACTATTAAAGATCGAGCCAGACTTATTAAAGAGCATGCTAATGTTTCTAATGTTTATTCTCCGGTTCAATATATTAAAGAGAATGAATGTGTATTTAATGTCAATGGCCAATTCTATGTAAAGAAAGGCAATACACTTGCAAAGCTTTCTGAAGAATATGTTCCTCAATTATCTGAGAAATTTATTTCACTTTGCCAATTAGTTAATGATCCACGGGTAATTATGAATGAAGATCATATTACTTTAGTTGGCAATAACAAGATTGCAAATATTTATGAAAGCTATATTGATATTAATGGAAATAAAGAATCTATTGAGTCTGTTCGTAATTTAGGTGAAATGCAACTTAAATATGATTTTGATAATAACTTCTTTATTATGACTTCATGTTTGGCAGAAAACTTTAATAATATCGCTAATGTTAATTTTGCTAAACATATTGCATTAAATGAAGATGAAGGAATTAATATTGATTTGTTTAATTTAAGCGGAAATATTTTTGTTAATGCTGTTAATGAATCTATGTTAACTTCTACCTTCTATCACAATGTTAATCCTATCCAATGCCGTAATTTAATTAATAACCATATGGGTATTAATGTATCTTACTTATTTGAAGATCTTCTTCCATCTCAAGATAAAATGTATCTTAAACTCAATGAAACCAAAAATGAATATGAAGCGTCTATTGCTAAATATGAGGCTACTATTGAGAAACTTAAGAAAGCTAAAGAAGATGATATTTCAGAAGACGGAGAAAAGAAACTTGATGCTGCTATTGAAGCTGCACAAGCTAAGGTTGACGAACTTAAGAAAGAATATAAAGATTGGCAAGATGATGTTGATAAAGTAACTAATCCTGAAAATAATAAAGATGAAAAATCTGAAAAGGATTCTGAGGCCGAAGATAATCAAGATGATAATACTGAAGAAGAAAAGGCCAATGAACCAATTGATGCTGAAGATGTTGAAGCAGCTAAAGCAGATTTATCCACTCCGCTTTCTCAAGAAGCCGGTGATTTATCAGTATCTGATGATGAATTTGATTCTTATCTTGAAGGTGGTTCTGAAGTTTCCGGTGATGAAATGGATCCAACCGATGTTAATATGGCACATCATGCATTAGCCGGTGACGGTAAAGAAAATGAAGAACCAAACCCAGATGAATTAGATGACCCAATGAGTAATAAAGAACTTCCAACAGAAGGTGATGAAGAAACATTACCACAAGTTAATACTGATGATGAAGATCCATTTGATACTGAAATTGGTAATGATGAAGAAACACCGGCTGAAGGTGATGAAAAAATTAATCCTGAAGAACCTATTGATTTTGAAGGTGATGAAAATGCTTCAGAAGAACCTGAATCTGATGTAACTAGTGAACCAAGTGAAGAACCAATTGATGCTGAAGGTACTGATGTTTCAACAGAAGTTGATGGTGTTAGTATTCCAGAAGGTTATAAAATTGCAAATATTAAATTTGATGAAAATCTTAAAACTGGCGAATTATTCAGAACTGGTAGTATTACTGTGATGGTTGATATGGTTGATGGTGCTGGTAAAGTTTATACTGAATCAAATAACTATCATTTCTATATTGATGAAGAAACACATCTTCCTGTTATTGATGCAGCAGATATTCCTGTAGCTCTTTACAATGCATTAGTTTCTTCTATTCAATCTGATTCACAATTTACTAAAGCCGATACTGAAGGTAAAGACGGTGGCGCAGAGACATTCGATTCTGATAAAAAAGATTTCCCAGATTATGATGAAATTTATTATAATGCAGATGATGTTAATGATGCTTCTGATGAATTACAAAAAGATGATGAAGAAGGATATTTTGATTTCACCGATGATGGTGAAGGCGATATTACTTTCTCGGCTAAAGAAGAGGAAACGCCAACCGAAGCCGAACTTCCTGCAAAAGATTCTGAAGATGTAATTCCGGCAGAAAACGCTCCAGAAAAACCAGTTAAAGCATCTGATTTATTCAATGGTGTTAAAGATGAACCTGAAGAAGAAATTAATTCTGAAGAGGTTATTACTCCAGCATATAAATCCGGTGATACCGTAATTGATGAACCTGCAGATAATGTTGAATTTGAAGATGAACCAAAAGAATCTGATGAACCTGCAGATGATGAATTAGATTTTGATGAAGAAACTCCGGTAGATACTTCAATTAATAATCAAGAATCAAGTTTTAATTCAGATGAAAAAGATTTTCCAGATTTCGATGAAGTTGATGAAAAACCAGAAAAAGAAGAAAATGAATCAGTAAAACCTGAAAAGAAAATTTCTTTAAATGAAGCTAGAGCCGCATTTGTAAAATTAAAAGCTGAATATAAAGCAAAACATTGATGATTAGAGCTTTTAATAAATTGTTTTTGAATTATTTAGAATTCCAATTTAAAAATTCTAAATAATTCAAAAACAAATAAAAATAAATTAAATTATGTCATGATAGAAAAATTATATGAGTATGCATTAAAAAATGCAGGAAATAAAGTCGAAATAACACAAGTGCAATCTATTCAAGAAGGAAAAGTTAAATTTTTTGGTATTATTGATTTACTTCGTCAAAAAGAACCAATAGCGGTTTATGAAATCGGTGATAAAGTTTTTTATAATAATTATGATGATGTAATTTATACTATTAATGAAAATAAAAATGTAGTTGAAGATTTATCAGCATATGATGAAGATGAAGATTATATTAATACTTCATTATTAGAAGACGGTTATCAATTAATAGATTCATTATTATTAGAAAGAGCAAAAATTAGAAAACCTGGTTTAACTACCGGCGGAGATATTAGAAAATCACAGAAAAGAGCAGAAATTATGAATGGTACTAAAGATCGTCAAGAATTTGAAAAGAAAGTTGAACGTCTATCTGATGAAGCTGGTGTTGCAAATCCATTAGTTCCACAACCTCAACAAGAATCAGTTAATATTGAAGATGCTAATGAATTATCTGAATCATTAATTGATAAAGATAATATCGAAATTATTTATGAACCGATGGATTGGGTTATTATTAAAGAAAATGGAATGAAAGCACAAGTAACAAATGTTTATAATGATGGAGACGGAAATCTTAAAATGTTGACAATTGTTGCATCTAACGGTGTTTGTTATGATGCAGACCCGGATGAAATTGAGCCGGATCCAATATATTTGGCAAATCTTCCAGGAGTCACTGTTAACAGCACATTATTAGGTGTTCCAAGATTGGCAACATTTGATATTAATCCTGAAACTAAATTAACTGATAAAGTTAATAATGATGATCCTGCACTTGAGGAAAAATATAAAGATTTTAATTAATAAGTTAAAATCAAAAAAAGAAAAAGAGATTCAATTAATTTTGAATCTCTTTTTATTATTAATGACGATATGGTTGTGGTACAAGTTGATCATCATATAATTTATATAATATACCAGCTAAAAGCTGCCTATATTTATCAGTATATGTTAAATGTTGTTCTTCTGCAACTTCTTCAGCTATATCATAAAGCCAATCTACAAATTGATCATCATCTATTTCTTCTGTTATTAAATAAAATTCAGAAGGAAAATAACTTTTTTGCTCAGCATATTCATTTAAAGACTTTTTAACTTCTTTAGCTACAGAAGTCATAATGTTTTCATATAAAGCTTTTTTATTATCTTTTTTCATATTCATATGTTTAATTGTTTTTTATTATTTATTTATACTAATTCAATTTCATTATATTCAATTTCTTTTAGAAAATCTTTAGGCATTATACTATAATCAGAATTATCTATTACAGCATAAATTAATTTATATTTTCTATAATCAAGATACATACTATAAAACGCTACTAAATATTCACCAGTTTCATTTGATACTACAACATACGGTTTTGTATCATTGTATTTTAATTCATCATAAATTAAATTAGAGCCGTGATAATAATCTTCAATATAATATTGATGTGATAAAGTAACCCATATAAATGATTTAAAATTACTGGTTACTTCATTATATGGCATATATTTTCTTAAAAAATTATTTGCTTCAGATGCCCGCCATTGAATACGTGTTCCAAAATGTAAATCATCGCCTGCTAATGTTTCATATACATATGCGACATGATTATTAATTGATGTAATATCTAAAATTTTTGGAAAATCTATATCAAACCGTTTACAAATATTTTTAGTTAAATATCTTTTGAATTTTAATTGTTTACTTCTTACTGTATTAACTTCATCAATATCAAGCCCGTTATCGCTTACAATATTTTCAGTACTGAAAATTTCAACATGAGAATACCATTTACCATTTTTTGGAAGTTCATAAATAATAACATTAAATGCATTATCCGGTGAAATTGAAACCTAATCAACAATAAAATAATCTAAATTTTTAAGTTCCGGATGAAAATGTATAAAATTCTGGAAAATATCTATTAATTCATTATCACGTCCTTTTAAATCATATTTAAACTAATCATATAATTTTTCTATATCATTTGCATCTGATGTGTATTTATAATTTGGAAATAATTTATTTTTATAATATACAAAAAATGCATTAAATGCTGACCAGTTTGTTATATTAAACCAACCTTTTGAATTATAAAAATAACCTCCGATTTTATCCTTGACTTTATCACCCATTGTTTGATTTAAACTAACTAAATACGGCCAATCACTATTATTACTGGTAACTTTATAGTTAACAAAACCAAAATCTTTGAATATTGATTTATCTTTTCCAGGAAGTCGTTTTAATAATTCATATATAAATGATTTCTATGTTATTTGTTGATTTGCAAATGTTTTTTGAATATCGCCTTTAGTTGTTCCTTTAACTTTACTATTAGTCTGTCCTTGAAGCACATCATCATCAAAATCATCTAATGCAAATGAAATTGCTTCACTAATACTTTTTAATATTTTATTTGTTAATTTTTTCAAAATATAATTAGAAATTATTTTTATATTTATTTAGATTTAACAAATAAACAAATGAATAAAAAATAATTATAATATTAAAATAAAAATATATTTTTAAGTATATGGCAAAAAAGAAAGAAGTATTAAGTGAAGGAACCGGTTTACCAAGTGTATTTGATTTAGTAAAGAAAGTAGATGATAGTGTAGAAATTATTGCAGAATCTGCCTATTCAAATATACAATCTTGGATTCCAACAGGCAGTTATATTTTAAATGCCGCAATGTCCGGTGATTTATTTAAAGGAATTCCATCTGGCCGTGTTATAACATTTGAAGGTGATTCTGGTGTTGGTAAATCATTTTTAGCATGTTCTATTTGTAGAGAAGCTCAAAAGATGGGGTATACTCCAATTTATATGGATTCAGAAGGAAGTATTGATTCTAATTTTGTATCTCGTCTTGGTGTGGATCCAAATAATCTTATTATTAAACAAGTTTCTACTATTGCAGAAACATCACAATTTATTGCAAATGTTTGTGCACAGCTTCAAGAACAAGAAGATAAATATGGAGAGCATCAAAAAGTTATTATGGTTCTTGATTCTCTTGGAAACTTGACATCAGATAAAGAACGTGATGATATTATGGCAGGCGCAAATAAGCGTGATATGACAAAGGCTCAAGAAATTAAAGCATTGTTTAGAGTAAATGCAACACCGCTTGCTAGACTTCAAATTCCAATGATTGTTAATAATCATGTTTATGCAGCAGTTGGTGCATATGTTCCAACATCAATTGGTAGCGGTGGTTCTGGAATTAAATATAATTCATCATTAACTATTCAATTATCAGCTGCAAAACTTGATGATAAAGATAATGAAGCAGCTGCGGCTAAAAAACAAGGTGCTGATACAACAGCAAAAAATGGAGTTTTAGTAACAGCAAAAACAGTTAAATCAAGATTCTGTCGTCCTTATAAAGTTAAATTTCAAATTCCATTTTTCAAAAAACCTAATCCGTTTGTTGGTTTGGAAGCCTTTATGAATTGGGAAAATTCTGGAATTGTTCGTGGAAATCTTATTACAGAAAAAGATTATAATAAACTTTCTCCGGCAGATCAAGCAAAAATTTATGTATTTGAATTTAATGGTGAAACTTTATATTGTCAACCAAAGGATACAGCTCGAGGAATTGTTTGTCGTCACTTAGGTACTGTAGTTCCAATTGCAGAATTCTTTACTGAAAAAGTTTTCACACAAGAATTTTTGGAATACTTAAATAAAAATGTGATTCACCCGATGTTTGATTTGCCAGACCAATCTTCATTTGATGATATTAAAGAAATTGAAGATTTAATTGAAACCGGAACAGAAACACCAGAAACAGAAAATTAATTTTTGTATTTTTATATTTTATATGTGAGAAGACACTAATTAAAGTGTCTTCTCTTTTTAATAAATATATTGATATGAAAAACTATAATAAAATATTAGAAGCCGTTAATCGCGGTATTAAATTTGCTTTAGATGACTTTGATAATGAAGAACCTCAAGGACAAGTTAATACTAAAGTTAATAATACCAGTAATATTAAAGAATATGTAAATTGGTTAAATTTAGTTGATAAAGTTAATGAATATGATATTACTAAAGAAGATGTTGCAGAATTAATGAAACTTAGCCAATTATTAAATTTGAAATTTAAAGCAGATAATGATACATTAAAAGCAATTGTTTATTATATATGTGGAATTAATCCTCGAGCTGATTTAAATTGGATAGATACTAGCAGTATAACAGATATGTCATTATTATTTCATTAGACTAAATTTAATGGAGATATTTCTGAATGGGATGTTTCTAATGTTAAGACAATGCTAGAAATGTTTGAATCTACACCATTCAATGGCAATATATCTAAATGGAATGTTTCTAATGTAAAAAATATGGCATGGATGTTTGCCCATTCTAATTTTAATAAACCTATAGGAAATTGGGATGTTTCTAATGTAGAAACTATAGAATATATGTTTTATGATGCTAAAAAATTTAATAAAGATATTTCTAAGTGGGATATAAACACATACGATACTGATTATATGTTTTCTGGATGTCCAATAAAAAAAGAATTTAAACCTGTATTTCCATGGTAAAAAATTATAATAAAATATTAGAAGCAGTTAATCGTGGTATTAAATTTGCATTAGATGATTTTGAAGATCAGGATGATATTCAAGGTCAAACCAATAGTAAAGTTAAATATCAAGGCGGAATAAATGAATATCTAGATTTAATGAAAATTGTAGTTGATTTAGGTCTTCCATCCGGTAATTTATGGTGTAAATATAATCTTGGCTGTAATTATGAAAAATTAAATAATGACTCAGAAAATACTATACCGGATATGTGGTATGGAGATTATTATGCATGGGGACAAACAAAACCAAATAGTCTTGAAGAATATGATAAAGCATTTAGTGCAAATATATTAACACATGATATTGATCCGTCATATCAAAATATGCATTTTAAAGATTTTAAATTTTTTACACCTTCTGTTAAAGATTTCCAAGAATTATTACAAAATACTATTCAAAAAAATGTACAAAATTATAAAATTAATTATTTAAACGGTATAGAATTAACTAGTAAAATTAATGGAAATAAATTATTTTTACCGAATAATGGTTTACATTATAGTGATGATGATATACCGGTTAAATCAATGCTTGTCGGCAGTCTTTCTTATTGTTGGACAGCAACTGCAAATAAATCAAATGCAAGCGATGCTATAGTATATGCTAAATCATTTGGTGATTAGGATAAAAGTTTTTTATGCGGTATACGACCTGTATTAAATTTAAATAGATAATGATGAAAAATTTAGAAGAAATATTAAAGAAATTAAATGAGAATAAATTAGCGTTTGCATTAGATGACTTTGATGATAATGAAGAAATTCAAGGTCAAATTAATAGTAAAGTTAAAAATAACAGTAATATTATTAATTATTTAAAATCTGAATTTTTTAAAGAAATAGTTAATAAACTTGATAAATCAACTTTTTATACAAAATTATTATCAGCATAGCAAAATATTACAATTAGTGATTTATCTAATTTTAATATTCCAGATGACGATAAAAAAATTATTATATCTTATTTAAAAGAATATATTTTTAACGGAACAAATACCGATGTTGTCGATATGTTACTTCCGTCGGGAACTTGGTGGGGAACATATAATCTCGGTGCTAATTCAACGGATGAATATGGTATTGCATATGAACTGGATTTAAATAAAGATATTGCATATGAAGAAACAAAAATATTCAAAACACCGACATTAGATCAATTTAATGAATTATTTGAAAATACTGATCATATTAAAATAAATGATGGTTTTGTTTTTGCATCAAAAGAAAATCCATTGCATTTTATATTCTTTAATAAAAATGATGATTATAAAATATATATGATTTCTGGTACATATGATGATAATACATTTCTTGGTATGAAACTATTTAAATTTGATGATTTCTATTGCAAGCCATTATCATTTAAATTATTAAATAATAAAGTGCCGCCAACAATATATATGAAAATTCGTCCGGTATATAATAAAAATGAGATTCAAATTTAATGAATCTCATTTTTAATTAAAGTGAATAAGTGTTAATTCTCTGTTGTCTTGCCCAATCATCCGGAATAAACAACTTTGTATGTCTTGCATCATTATAGAATGTATAAGAATTTTTAAGAGATTTACAATACCTACGAACAATCCCGTAACCAACTAGATAAACACTATTATTACTATTGTCATAGAACGCATAGTAATTAACCTCATTTTCTAGCACAGCAGAAACCAGATAATTATGATTGCGCGGATTATGAGCAGCAAAATAAAATGTTACTGTTTCTTTTCCATTATTTGCAATAATATAATTACCCGTAGATCGAGTCTCATAACCATTCCTCCTTAATACATCACAGAAACGACGACGGTAGGAAGTAAATGGTGTATCAGTAGAACTAAGTCCTGGATGTGTATGTCGAACACTCACATTAGTTGTATTCTTTACACCTTCTCCAATTAGTTTGTTAACTTGTTTTAAACCTTCCATATTAAAGTTCTCTTTCAGTAAAATTTGCAAATTGTGTTAATTTATAATTTTTTGGTTTTCCTTTAACCACTTCTTCAGGCATTTCTTCTTCAGGTTGCAATTCTGTTACCTATGCTTTTGCATTAACATTATCTATAGTAGTATCAACATCATCACTTTGACAACCGTTCATAAGCTCGCGAAGCTCCTCATCAACACCAGCAAGATAGATGTGTTTCAAGCCCTCACTCTTATCAAGGCGATTCATCTCTTCCTCATACATACGAGTCAGCTCTTTACGTTGATAATTGATAATCTCAAGATCTGACAAAAGCTCCTTACGGCGTGCCTTATTAAATGCAATTGCACGGCCGATTTGTTGATCATACTGATCTACCTCATGACAACGTGTCTTTGCAATAAAACGGCGTCCATACCAACGATCATAAAGTGTACATACTGTTACACCATTCTTCTCGTCATCATGAAATTTAACTGTGTTTGACATGTCCTGCTGCTCAGGACTCATTTTCGTAAAATTACTTTTCATTTTTCTTTTAGTTTTAATTTTTAGTTTAACATTAAATATTCAGATTTTCGGTCATCTGAACTTTAATTATTATAAATCAAAAAATTAAAAAGTTTATAAAAAGCTCAAAAATATTGGATTGCAAAGTATATTTTGCAAAACAATAATAATTAAAACCAAATAATAAAATAATGGTAAAATATGTTATAAAACATAAAAAATGAAGATAAATAAAAAAATTGTGATATTTAGAACATTATTTTAACTGAAAACTATGAAAAGATATTTATTATACATATTATTAATAATTAATTCTATTTGTTATGGACAAATATATAGTACTGGCAATAGAATGTATGGGACTATGAGTACTCCATCATATGATAATTATAAAAATATTAATGGCGGTAGTAATATTGGTTATTCCAGTCTAAATATTGGATATTCAACAAGCAAATATGGAATGACAAATACTTATAATATGTACAAACGTCAATATAATAATGTATATAGTGGAACATACAATCCTGGAAGCAGTAGTAGATCAGGCCAACCACGAAGAGTAAAAGGATATACTATAGATGGAGATTCTATTAATACAGATGGAATGGGTAATCCATCAGATCCATTAAAAGGTATGTGGTTAGATGGTTATAATTATTATTATGAAGATAATTATTGGTATAGAGGTCATTATGATAAACGTGGAAATTATATATATGAAAAATGGAGTTCGGTATTTGATGCTGACTGGTTATTCTGGAATTGGTATAGCGGAAGAAATCCAGGAGATGATGCTATTCAATATTATCAAAATAATCCAAAACCGCATCCATATGATCCATATGCAGATCCAATAGGAGAATTCCCAATAGGATTATTATTGATTTTATCATTTTTATTTGTATATTATAAAAAACTTAAAAATAAAACTAATTGAATTATGAAAAAACTTTTAATTTCTTTAATTTGTATTTTATTTGCTAATTTTAGTATGGCAAATATTAATAAAAATGTTGCTGACACAATTCGTTTTGTAGATGTTGTTGAAATTAACAATGGAGAATTTGGAGTTGTATGGACAACAGATTCTGTAAAATGCGATGCATATAAAGTAGATATGGTTTTATTTGATACTGCTACTTATACCGGTGCATTTTTTGCAACTGTTGCAACATATGCAGAAAATTATGTAATTTCAAATTCTAGCTATTATGGTGTGACAACAAGTAATATTTTAAAATACGGTGATAATTACCAAACAATCGGTGCAAAAGGTGCAAGCCAAGAAGTTATTGATGCATGGGAAACTGCATGGAATAATTCGGTAAATGAAAACGGTGAAACATTAAAACCTGGATATTATATTATTCAAGTTACCGGAATTGATTCTATGTTTAATGTAATAACAGCTGCTAATTATATTATGGTAAATGTTAAAAATGTAACAACAGATATTAATTCTGTCTTTTTTAATAAAAAGGCTAATGGAAAATATATGGATCCAATAACAAATACTTTATATATTATTCGTGATAATAAAAAATATGATACTCAAGGAAATCGTATTAATTAAAAATAAATAATAAAAGAACTATGAAATTGTAATGTATACTTTACATTTTTAAATATTTTAAGGGGGTTTATATCAGAAAATGATATAAACTCCTTTTACTTTATATAATGTGAAAAAACAAAAATATAAAACTATATACAAAAATGAAAAAAATTCTTCTCTTTTTATCTTTTCTCTTAATGAGTATTGGAATGTGGGGCGCCACTGAAACAGCGACTTTTACACCATCTAACTTCACAGGACAAGGCACAAGCGGAACAGGTTCTGCGATTAGTGCAACAGTAGACGGAGTTACATTTTCATGTGATAAAGGTTATGGGGCCGCTCAGATAAGGTGTTATAGCGGGAGTAAAATCACAATTTCTTCTACGAATACGATAACGGCAATTTTCTTTACTTTCAGTGACTCACGTACGGGTGGGTTGGAGACATTATATACAAGTTTAAGTACTACATCATGGTAGAAAACTCTTTCATCTCAAGCAAGAATAACAGAATTGATTGTGACATATTTAGATTCTTCACCAACTATATATACTGTCTCATTTAATAATGCAATTGGTGAAAATCCATCGCCAATAAAACAACCAAATTACATGATAGGGATCGAACTACCCATACCTACATTTAATTCTGCATGTGAAAATGATGGATGGGTATTTGCAGGATGGAGTGAAAGCAACTCAGATTATTCATCTCTAAAAACTGGTACATATATGCCAGAAAAAGATACAACTTTATATGCTGTTTATAAAAAGAGTGAAGGAGAAAATAAATGGGTAAAACTTACAAGTGATACTCTGTTATCTAATGGTATGAAAGTCGTTATTGTTGCACCAGAATGTAATATGGCATTATACCATGAGACTATTTCATCTAGTTATTGCAAATATTGGAACTTTAATATAAACAATATTGATAATGATATAAAAAATTATCTTACAATATTTAATTCAGAAATAAATGGAGAATGGTATTTTGGAGATAATACAAATGGTTGGTTATATAATTCAAGCAGTAATAATTTAAAATTCGATGAAACATACAAAAGTAGTTGGGATTTAGAATACACTAATAATAAATTTTCAATAACAACAAATTCTAAATGTTTATCATGTAGAACAGATTTAAATGGTGATAATCAATATAAATTTAGAATGGGAGGCAATGCATGTAATGTTGGTGAACATGAGTTTGATATATATGCAAAAATTCGATCAATATCATATTCATTTAATCCATCATGTTGTGAGAATATTATTACAATAAACAAATTTCCAACAGAAATCGGTTCATTTGATTTAAGCACAAATACTGTATGTGGTGATGGTGATGGTGGAGAAGTTGAAATTATAAATATAGTTCCAGATGATGGTTATATGCTAGATACTATTTTTGCAGTTGATACTGTAAATATGAGTATTGTTGGTACAACAAATATGGCTGAACATAAAATTACTGGAATTAAAACCAATTGTGTGGTAGTTGTAGTATTTACACCACTTCCACCAGAACCAGAAATAGAAATTGTTGAGTGGAATCCAGATTATATAAAAGTGGGTATTGATAATTTTGATGCAGTAACCGCGGTTATTGAAAATAAGAATACACAAGAGGTACATGAAAATAATGTTGCAACAGAATTGTTTTTTAGTAAATATTTTGAAGCTGAGACAACAATTAAGATGCTAGGAATTTATAATGGGAAGCAAGACTCATTAAATTTATCTGATTATACAATAAAGGCCGGGGATGGTACTAAAGGGACATCTTGGGAAAAGATATATGATTTATCAAATTTGGGTTGGATTCATTCTGGAGAAGAAATAATATTATATTCATACTCTGATGATGCAAACACAACTACCGTCATTAATTGTATTAATAGTCATGGTGCTGGTTTTAGTAAATATATACGAGTTAAAACAGGTGGAATTGTTAATGGTTCACTAACATTTAATGGAGATGATGCTATTGGATTGTTTAAAAATGATAAACTAATCGATATAATTGGTGCCGGAACTTCTGATGCAATCTGCGTTACCGGATTAAAGGGAAAAACAAATGGTAAAGATAAAGACACAATAATGTACAATACACACCATATTGATAATTATTGCTGGATAACAGATACAGCCGATAACACTAATGGTTATAGCAATGTTATTGCTACCGATTTATGCCTTCTTATTAGAAAATCAAATGTTCATTCAGGAGATAGTGCAGTTAAGTATAATACAACAGATTTTGTTACATTGGGTAGAGAATGGTTTGGAAAATTAGTTTCTAAAAAAGATTCATCAACATGTAAAAATTTTGATTATGTTGGTACATTCAATTACAATGAACATTACTCACAATATACTCAAGTTGGTGATAAAATTTTATTAGCTAAAATTGATTCTGATGGTTCATATAAAATATCAATTCCTGATTTGGACACCTTATCGTGTACATATTTAAAAGTCATAGTTAATGATGATTCTAATAATTCAGAAGAGTGTGAATATAAAATTCCTATATTTGTGACAGAAAATACAAATTCCAATTCATTAATCTCTCAAGAAGGTGATGATTGTCCAGAATGTGATGTTGTTATTATTAAAGGCGGTAAATTAACAGTTAATTCTAATTTAACAAACAGAGATGTAACAGTATATCCAGGTGGAGTTTTAATTATTCCATCAGATCAAACTTATAAAGTTAATTCTTTAACACTTCGTCGAGATAATGATTCTATTCCATATTTTTCATATAAAGGAACATTAAATACTAAAAAATTTAATATTGATTTAAGAACTGATGCAGAAGATTGGAGATGGATGACATTACCGTTTACAATTCATACTGACAGTATTAAATTATCTAATGGGAAACCAATTAATTTGAATAATAATGTTTGGATTTCATATTATGATGGAAAACACCGTTCAATATATCAAAAAAATGCATGGAAAGATATTTATAAAGATACAGTATTTAATGCAGGTGAAGGATTTTTATTTGGTGTTGATCTCCCAGGAAAATCTAAGAAAATTTACAGATTCCCATTTAATAAAGATTCTATTGAACATGAAAAATCAGATAAAATTATTAGAAACCTATATGCATGGGGAGGAAATAATGAAAATCTAGCACCTAATCATAAAGGATGGAATCTAATTGGAAACCCATTTATGGATGCTGATACTACAGATATTATAAAACCAATTAGAATTGGAAGATTGAAAAAAGATTCTGTTAATGGACAGTGGACTGGTGGTTGGGTATCTGATACAATTGAAGATACACATGGTAAAAAATTGCGTTATGCTGTTATTCCTAATAAAAATGAAGAATTTGCAGATGCAGGATATTATGAATCAGTTGTTTTAGATGACTACATATTAAAACCATTAACTTCATTCTTTGTTCAAATTAGTGGAAATGAAAGTGATATGCAAACATTAACATTTGAATCAGAAAAAAGAACAAATAGAATAGTTGCAAGAAGAACTCCAATTAATGAAAAAGATGAAGAATTATTCTTAAGAATCAAAATAGGGAACAAAAAAACTGGTTGCTTTATATCTAATCATTTTAATAAAAACTACGAACCAGGGGATGATTTAGAGTCACGGTATACATATTATCAGTTAATTAATGGATATAAATTATTATATTCTGCAATAAATGATTCTATTATTGAGAATGGAGTTCAAATCCACTCGCTTGGTGGAAAAGTAACATTAGATCCAAAAGTTGAAACTGAAAAATTTGAATAGATTTATATTCTTTATAATAATGAGTGGTATGATTTATTGCATGGTGATGAACCAGAAGTTTTAGGCGATTTTATATTATATGGAAAAAGAAAAATTCAAGAAGATATTCCAACAGATATCGGTAATATAAAACCTGGCCAAGGAACATTTAAATTTATAAACAAAGATAATGTTTATATAAACAATAAAGGAAAGATTTATAATATATTTGGTTCACAAATAAAATAAAAAGGAGGAGATTAAATTCTCCTCTTTTTATCACCATATATCATGTGAAACTCCTTTACGCCGTTCTTTATGAGTTACTTTTCTAATGCATTGCAAATATTCAGGATTTAATTTTTTAATATCAAATTTAATATGTCCTTCTTTATATAATTCTATTTCCTTTGCATTATATTCTTTAGTTCCTTCTGGATACCAATTATCAGATGTGTATTTTTTATTAATTTTATTTAATTCTTCGCATGCATAATCGTCAGTTTTTTGATCTGCCAACCATGTTGTTTTCTCACAAATATTAAATACTACATATGGTTGACAAATATAACCACCTAATGTCACATCAAATACAACATCAAATTGTCTGACAATATCATGGAATTTTTCTTTTTCTTCATTTCCACGTCTGAATCCGTCTTCTGGCCAATTAGCTATCACAAAATCATTATTTCTCAAACTATTTGCAACTAACATATCATATAATAGCCATTCATCCCAAATATCATCATTATGTGCTAAAATATCATAATCTGTTTTATCTTTACATCTTTCTGGATGCTTTTCTTTATATTCAGCAAGACATTTATCAATTATAGCTTTATTGCTTTCATTAATACGTGGAATTTCTTTTAGTTCTGATTCTCGGCACCATTTATTATGGTTTATTTTTACAGAAGCCTCTTCTGGAAACAAATCATCTGTTACCATATCTTCAATAATTGGCCAATCCTCGTATCTTTCACTTGGACAACTATCACAACAATCTTCACATCCCATTATAGAATCTACAACTTGAGATTTATTTGAATTTGTAATTTCAACCTCAGGTTCTTCAACTTCAATAATAATCTTTTTCCAATTTTCTCCATCAAATATATATTCATTCCCATTATATTCAACCATGGCTCCTTTATGGAATATAGTAAAGCCAATAACAGTTGGTCCAGCAGCTTTTTCTGGATCTGTTGTTGATTGTCCAATATAATATATCATATCATTTAAATCTCCTGGCGCAGTTAAATCAATCTTAATCCATCTGGTCACCCCGTCCTCACACCGTACGTAACGATATTCTGCATCTTTATATACGATATAATCACCTGGTTTAAAATCAGTATAATTCTCAATAGTAGGCCCGGTTTCACTAAGTGGATCGGTAGTTGACACACCTTTAAATATCCAATCATTTAATGTCTTTATTTGATTATTCATTTCTTCATTAATCATTTGATTTCTATATGTACACATAATTGTAATTTTTTAATTTTCTTCTAATGTTAATTTATAAATTTTTTCTTCTAATGGCTCCGATAAACCATTTTTGTATGTTGCATTATTATATAATCCATATGCCACAGATAAATTTATATTTTCATATGTTGGTGCATATTCTTCATTTTTGTTTTCTTTAATTACAAAATCTGAAAATTTATAAAAGACATCATATTTCCCCATTACGGTTAAAGTACTTCTAAAATAAATTGTAAAGTTTTTAGTTTCTATATAATATCTAAAATCATCAAAATTTATTGAACACTTATATATACAAGAAAACTTAAAATTAAAAATATATGCAGTTTCTATAAAATCTTTCAATATATCTTCTCTACAAAAATATATTGGAAATTCACGCCAAATTTTAATTCCGAATATTGAAATTTGATAATTCAATATGTAAACATCACTATCAAAATTATTTGTTTTAAGATGTTTCTTAATTATTTTAATAGGTCTCTGTAATTTTTCTGTTTCCATCTTTGTCAAATTTATTATTATATTCTAATAAAAGTTGTTCAATATTTGATTCTCTTTTGCAACACTTGTCATACCATTTGATTCTGAGATTCCAATTTAATCTAATTGGCTGTACAACTTTTTGATTATTCAAAATAGTTTTAGCTAACTTAATTTCACGCGTTGTCAATCCTTCAAATCCATCAGTATGCACAAAATTAAATAGTTGTTTATCCAACATATCTCCTTCATCATCAAAAATTACATATGATTCAACTTCATCTTCATGTGCATCTAGCCATCTCTGAATTTCATCTCCGCGTTCTCTTCCCATATGATCTGTTACATCATATATAGCTTTAGTAAATATGGAATCCTCAGTAATTGTCCCGTTTGCTTGCTTTGCCCATCCATTAAAAAGTTTATTTATAAAATGCTCTGCATTTTTACTTCCGGTACTCCAAGAAGATGATACAACAATTTTAGCATCTGTTTCCTTTATAAGTTCTTCTAATAATGCTACTTTTTCTGGATCCAAATGCCATCTGCATTCTGGTGTGGAAATGACACCGTCAAAATCAAGAAATATGATTTTCAGTTTTTTCATTTATGCAATAAGGTTTCCGTCAACATAGAAATCTTCATTATTTCTACATTCCCAATTTTTAATATAGCCCTTTCGACACATATAAGAAACTAATGGGTAATAAACAGTTTCATCGTTGTTGCTATATTCTTTTACAGCTTCAATAATGTCCAATGCTTCTTCATTTGTCATATTCTTTGTATTTTTCATTTAAAAATTTTCTTAGTTTTCCAATATGCACATATTCAGCTTTTGCATGTTGGCAATCTTTATCAAATTCAAATTCAGACAAATCTAAATTTGTTATTCCAAACTTCTCATTCAACATAGTTGGTAGCCAATCATCTGAATCTTTTAGATATACTTCCAAATCTCCTTTTAAAATATAAAAATTCTCACCATTATATCTTGCAGATGATTCGCGTAGTGTCATTATAAAAGCCACAACTAAATCTCCGACTTTTGTTAATTTAGTAATATCGAAATCTTTATCAAAAATATCAATTTTCATCGTCTTCAAATTTTTCTTTTAAGCGAAGATATTCTTTATATTCACAATCTTCATCTTTTTCAAATTTTTCTTTTAGACGAAGATATTCTTTATATTCATAATCTTCCTTGTCTTTTTTATGCTTTTCAATAATAGCAAGTTCTTCTTCATCAGTAAATTGCCAAATATCAAAATCTCTTAAAATTCGAATATATGGACTATATATGATTTTATTATCACTGTTTACGTGCATATAAAGACGAAAATTTCCACTATTCCAGTTTTGCGGTTCAATAATAAGTTCATTACCTAATTTTGGTTCGTCGTCATCATCATACCCAGTACCTAATGCTATAAATGTTTTGTCTGTAAACGTAATAATACACATGTGTGTATCATAATTGCCAGTATTGGTAAATGCAACTTTATCTACCACTTTATTCTTTAATAGATCATAGTCAGAATCATCATGTAGAAAAATTTGTTTATAATCGTTATTTCGTACCATAATTTTAAAATATTTTTTAATAATTCAAATATTATAAATCAAAAAATGATAAAGTTTCAAAAAAATGAGGGACTTTCACAAGCACCTCATTCCAAAAATACCAATATACATATGAAACATATATTAATTACATCTTTTGAAGCTCTTCATCATTTGGAACAGCCTCACCGATAAATGCATCATGAAGCTCGATGAATTCTTCAAGTTCAGTAATCTTAAAATCAAACTTAATACCAGCAGTTGCAATATTAATGCGTTCGCGCATAAGTTTGAGTTTTTTATCAATATTTGACAATTGTCTAATAATCTCAAGAACATTTTGAAGAATATGACTGTATGTTACAAAATTCTCGTCATCTTTCTTCTCAACTTTTTCAATATCAAAACCTTCTAATTCTGCCATTGCTTTTGCAGATTCAAGTCCAACACCAGCAGGATTAGACATGGTTTGATAAAGATACATAAGTGTTGCATAATCAACTTCAAATGGAAGTGTAGCATCAGCTTTATATTTCTCAATAGCTTCAGAAATAACTTTATCAAACATAAGCATTCCCTTCCATGTTCCCTTCTCCCAATGATTCAAAGTTGCATTCCAATTCTTAAGGAGTTTTGCAAATGCAAGTGCATCATGATCCATAATAACATATGTTTTATTTGCATATTTTGCAACTTCTTTATCAAATTCTGCTTTAGCTTTATCAACATCTTCTTTAGTTGCTTCCTCATCATAAACATTAAGCCATTTACCAAACTTTTCACGAAGATCTTTACGGAATTTATCATGCAGTTTCTTTAATTGCTCGTCACTCATTTGAGTTGCATCTACTTTTTCATTAGTTTTCTTGTTTGCCATAATTAAATCGATTTAATTTTATTTTTATAATGTTTTCTTCTAGCTTCTTTTTCCCTATATTCATCCATTGTCATATAAAATTTTCTTGGAATGGTAATATACTTAAAATGGTCAAGCTGATCCCAATTACCTACGCATGGTACAGTTTCAGCTAATTTATATTTAAAATAATGAATGGATGTATTTTTATTTTGTGTTTTTCTATTTATGATTTTTAATCCTTTAGTTTTCATTTTTTCTTTGATATATTTTATTTTTATATTATTTTGTAATTTTCATTAATGGATGTTGTCTAGCATATTCAATACCATAAATGTTTACGAGATACTTGTCTAAAATCAAATTATTTTCATATATAACCTTATTTGGTTTAAATCCGTATTCATCATAATCTGAACGTTTTGGTTCTGGATCATATCTCCCACTAAATGACTAATCATTTTTCCATTTATTATAATCCTTTTCGTAATCAGTCATAACTTAAAAATTATTTTTTCTTTGTTATACTTCTATATTTCTTAGCTGCACAAGAATCACATGTTATTAATAAATCTTGCTCACTGTCAAATTCCTATTCAAAATTTTTAATATTTTTAGCATTATTGAATATCTATCCGGTATATTGAATATCTATATAGCCAGTACCCTATTTAATTATTTTCTAGCCATAAAAATATATATTCCTATAAACTTTCATACTAATTACAATAAAACTATTAACAATGTAATTAAACCCCCCAGAATGATACTGTTTATACCAATAAAGGATGCTAATTCCCATTTGAAATTAGGAAATCTATCTAAAATTGGTGCATACTTCCATTCAACAACATAAGAACATGAAACCGTTTCTAAAATTTCACCACTTTGTTTATTGTCATTATCAAATTCTTCAATATAGTAAAAATTAGGTGCTTCAAAATAATCTCCCCAATTAATATCGGTTGCAATATATCTTGTTATCGGTAAAACAGCCTCTTGAAGTTTTTGGTATTTCATTATATCCGAACCTGCTAATTGAAAATTTTCCGGAATAGAAACAATACCAGTAATAGCAGTCATATCTTCATTAACTGCTAATCTATATTCATTAAACTTTGATTTTGGATCTGCAATTTCTTGTTGAATGTCTATTAGAAATTGTTTTCTATTATCTCTATCAATCTTTATTTGTTTTAGATTGTTAAAAAATTGTTGAATTCGCTTTCCAAATTTAGTTTTTAGTTTCATAATCAATATATTGATTTTAATATTTTATGTAAAGTATTTATTTTTGTTTATTTATAAAAAGAAAAGCATCTGATTTCTCAGATACTTTTAATAAAAATCAATAATGTCCGAACTAACAAAGATCTAGCGCACCGTTCATATCTACATATGTGTCTACCAAATCTTTGTGATTAATTGTCAGAATTCGTTTAAGATTTTCTTTACCGCGATAAAGATAGTTCTTAACAGTAGATTCATTCATTGATAACTCATCCGCAATTTCACGGATTTTCTTTCCATCAACAAGTTTCATATGAAGAATCTTGCCTCCAATACCCGGAATATGCGACATCTCTGCAACAGATACATCATAAAGCTCTTTTGTAATATCAGAAAAATCACTTGAAATAAATTCAGCTCCGTTGAAAACGCCATTCTCGAATTCAGAAATATTCTGAATATAAGATTGGGAACGATTAACCATCTCAGAATCATAAATGTCTGCAATATCGTTATCAACAATATTCAGTTTTGTCTGGTTTTTGATAAATCCAAGACAATTGTTGCGGCAAATTGTCCACAACCAAGTCGAGAACTTTGCTACATTAGGATCATAAGAATCAATTTTATTAAATGCATTAATAAAGGTTTCAATAGTCATATCATATGCATCATCATTGTTTTTTACAAACCCGAATGCATATTGCTTAATACCATACCAAAAAAATTCCTGAAGTGCTGTCCATGACTTTTCAGATTTAGTTGCCAAGAAATCATTAACTAATGCATCAGCTTGAATATTAATTTTCTTTTTTGGACGCCCAGCTTTTCTCTCTGCTTTTTCGGCAAGCTTCATTGATTCTTGAATTTCTTCATCAGTTACATTAAGTAATACATCAATTTCTTGATTTTCATCATTCATGTTTACATCATTCATTTGTGAAAGCTCCGATTCAATTAACATTTCAAAATTGTTATTTACCATACGATTTTTACTGTTTTTGTATTTGTTGTTATTATACTTTTTAATTTATGATATTAATTTATAATACAAAGATTGTACTTTTTTATTAAACCAAAAAATAGAAGTTATATTTTATTTTTATTTTTTTACATAATTAAATAGCACATGTAAGCACCTTTTTATTTTTTACAGTGCAAAATTATTGCTTTTTCATAAATTAAAAAATAGAAGTTAATTTTTATTGATTTCTTGATTATATTTATTTATGTTTATATTATTTTATTTTTATATTGCAAATATACAAAAAAGTTTTGAAAAAAAAATGCATTTTTTAGTTATTTTTTCAATTTTTGATCAATGAAATAATTAAAATAAATAAAAAAAGTATATTCTATAATAGTATATGAAGATTTTAAAGCAGAAATATCATGGCCTTCCAGGTTTAGGAATTAACGGAAAAATCGGTGAATAGGGTGTTAAGGCTGAATCTATTTATATGGGCTATATAAATGATTTTTTTGATGGTGAAGATATTAGTGTTGGTACACTTATTTATGCAGCTAAACGAACATTCAATCATCCAAATGCTAGTACACTAGATGCATCTACTATAGAAGCAGCGTGGGCTGTTACTTAGCAAGAATTAAATGTTTTTCATACTCCTAATACTATATTAAAGAGTGCTGTTGAAAATTCTAGTAACAGCTCAACTTCATATATTAATTTTAAAACATTTTATTATACTGGAACACGTTTAACAGATGATAAAATTGTTGATGACATATTTTCAGGTAATAGTTCAATATCTGATGCAAGTCTTGCAAAATTTGTTGAATTAGATTTAACTGGTGATTTTATTTCAATGTCATTTATGTTAAAAACTGCAGATAATCCTGAAAATAATTTAGATTTTAAACAATATAAATCTGAATATGATACAAAATTAAGTAATATGGATACTCATGATTTTTCACAATAGGGTCATGAAATTTATAATGAATACAATATTACTGATGAAAAAACATATAGAAAATTTGATGATTCTGCCATAATATATGGAAAATTTTATGATGATTAGAATGATAGATATTTAATATATTTGCCATATGATACAAATGATGCAATATATAAATCATCTTCTGCAGCAGGAATAGCTGCAGAAGACGGAAGTTTATTATTAAATGAACAATATAGAAACTATTATGAAAATCATGGTGAATTTAATTATGTTAAAGAATATATACCAAATAATAATGATTTATTACTTACAGATGTAAACACACATTATGCTAAATTAGATTCTAGTAAATTAGAAACCAGCATATTTTATGGTGATAACAATATTAGCTTTTTAATTAACGGTGTTGAAACCGGTGATAAAGCATATTGGAATGAATTTTATAAAACATCATTTACTGCAAAAATATTATCAAAAAGCACATTAATACCTAATTATAGTTTGTATCAAGATGATGATTTATTAGACAGCGAAAATAATGCATTTTATGGTGTAGCATCACCGGTATTATTTAATAATAAAGGTGATAGTAGCATATCAATTAATAATGAAGGTATTAATAAAATAAGTTCGCTTATTACAGATCCTGATTATATACAAAGAATAATTGACGGTAAAAATAATGTTAATATATTATTAAATGACAAAAATGGTTTAAATATATTTTATTCTTTGAATGATACAGAAAGCTCATTATTTGTTCCGTCTACATTAAGCAGTTACTATAAACCAGGTGATGTATTATATTTTTATGCAGATAGTTATGCATTTAATAATATTAGTGATCAAAATTATAAAAATATAATGTATATGGTAGTATTAACTGAAGATTTAATGGGTTGTACGCCATTACAATTAATGAGTGCAGCATAGTTAATATCACCGCTAGAAATTAAAAACTTTTCATTTAACAATAATAACCGTGTTTGCAACTATAATAATATTGCCGTATTATTAAATGACACATCTGTTTCAAATAATACTAAAAAATTAGCATTATCTAATAAATCATATATTGGTATTGCTGATAATTATACAGATGCACCGGTTATATTAGCCGCTAAAGATGGTTCTATATTTAATAATTTTGTGGCTGTAGATTCTAGCGTTGCATTAAATGGTAATGTTAGTAATAATTTATTTAATATTGATGTATCTGATAATATACCTATTAAATTAAATAATCTTAATATTGTATCAAATAATATAACCGAAGAAACAAATGTTGAATTATATAATCATATATATGATTCAAATATTAAGTTTGATAATGAAAAATTTATTAAACCTCTATTAGATTTAGATTTATATTATGATACTAATAATACAGCATTATTATCATAGACATTAAACGGTTCTGATTATTTTTATGATATTGAAAATTTATATGGTTATTTTTACGGCTGTGATATTTATAATAGTGATATGAAAAAGATACAAACTATTACAAGTATCGATAAAATGTTAACAATTGATTTAATTCCTGATGTAAATAATACTGTTTATTATTTCCAAATGTTTGCATCATGCAGTAATAGTTTAAAATATTACAGTAAATTAACATAGCTTACATTAACATATAAATTAAATAAGTATTATGGTGAAGAAAAAGAAATAAAAATATTAGATAGAACATATTATAGTAGTCCGATAGGACAATTTTCAACAGTTATTAAAAAGAAAAAAATGCCAAAAAGAAGAACAGTAACAGAACGATATGAAATTGATAAAATTAAAATTGAATTATTAGGATTAGATCAACATATTGTTAAAGAACAAAAATTTGGAAATATATTCTTTGATTTAACTGATATTAATGCGGAAAAAGTAGATGCTTCATTATTTGTATATACAGAAGATCCATCTATTATAATTGATGATATATTATTTAATCATAGGAGCTGTGAATATAATGAAGATATTAAGGTTAATAATTGGTCTATTATTACACCAAATACCGATTCAGGATTAGATGCATCTGTATTTAATATTGATTTAAGTTCAAATCTTCCGGCATTTAATAATTCAACCGGTATATGTAAAAATATTCAAGAATATATTATATTAGGTTCTGAACATATTGAAGAAAATAGTAATAATAGTGAATCAAAATTATTTAATTTATTAAGCAATTCAAATTATATTAAGCCGGCAAGTATGCAAAGATCTATATTGGTTACTGCAAAATACCATTATAAAGATCATCCATATGAATATTACTATGAAAATTATAATATAGTTCAACCAGGATTTAAAGATACTCGTGATGTACCTGTATTTGAATTAAACACACATACTTCAATACATGAATTAGAATCATATAATTCAATAGATAATGGTGTCCTTAATAACCAATTTGTAACATACATTGATATTAATATTAAAGATTTCAAAAAATAGTGGGGATAGTTTATAGTTGATCCGTCTATTAAAATTTCAATGGATGTTAGTATTGCTAATATTGATTATGATTTAAATTGGCAATATAATTATATTGTTGAGCAATTAACATCTCGCCGTACATTTAAAGTAATTTTGGAAGATATTGATTCATCCATAACTAAACTTAATAATTATGTAAAATTAACAACATCATTATTTGAAACCAGCAATAATTTATTAACAAAAAATACTAATAATTGTAATAGTATAAACGGTAGTTTAAATTGTGGTGGTAGTTATAATATTGATTCAAGCTTTATATTATATAATACACCGGATAATACTAAAGGAATAAAACCATTAATTGTCGATAATTATATTTTATGTGATAAGCAATTTATAGATATTCATAAAAATTCTAATTTAATGTATAATGGTTTACAAAATAATATAATGATTGGATTATCTGATATACCTATTTCAGATGATATTGATACAATTAAACTTAAATTATCATTGGAAATGGGTAATCCGATGTTAGCTAATATGTATTTTAGATTTGTTGTTAAACATATTAATATAAAAGTTAATATTGATAATAGCGATACTCCTAGTATATTTACAACATTTGTTCCAAATACATTTAATGTTGATACAAAAAATACATATTTGGCTAATATATATGCAGATGTTAATACTTCACGTAAAATTAATCGTGTAAATTATAAATATATTTCAAACCCGATAGATATAACATTTAATCCGTTATCATATACAGTTTGTCCGAATGATGCCGAAACTACATATACAAATATATATGGCAGTTTAGACAAGTACGGTATTAAAGATCAAATCAAGAAAGAACTTAAATTCTTTAATTCATCTGTATATGAGCATAATCCATATAATTATACAGGAAAACAAATACGTGAACATAGCTATTATCCGTTTAATAATCTTTATATTAAAAAATCTTATATACAAGATAATGTTAAGGCTATTAATGTAAAACCTGTTTCATTATGGGATGTAATTCAAAAAACAAATTTAACAACATTATCTTCTAGTATTAATGAAGAATTAAAGCAACATAATGTTTTAGATTTTATTGAAGGTAACAAATATTTAAGTATTGTATATAATTCTGTTATTATGTCACCGAGAATTAGAAATGACAAATATTGTTTCTATTATAATGATAATTTATATCCGCGTGCTAAATATGATCAAAAAGTTAATAATATGCCTGTATTTGCATATGATACACAGTCTATAGAATTACGTGATGACATTTTAATTAATTCAATGGATAAATGGAATGATTATTATACAGAACATAAAACTTTTGATTCTGAAAAAGCATATCATGGTGTTTTAAGTTTATATGGTAATGGTTATACTCAAATAGTAGATGATATCAGCACTGATATATTTAATGAATATGTTATGGATCTTAAGAAAGTAAAAAATCAAAATGATGTATCTATTAATTTATATTCCGGAATTAATGAAGTTGATATCAATCCGATGAAACAAGATCAACCGAATAATAAAGAATATTTTAGAGGGTTCTTATATGATATAAACTGGGAATTCCCATATTATGATAATAAAAATGAAATAATTCCATATAGAATAGTATCACCATTTGATAATTTCTTAAATAATACTAGTACTAATATTCAAGAAATTTATCAAGATTATTATAATGCATTAACAGACTTAACAGATGCTTCATATGGCACTAATATGGTTCCATCTAATTTATTATTTGATATTAATCCGCGTATTGCATATAATTTTGAAAATAATGGTGTAAATGTTTTAATGTTAAGACGCCCATCTATTGGAACTGATACTGATAATATTAGTACTTCTACAGATTTTAAAGAAAAATATGAATTTAATAATCAGTTATTTGATTTAGTATCTGCAATAGAAAAATTATCATCACCATATATTATAAAATCAAATGAATAAAATAACTGAATTAAATTATATTAAATTTGAAAATAGATAACTAATGCATTAAACCAGGATTCTGTAAATCGAAGACAACATCATTAATCAGAATGAATTTCAGATATTGAAATAAACTTCATTATTAAAATAATAAAACCACTAAACATACTTTAAATGCTTAGTGGTTTTTGTTTGTTTATATTAAATTTAAAATAAATCTATTAACCGGAATAACTAACATTAGTTATTTTATGATAGGTTGAGAAAAAAGTTTTTTTGCAGTGAAAATAAATATATTGATAACAAAAAATATATAGAATAATGAAAAGAGATAATAAAAAAGCTTTATATGAAAGCATTATGACTTCTATAGCTAAAGAAGTTAAAAAAGCATTAAATGAATATGATAGTTGGACTACTACAACATTGGATGTGATAACATAGGATGAAGAACAATCTGATGCTGATTTTGTAGATTTGGGACTATCAGTTAAGTGGGCTAAGTATAATTTAGGTGCAACACCAGGTAAAAATGCTAAAGATTGGTATGGTGATTTTTATGCATGGGGTGAAACTGAACCAAAATTAGATTATAAAATGAATAATTATAAATTAAACAATTATAATGACAAATATCATTAGGGTAAAAAGATGGTTCTTGATCCTAATGATGATGCTGCGACTGTTAATTATGGCAAACCTTGGAGAATGCCAACAAAAGAAGAAATAAGAGAATTATTAAAACATACTACTAATCGTTGGGTTACTAATTATAAAGGAATTAAAGGATTAAATGGCCGATTATTTATTAGTAAAATAAACGGTAATTCAATTTTTATTCCTGCGGCTGGTTATTGTGAAGGTTCTGATATTAATGATGTTGGTTCTTATTGCTACCTATGGTCTTCAAGTCTTAATTTAGACTACACATATGATGCATACTACTTTGACTTTAATTCAGACCATATTATTGCGTTAAGCTGCAATCGTTGCGATGGTTTTTCAGTTCGTCCTGTCATGGCTTAAGGATTTACTACTCACTGAAAATAAGAAATAAAAATGGTGAAACTGCTGGTTCAAACCCGTATAAAGTTTCACCATTTTTCTATTTAATAACTAATAAACAATATCATAAAACCGTTATATAATAATAAAATAATAAAGGCTTTAGTGCAAATTGATATAACATATGACAATCAATATTTGGTATGCAATTCAGATTATCCTTATGAACTACAGCTATTAAAGAATTTTTTGACAAGGGAAATTTCTAATGCTTGGTTACTTAAGAAAAAGATGCCTTATATTAATACTGAACGCTGTTTTATAAATGAATATGGAATGGTGCCGGTTGGTTTATGGTTAGAAGTTCTTCAATTTTGCAAGCAATTTAATATTTCTGCAAATTTAACAGAAAATACTACAAATTATATTAATCAATTCCAATTAGATTATCAGGCTTTTCACATTTATATAGATGATATGTTCAATGGTGCTGAAATGCCTATTAAAGATGATGACGGAAATATAGAATGTTATGTGCCATTTAAACCTCATGAATATCAAATTAAAGCTGCATATACTCTAATTAAATATAGAAAAGCTTGCGGAGAAATATCTACTTCAGGCGGAAAAACTCTTATATCATTTATATTATTTAAATATTTTATTGATATGGGAGTTAAAAAAGTTTTATATATAGTTCCATCTGTTGATTTAGCAAATCAATCTGCAGAAAAATATGAATTATATGAATCATATCTTAAAAAGCATAAACACAATTGGGAAATTGGAGTATTACATTCCGGTTTAACTAAAAAAGAAAGAGAAAAAGTAGAATCATGTAATGTTTTATTTAGCACTTTTCAATCTTTAAATAGAAAAGAAAATGAATTTTTTAAAGATTTTGGAGCATGTATAAATGACGAAACACACCATGCATCAGCTGCTACTGTAAAAAAGACATTATCTAAATGTGTTAATTTACGATATTCTATAGGTGTAACAGGAACATTTCCGAAACCTAATACTATTGAAAATATTGAAATTCAATCATATATTGGCCCTGTTGTTTATAAATTAACTTCAGATCAATTAATTAATGAAGAACATGCGGCTACCCCAATTTATATAGTTTTTCAAATTATGAATTGGGGAACACAAGATGAAAAACGTCAACTTTATTATAATAGAGCGCAAAAAGCTAATAATGAAGATGATATGCAACTTGGAAATAAATTATTAAAACAAGAGCAAGAATTTGTTAATAATTCGTATACTCGATTGAAATTTATTGGAGATTTGGCAATTAAAATGGCTAAAAATACTCTTATAATATTCGGAGATGTTAAAGGCGGATACGGAAAAAAGATTATGGAATATATAAAAGAGAATTCTGATAAGAATGTCTATTATGTAGATGGAAATACACCAAATGAAAATCGAGAATATTATAAAAAATGTATGGCGGAAGATACTACTGGAAAAACAATAATTGTCGGAAGTATAGGAACATTCGGGGAAGGTCTGGATATTGGAAATTTGGAATCTATATTCTTAGTTAATTCAGCAAAATCAGATAGAATGGTTAGACAAGTTGTTGGACGTGGTTTACGTAATGCATCCGGAAAAGAAAAATGTATTTTATATGATTTTGTAGATGATTTAAGATATAGTGAAGATAAGAAAAAACGATATTATGACAATTATATGTGGGCTCACTATAAAACCAGAAAAGGAATTTATACTGAACAACATTTTCCGACATATGAACAAAAATATGATTTTAAATAAAAAGAGATTCAAATTTGAATCTCTTTATTTTTTATAATTTTATTACCGGACGAATTGGTAATCCGCATAACCTACTTTCAGCAATATATTGCCAATAACCTTTATATATAGTTAAAATTTCTAATTCATTATTATCACCATCCCATGTAGAAATTGGACCTGATATCCAATATTCAATATGGCCATCAGCTAAAGCTGGTTTAGAACCAAAACTAGTATGTCCGCTAGCAGGTAAAAATAATGTATTCCCATTAATTTTACTAATTAATAATGCGCCATACAGCTAATTAATATTATTGTATTTTCGTTTATATTTAACTGTTGTATATTTTTTTAATTCTTCAAACTATTGCATAGTTGGCATATAAAATTTAAAGTTATGTAAATGCATATTTTGGTAAGCAGCATCATCTTCTGGCAGCAAATAATCTAAATTATCTATATTTGATTTATCATATTTTGTTTTTACATTAAATGCATATTTTGTTAACTAATAAATTCTACCAAATTTATAATTATCCCAATTATATTCCGGTTTATTTGCTTCAATCTCACCCCATGCATAATAATCACCACGCCAATCTTCTGAATTAGACTATTCTGGATGATTATTTAATAATTCATAATCACATCCTAAATTGTATTTGCACCACAGAGTTCCAGATGGTAGTCCAAGATCAACTACGTTATTCATTAAATCTAAATACTCTTTAGTTCCATCTTGATGATTAACTTTGCTATTAGACTGCCCTTGAATATCTTCTTGATCTTCATAGTCATCTAATGCAAATTTAATTCCTCTATTAACAGCTTCTAATATTTTATTATAATTTTTCATAATTAATTTATAAATTTATTACCGGGCGAATATTAAACCCGTTAGCACGACTGACAATATTATCGCCATATCTATTGGAATTGAAAAAACAATAGTAAGCCCAGCGAGCATCAGATAAGAAAAGACTCGAAGACCACAATAAACAAGCAGAACCAACATTTCCACATGAATCACCGGCTGCCGGGATAAACAACTAATTTCCGTTTTTCTTTCCTTCAAAAACTCTGCCGTTCAATCCTTGAATTCCGCTATCATCTTCATGATTATGTATAGTTTTATTAGGATCATAATTATTAACCCAATAGTTTTTAGTGCAATTTCCTAATTCTTCAAACTATTCTTTAGTCGGAATATGAAATTTAAAATTATATAATTTTTTATTCTAGTAAGCTGCATCATCTTCTGGTAATAATTCAGATAAATTATCAGTAAAACCATTTAAACCAACATCAGGAACATTACAATATTTAGTTAAAGATCCATCAAAATAATCATTTCCAAATTTATAATTATCCCAATTATATTCCGGTTTATTTCCTTCTAATTCACCCCATGCATAGTATTTTCCATACCAGTCTTCTGGATTAGTTAACTGGTTTGGATTAACATCTAAGTTATACTTGCACCATAAGGTTCCTGAAGGAAGATCCAAATCTACCACTTCTTTCATTAAATCTAAATATTCATTCATTCCACCCTAATATTTAACTTTGCTGTTAACTTGACCTTGAAGTTCATTATCTTCAAAATCATCCAATGCAAATTTAATTCCTCTATTAATAGCTTCTAATATTTTATTATAATTTTTCATTTAATTAATTTATAAATTTATTACTGGGCGAATATTATAACCAGTACAACGATAATTAGTGTAAATATCGAAATTGTCTGAATAGAAGCATAAAGAGTAAGCATGGTTGGGACATTCTAAATAAAGAGTTGAAGACCATAAGTAAATATAATAATCAACATTATTAACACTATCGCCAATATAATAACCAGCTGCAGGAATAAATAACTAATTTCCATTCTTTCCTTCAAATATTCTGCCATTCAAACCTTTAATTCCACCATCATTTTTTGGATTATGAATAGTTTTATTTGGATTATAATTTTTAACCTAATAATTACTTGTATATTTTATTAGTTCTTCACACTATTCTTTAGTCGGTATACGGAATTTAAAATTATGGCATTTTTTAAATTGATAAGCAGCATCATCTTCTGGAAGAAGTTCAGTTAAATTATCTGCAAATTGTGTATATGGATAATTTTCATTATTGTCTATTCTTTTAACTCCATCTTCTTTTTTACTACAATATTTAGTCATTTTTTCTAAATATGGACGTTTACCAGAATATTTATAATTAGCCCAACCGAAATAACTTTTACCATCTTTGTTTGTTTTATTTCCTTCTAATTCACCCCAAGCATAATATTTACCATACCAGTTTTTAGCTTTAGTTAATTGATTAGAATTAACATCAAGATTATATTTACACCATAAAGTTCCAGAAGGAAGCCCCAAATCAACGACTTCTTCCATTAAATCCAACCATTCTTTGGTTCCATATTGATAATTAACTTTACTATTAGTTTGACCTTGAAGTTCATCTTGATTATCAAAGTCATCTAAAGCAAACTTAATACCTCTATTGACAGCTTCTAATATTTGTTTATAATTCTTCATATCAATATATTTATTTTTAACATTTTAGCTGAACTATAATACAATAATAAATAATAAAACTATTGAAAGGCGAATATGAAAAGTATATTTATAGGATTTGATTTTAGTATGAATAAACCGGCCGCGACATTATTATATGATTAGCAATTTTATCATTTAATATGGCCAGCAGATTTATCAGAAAAACATTAGAATATTTATAAAGATCATGATGTCTATTGTTATTCTAGAGGATTGAGTGCTGTTTCTACTAAAGATAAAAATTCATAGATTGTTTTAGAACATACTATACGTTCAACTGAATTAGCAAATCTTATAATAAACACTTTAGATTATATTATAGATGATATGTTAAAAATTTCTTCAGATACACCAATTTATATTTCATCTGAGGGGTTATCATATGGATCTAAGGGTGATGCTGCTTTGAATCTTGCAACATATAAAGGTGTTTTACTTAGCAAATTATATGAAAAATATAAAGATAGATTATATGGACTTTATACATATTCGCCTATTACATTAAAAGCTACTGCTGGTTGTGCAGCTAAAAATAAACAAACATCTAAAACACCGATGATAGATGCATTTATGAGAGAACCGGTTAATAACAAATTTCATAATGGTTTAATAGCTGGGGATTTTATAAATAAAACTGCATATATTCATTGTGTTGATGATATAGTTGACAGTTATTGGGCGTTAATAACTATGATTAAAAAGGAAGGGTTTCTTAAGTAATGAATTTAAATCTTGAAATAGAACAAGGAAGTTAGGCTGATAATATTGGAAAAAAATTACAATAGTCTACAGAAGATCTTGCAAAAGAAAAAGTATCTAATGCTGCTTTGGGTGCTGCAGATATTGTTGCATCTACTGGTATTAATGTCGGTGTCGGTTCAACTGATTAGATTATTGCAGATAATATCAGTGCGGCTATGAAATTAGCAGGCCGTGAAGGATTAACAAATTTAGCAAATAATCTATAGGGATATACACATAATTTAACTGAAATGGGATTAAATACACCGGAAGAACTTGTTAATATATTATTAGAACAAATAAATGAAGTTTTAGCAGAAGGCGGTGTAATAGACCAAATCAGTAAAAGCATGGCTATTGCAAAAAATATAACAGATGCAACTCAACAAGGTTTACAAATTGCATCATCCGGTATAACTATTGCAGGTAATATTAGTAAACTTATGACATAGTTAAATAAAATGCAAGATGTCGAAGTTACATGTATACCGTCTATTAAAGATTCAACTAGTGCATTTGCCGCTTCAATATTAGATCAGATAGTTGCACAATATACCGCACTTAAAGAATAGTTAATAATTTTTTATAATGCAATGATTTGTACATCAAATGATTCTGTTATTGATAATATAGTTGTGTCTATAAATTCAATATTAACTACATTAGAACCTTTATTAGATCAATTATTAAAACAATATACAGGATTTACTGTAAGCGAAGTTAGAAATATTTGTAATCAGGGTTTTGCATATATTGGGATGATTGAACGTGCAGCAGCAAGAAAGCAATATGAAGAAACAGAAAATATAGAAAACACTGATACAAATACAGAAGAAAATAGAGAAACTACTGAAAATAATTAATGAAATATTTTAAATTTGAATAGTTTGCAATATCTAATACAGCTAAAAGACTGGGTATAGATAATTCTGTTCCATTAAAATTTTAGCCTAGAGCTGCTGAATTAGTTGATACTATATTAGATCCTTTGCGTGAAGCATGGGGTTCTGATATTGATATGACATCTGGTTATCGTTGTGAAGAATTAAACAATGCAATCGGTGGTTCAAAAACATCAGCGCATTCTCACGTATATGCAGCAGATTTGGTACCGTCAAATGGTAAAGTTGAAGAATTTAAAGAATTTACCATGCATTGGTTGTATGACAATAATATTAAATTTGACCAATATATTAATGAATATAAAGGTAATAGTTCATGGGTTCATATCGGCATTAGAAATGGTAGTGGCCAACAACGTCAACAATATAAATTATTTTATGGCGGAAAATATACTAAAATTGATCCTAATACATTTACTAGTATAAAAAATCGTAATATGTCTGGACAACCTAATAATATTAATAAAGTTGATTCAGATACACAGGTGACATCTATTGTATAGCAAGAAGTAAATCCTACAGTAGCTGCTACAACATATGATAATAATTTTACAACCGGCGGCGGTAATACACAAACAGGTTCCACTGCTGGATTATTAACTGCTTTTGATGATATATATTTAAAAAATATATCAAATAAAGATAATAATACAAATGATAGTGTTGATAATGAACAAATTAAATCTAATAGTATATATTAGAAAGATGATAATGGAGATCCAATATTAAATGAATATGGTAATCCTACAGTAACTGATGATTATTTATATGAATTTGATGAGGATGATGATATGATTGATGATATGGAAGTTCCAAATGCGGATGAAGTATATCCTGTATTATCACAATCAATACAACAAAATAATTTATCAAATAATTCAACACAAAATAGTTCAGTATCAAATATTAATAATGTTCCATCAGCTGTTGATATTGAAGATAAAAATGCTAATACACCAGAAGCTAAAAAATTATTAGAGGATATCCGTAGAAAACGAAATCTGGAGAAATGGAATTTAAAATCACAAGATTTACCATTAGCAGAAGCAAAAGCAGAATTATATAAATGGCTTCAGGGACAATCAATCATTTTATAGAATGCTTTTTATATTCTTATATTTAAAGATATGATTGACAGAATAAAAACATTAATCGAACAATTACAAAATACATCTCAAATGAATATGGTAACATTATTAAATTCATTAAATGATGTTATAAGTATATTTAATGATTTGGGAATAACACCGGATGCTGAAGGTATAGATATGCAAGATTTAAAAAATCTTGGTATGGCAGTAGTCGGAACGCTTGCTGATACCGGTGTTAATATAGGTAATCAAGTTTATAATAATTCAATGCAATATACACAAAATAATATAAATGCATCAATTGCAGAACTTAGAAATCAAACTGGACTTATAATAGATTCTGATATTATCGGTAAATCACAAAATATTGTTGCCGGCGCAACTGAAATGGGAAATGAATTAGGAATGTCTGTAGCAGAAGCATCAAAAACAATAAATTCATCTGATAATAAGATTGGTAGTATACAAGTACCGACAATTGCTAAAGCCACTGGTTCTGATATAGTTGCTAATATGGTGGATGGCGGAATTAATAATATTATTAATACCGGACAAATTGTAAGTATGCAAAATGTAACAGGTGCCGCAGATGAATTGAAAAATAGATTTACAAATATATCAAATAATATAAAAGAACCATTTTCATATCAACAATCAAATGACGGTAAAAATATTACAATTGATATCATTATTAATAAAGATCCGGCATTAAATATTATAAAAATAAATTCATTTCTTAAATCATATACATACGGTAATAATGAACGAATTTTTAATGCAGGTGCTATTAAATATATTAGAGATACATTTAATCAAGCATGGCAAACAAATGAATATACAACAATATATGTTGATGCTATTGTAGAAGGTATTACAAAACACTATATATTTAATTTTACTATAAAAAGAAGTAATTAAAGAAATAACAGATGAAATATTTTAGTTTATCAGATTTTGAACGTTCTTCAACAGCAGCTAGTTTAAAAATAGACAATTCACTTGCACCTGAACATAAACAGCATGCAGAAGAATTTGTTAATAATATTTTAGATCCGTTACGTGAAGCATATGGGTCCGGTATTATTATATCATCTGGTTATCGCAGTAAAGCATTAAATACAGAATTACAACGTCGTGCATAGGAAGTTGAAAATAAGCGAGCTGCTGAATAGGGAAGAGCACCACAAAAGTAGAAAAAAGTTTCAGATTTTTCTGCACATATGACAGGTTGGGCGGCTGATACAAAACCGGCAAATGGAGAATTTGATGCATATAAAGATTTCGTAGTTCATTGGTTATATGATAATAATATATTGTTTGATCAGTGTATTGTCGAGCGTGATGGAAATTCTTAGTGGATACATATCGGTTATAAAAGTTTAAAAGGTGCATAGCGTAGAGAATTTTTAACATATAATGGAAACAGACAATCACCTAAATATCATAAACTTGTTATTAGTTCAAATACAAATAATATAAATGTTACTGCAATATCTACTGTATCAAATACATCATAGGTTACTACATTAACATAGCCAACCACTACAACATCAACAACTGTAAATCAACAAAATAATACAATTGCTACAGGTAGCGGAAATACACAAATCGGAAATACTGAAGGATTATTAACTGGTACAGCTGTTTATTATGGTGAAAATATAGAAGATATAAAAGTATCAGGAAAAAAGAATAGAGCTGACAATATTAAGGTTAATAATATAAATGGAAATATTATTGCATGTAATGAAGCTGAAATTAAAAATGATCCGATTTATCAAAAAGATGAAAATGGTGATCCAATTTATGATTTGAATGGAAATCCTGCTACATCTGATGATTATATTTTAAATAACGGAACAGAAGGTGAATTAGATGAAATTGAAAATATAAATGAATTACCGACAGAATATATTAGTGACGAATTATCTGAAGAGACACTAGAAACATTATAGTTATATGCAGAAATTCAAGGTTTATCTGTTGATAATTTAAATATTGATTCAATAAGTAATATTGCAAATATTGCAAATATACCTGATATACCAGATACAACACAAGCAGTATCGCAAATTACAAAAACAAATATACCAATTAATGCAACATATATTGAATAGGCATTATAGGGTAAAGTTTTAATGTTTAATGAAGTTCTTAATGTATTTAAAACTATATTACCGGTTATTAATACATTAAAAACATTATGTCATTTATTAGAAAATTATTAGATTAATAAAGAACGGGTACGATCAAAACAACGTACAAATCTTGGATAGGCTTTAAGAGATACTGCAACACTGGTAAAAGGGCTTAGTAATATTATTAATTTAAAAGAAACCAATTTCTTTACAATCAGAACACAAGAAACAGCAGATTGGGCTAAATCAACATTTAAAGATGCTATTATAGATAATGAAGGATATATGGTTATCGGTAAAATTAATTCTATTGTTGACGCACTTGCATTAACTACCGGAAATAATACAGATACCGTTGTATTAAATACATATTGTTTATTACATAATATAAAACCTGAAATTCCATTAAATTTAACATTAGGAACTAAAATATATTATGATAAATGGGCTATTGAAAACGGTAATTATAATGATGGTACATTAAATGGACTTGATAATATTGAATATAATCCTGATATTAATGAATTATATACTTCACCAAAATCAACTATATCCAGTGAAATTTTACGAGCATAGAAAAAGAAAATAGATCCATATTATATAAATAGTCCAGATATTGAAAATGAAGTTTAGAAGGATGACTATAAAACTTATTTAAAGCTACTTTCTTTTAAATCTGATGAGTTTGAAGGACAACAGATACTAAATATCAATGATTTAAATTTATGTCCGCCAGAATTAAAAAATGAGCCATTGCCGGAAAAGAATGCAGTGATTGTTGAATTCGGTGATGAATATACTATGGGTAGTGCCGTAAAATATGATTTAATGGTAAAACCCGGGCAAACAATTAAAAAGGGTGATATATTAGCATATATTTACAAAGATGTTAAAACTATTAAAAAAGATGAAAACGGTTTACCGATTTTAGATGCTTCCAATAATAAAGAAATTGAAATTAAGACTGTAAAGAAAACACTTAAAACACAATTTACAGGGGTTGTCAGAGAATCAACAAATGAAATTGATCAATATTATTATCGTTTATATCCATCTGCTACAACACCGACCAGACATTTTATTATTGATAATCCAAAATTATGTCCTGTTATTGATTTTGATATTAATAAAATTATTGATTTATAGAAAAAATTTAAGAGAACTACCGAGTTAGAAGCATTTATTATAAATTGTATGGTTCCGTCAATATTACCGGTTTTATTATTAAATGCTAAAAGAGATAATGAAATATTTGTATAGCAATAGGGATCATATTTAACAGGTAATACACAACAACCGACAGATATTTATAGTAAATATAATTCTATAATGAAATCATATGATACATCTATAAATGATTATATGAATGAAATTATATCATTAGATTCATCAGATAATATTACAGCTAATGCAGAACATAATGATTCAACTAAAAAAGATGAGAAGGACAGTATTGTAAATATATCTGTATCACATGTTAAACAATTACAAAATGATATATTGTCTGTTAGAAAACAGATGATAGATAAATCTATTGATACATATCAATCAGTATTTAATTTAAATGATTTAATTGGTGATTATACATATGAAGATTGTGTAGGTCTTGCATATAACAATAATTTTAATTTTTCACGTGAAATTCAGGATGTAAAAGTTGAATATAATAATTATTATATAAATTTATTAAAAATTATACCTGATACTGTATCAACAGCACCAGAAATACCATTTGAAATAAATGATGATTTAATAAGCGAAATTAAAAATACTATAAATTTAGCTGAAAATACATCAATGGGTGATGATGCATCTATATTCAATAGTTCATTTTTTGATATTAATAATATAACAAAACAAATTGATAATGTTGGTAAAACTGTTATTAATAATCGGACATATTATGCAAATGCAATAGGTAAATTTTCACATGAAACAAATAATACAGATCATGATTATGTTAAAGAGTATAAAGATTTGATTAAAAATATTATTGATAAGCGTTTAAGTTATGAACATAAAACAAAACAAAATATGATTGGACAATTTAATGAATATTATTATAATCATATTAAAAATATAAATGACGCATACAGCAATCTTTATAACAGAGTAAAAGATTATTTGAATAAACCTGACGAAATTTTAAAACAAATTGAATAGGATAATGTAAATACAAAAAAAGATGAAAAGAAATATGATGTAAATCAACAAGCATTAACATTGTTTATGTATATTGTTAATTCAGATATAACTGATATTACTGCACCTACTAATATAACATCTGAAAAAAATATAGATAAAGCTAATTTAAATATAATTTTAAAATTTATTAAAGAAAAATATATTGATACAGAAAAATTAGTATATAAAAATGTTTCATATGATAATATATATGATTTATATAATATTATTATAAAAGAGAATACTACAACAGAAGTATTAAGTGCATATTCAATTGATAAAATTAAAGAAAATGCATTAAATACAATTTATGATTTATTAAATAAAACTATAAGTAAAACAACAATTGCATATTTAATTAATGCTGAACAGGTTGTAAATGGTAACAAAGATACTTTGACTAAATCAGAATTGGCATTTTTTAACAGACAGTTAAACAATTATTATTTTGAAATATTATTAAAAGACGAAGCTGAACAAATTATAAATTTCTGGAAAAATGTATTAGTGGCATATAACAGCACCTATAATTTAGATAAAATTACTAAAGAATTACAAGATTATGCTGATAATATGAATAGTATTGCAGAATGGCCGCAATCAACTGAGCTTAAAATAGATAATACTACATATGATTTATATACATTTACAAATCCGTATGAAGATCCTAAAGATATAGATGATAATCTTCAATATAATAATAGTGTAAAAGAACCTGGAGATGTTAACCTTAATTTAGAAGATATTATAGAACAGAAACACAGTAATATAACAATAATGGATTATGAATACTGGTTAGTTTATATGTTAAATGCAACATTAGTTTCAATTCCATTTTTATGTGACGGTTTATGTTCTCCGATTATACCGCCGGTTCCACTACCGGGAATTTATTTCCCGATTGCACCACCGGTAATGATTCCGGTAGTTAATGTTTTAATGGTATTCGGTATCGCAATACGCGGAATTTGGCCTGCACCGATTATATTATTAGTTAATACGACATCTAATAATATTGATGCGACAATATTTATAAGAATGGCTTTAGAAACAGGTAAAAATATTTTTAAAGATTCACAAAGTTTAATTGAAAATCAAATACCCGCAATGGTAACTGAGATGATGAATAATTATATTAAAGATAATGAAATTGCACAAAAAGCAGCAGATAAATTCAGAACATATTCATCAATTATCAGAGCAATTCCGATTGAAGACAAAGCACTTATAGAAAAAGAATTTGAACAAGCATTATTAGATGAAATGAATGAGCAAGAATCATTGAACAAAGCTAATGATACATTATTTAATACATAGCAAAAAATGGCGCAAACAAATATTAATACACAAAGAAAAGCTATTAATGGCATAAATAATATTCCTAAAAAACTTGATAGACGACAAAAAATAATTCGAGAAGGTGATTTAGGAAATGGGCATGAACCAATGTAAAAAATTAAAATATAGTAATGAACCAATTTTTAGATAATATTAAAAACATACGGGATATTAAATCAGTTGATGCCGAAGAAGCTATTATTAAAAGCCTAATGGTTTAGAATAACAGGCAAAATGAAAAATTAGAGGATTTGGATTCTTATGATTCTGAATCATTGTTTAACGGAAAAATATACAGGGGAAATATGTATATTTTTACATATAATGCTAAAAATCCTACAAAATATACATATAAAGGTAAAGATGTTTATTTTTCAGATTTAATGCCTGTAGTTTTAATTACAAATGAAACTTCAACAACTATTAGAGGAATTAATTTGAATTTTTGTAATAAAGCACTTAAAACATTGATTCTCAATATATTAACTAATATGGATGAAGAATTTTATTTTGATGGGTTGGCACAAAAAATGGCTTTTAATAAAATTGCGCCAATTTCTGAAAAGGTTTATAGATTTTTATCATCTAATGATGCAGAAGAAAAAATAATTAAAGAATTGAAACGTGATTATCCGGATATTGATTATAATATTCTTTTTAGAAATTATGCAGTTACTAATATAAAAGATATTAGATTGATAGAACCGTGGTAGTGGAAATATATTCCATTTCTTAATTATGATTCATTTGATAAAGGCGAAACATTAAAAGCAATATAGAAAATATTTGGATTTGATGCAATTCATATTTAAAAAATGGAACTTAATTTTAAGTTCCATTATTCGTCTTCCTTAATATATATTGATAATCTGTCATATAATACACCGGATGATAATATTTGCATAAATACATGATATACATCATATTTTGAAAATTTGCATTCATTATCTAATAACTATGCAAGCGTATTATATAATCTTGATTTTATTTTATTCTTAATATAAACATCCATCATTGAAGTTGATTCATATAAATACATTGGAATTTCATATTCAACTTGATCTTCCAAATCTTCCCAAAAAGTAGTATCATTAATAACGCCATCTGATCCTATTAATGCATTTTTAACCATTTTCTTTGTAAAAATATTTTTAATATCAATTTCAGTTTCCAATACCAATACAAGTTTATTAAGTATTGCATTATATAATTCTTGATAATCTTTACTTAATTTTACTTGCTTATTTTCATTGTCTCTGTTATAAAATGTATCAGTTAATGGTAACTCGTCATCATCTAATTCACTCCAGTCTATATCTTCATTAATATGATAATTTTCATCTATTAGTTTTTCTGTTTTATTCTAAGTTCCAGTATATGGATAGTCAACATAATCTAAATTATCATGTCCTTTCATCATCTGTTGTATTGGATCATCATAACCGCTTAATATATTACAATTATCTATCATTTTTATTGATATACTTAATAGATTATTATAGTCACCAGACAACGCTTCAGATTTATATACGGTAATAGCGTCTCGTGAATAACCACATTGTTTCATTGCATTAGCGACATAACTTATTATTGCAAATGCATTTCCGTCTATTCCTATTAATGAATATGGATGTCTTTTTCCCATTAGTAAACTTTATTAAATTTTTATTTTATAATTTATAAATCATTATATTTATTTTAATGGAAAATATTAAACAAAAAATAAAAGAAAAGAACAAAGAAATAAATCAACTTCTAGAAACTCGAACTATGTCTGTTTCTAAATTAATAGAATATATGCATAAAGAGTTTGATAGAGAGGGCATTGCAAAGAAATGTTTTGAAAAGGGTTTTAATGATCCAGAATCTAAATATTACAAAATGGATGTTAATGCAATTTTAGAATCATGGGATGCAAAAGCGACGGAATCTAAAAAATATGGTTCTATGATGGATAATTATATTGGAACATTTTTGACAGATCCAGATTATTTAGAAACATGGAAGCTTGATAATAATTATGAATATGATCCTAGAATCCATAGTCTCTGTGAAGGATTTAACCAATTTTATAAAGTATTAACAGAAAAAACAGATTATAAATATGTTTGCCGTGAAGAAAAGATGTTTATTAAATCTAATAAAACAGACGAGTGGATTAATGGACGGTTTGATTGTTTGTTTTATTCTGAAAAATTAAACAAATATTTAGTTATAGATTGGAAAACATCTGGTTCAATAGATAAGGAAAACAAATGGGAAAAATTATTCGGACCGCTTTATGACAAAGATGCTTGCAATTTGAATGAATATACAATTCAAGTTCAAATGTATAAAAAAGCATTATCTGAAGTTTATGAATTAGCACCTCCTGAGAATATAGATGTTTATATCTGTCAATTCTCTATAGAACCGAATGAATTTGGAAACCATTTTCAATTATATAATCAAGGTTTTGAATATGACAGTAAAAAATTAGATGATATTATAGAATTTGCATATAAAAAATCCAGAATCAAATAATTCTGGATTTTTTATTATTTTCTAAGTGATTTTAGAATATAATTTGGTGATTTTTTAATTCTGGCTTCTAAAACTTTACAATATTTTGTAAATTCATTATTTGTATTTCTATATGTATCAGACGTCCACATTCTTACATTAGAAACATCCCAATTTGTTATATCACATCTTAAAGATTGACATCCTTGAAATGTATATAACATTTTTGTTACATGAGAAACGTCCCATTTAGAAATATCACCATTAAATGTATTTACATTTCTTCCGAATACATTTGGAAACAAATTTGAAAGAGAATCAATTTTTGAAGTATCTATCCAATTAAAATTACCTTCCATACCTAAATATTTTGCATTTGCGGCACGGCGTAATATATCTTCTAATTGACTTCTATCCTATACCTATACAATTTTTAAATATTTACCTTCAATATCATTATTAAGCTGACCTATTGCCATTTCTTCAAATGTTGTTAATGGACTATCATTATCAACCAATATATGTGAATTTATAAAATCTTCAATAAAATTGGTAGTTTTAATTTTACTGTTGACTTGTCCCTAAAGATCCTCTTCATCATCAAATGAATCAAGATTAAAGGCTTCAGCTAAATTATATAATTTATACTTATTATATTTTTGAAAATTAAACATCTAAATAAAATTGTTATTTTTATTATTTATTTACAAAATAAAAAATGATAGTAAAGGAGACCGGTACATTCCATTTACTATCATGTGATAATTAAATATATGATTTAGCGTATACTTAAAATATTTTATTAATACGGTAAGAGATCATATTAAATTAAATATCATTATATTTATTCCTATATATTTTAATATGTTTATGTAGATCTTTTCTAATTTCAATATTTTCACATGGATTAAATTCCAAATCAATAACACCATTGACAGTACTTTCTAATAATGGGTTTATATCATTTATTTTATTATTATAAACATATAAATTATGCCCTATTTGTTTCGGCATGCCTTCTAATGAAGTTAAACCGCATCCTGCACAAATAAAATCACCATCAACTTCCTTTGGTCCACCTTTTAATGATGTTAAATATGGTTGTCTTTTGCACTTAAAGTCACCATGAATAATATCTGGAAAATTTTCAAGAGTAGTTAAATTACCTTGAATAAATTTATCATAATTATCAATTATTACATTTCCATAAACTTCATCAATTTTAACTTCAAGTCTGTCAAATTGATGCGGAATCATAATATTACCATAGACAACAACTTTTCCATCTTCAAGCTTTACTTTGAAATTTTTCCCATATTGTCCATATAAATTTTCATATACCCATTTAACTCGTTCATCATTAAGATAAATCGAGCTGTCTGGTAATACGATAATATTTAATTTATTTGTTTTCATAGAAATATATTTTAATTCCTATTTTATTTTGTTACTGCAAAATTAATATAAAATATTTAAATTAAAAAATAGAAATTAAATTTTTTCAGATAATTCTTTAATTATTTGTTCTTTAGAAGATAGATGAGATATCCGGCATAAATCACATAAAAATTCTTTTAACTTATATGGTTGGTTATTTTCAAAATATCTGATTATGCCTTCTAATGATGTATCTGGACTATTTTCATAATCATAGACTTCATACCCAGATTCTTCTAAATATCCAATAAGTTCATCTTCATCAAAATCTGCTAGAGTTATATCGTCTCTATCTACTAAATCATAATCATCTGGATCAATTTCCCATTCTATATTAGAAGTTCTGCTTCGTTCTGCTCGTTTAGCCGCTTTAATATCTGATGCTTGTAATTCTTTTCTATCATTTAATTCTTCCTCTAAAATAGATGTAGGAATTTTTTCAATAATATCTTGTGCATCAATATTTATATCTACTGTATGCCAGCTCATAATTAATAATTATTAAATTTTTAAAATTATATACAAAAAAGAGGTGTTTGTTTCACCTCTTTAATTGTTTAATATTTTTTGCCATCTATACCTATTGACATTGATGTTCGCAAATCTTGTTCCATAATAGAACAGCTAAATATATGAGACAATTGAACATGTAATTCAATATTATCTTCATTAACTTTTACATTAAATGTAAAATATCCAGTACCAACACTAAGTTTTCCTCTATTAACCAAATTATCATAAAGTCCGACATAATTTTCCTCAATTTCTTTACGCATTGAACTAATGGTATCAATAGCATATTCAGACATTGTATGATCTTCTCTAATTGAATAAACTCCATTATTCTCAAAAACCTCATTAGTCTTTTTAGTATATGCCTCATAGTCAGCTAATAGTCGATTATCTGTTTCAGCCATCTTAAAAAGTTGAGAAACTTTATCAACACTAAGTTTTCCTGGAATTGTATAAATAGCATCAACAAAAATTGCTTCTACAGAAAAATCAGCACCACCGTGTTCAGTATTAATATCCAAACAAAAATGTTCAGAATACAAAGTAAAGAATCCGGGTGTAACAGTACCATCTCCTATAGTATTTTCATCCATAAAATTTGTATACAACTCCCAAAGTTCATCTTGCAAAGCACCTTCAGAAGTATGATCACCCATTTCATTAAATATGCATGCAAGCTCTTCAAATGGATACTTCTCCATAAGAATATTCATATACTCGTCACAATGATCTTCTTGAGAAACATCGAGAAAATCTTTGGCAGCTTTATTCCAATCCTCAAAAGATTTTGTTCTGTCAAATAAACGTATATCAATATTAAATTGTGGCATATGATATTGGTCATACTTAGGATATCCAAGATATTTGGCATTCATTGGAATATATGAATTGTTATATATAATAAGAATATGCCAAATATGTGCTTCAATACCGTCTGCCCAACGAACAACATTATCTACATCTTTTAACAAATGCTGATATTCATCTGCATAATTAGGCATATCTGCAAGAGAATTAACCCACTCGAGATAATCTTGTCGCATTATTTTCCATACTTTTTCCGGAGTATTAATAGATTTATAGGAATGACCGTCCATTTGCATGAAACGCTGCATATCCTTAACTACATCGTCAGTATGACGATAAAAATTCTTTGCATACAGAACTACATTTTTAATGTGTGATGTTTTCATATTCGTATATTATTTTTAATTACAATGCAAAATTAATACTTTTTTCTTAAATTAAAAAATAGAAGCTTAATAATGTAAAACATTTATTACTTCAAAATTTAAAAGTTTTGCGCACATTGGCAGCAAATCTTTTTCAATATCCATTGATTGACGATCAAAATATGGTAGTTCGATTCCGAATTTTTTCTTAAAACTCCAATAAAAATCATCATTTTCCTGATTATAAACTGGAATATATTTTTTCATATGGCATAATGTATACTTATGAATATACTTAGCCATGAAATCTTTAGAGAATTTATCCGAATTTATATAATCTGGATTGTCAACGCGTTTAACAAATTCAATATTTCTAACATAATAAATATCATCTTGTTTTGTCCGATGCGTTTGATTTAATAAATCAAATTTTTGTGTACAATTTTCATCAACATAATATGGCCCATATGCTCTGCTACCAATATAATCATTGATACACTTTTCATTTAGTTTTCCACAGAAGCAATCATCATAAACAACTATATTATCCCCAACAAATTCATCTTTAAATGTAATACAGCTAGAACCATTAAAACCTTCAAGGCTTACAAAATCAATTACCTTTCCGGTTTCAAGTGAAATAAAATCAATTGTTGGCTCTCCACATTCTTGTGGTCTATTAATAATTGCTAAAACTTTTTGGTTCATATATTAATTTATTTTTAATTATAATGCAAAAATAATACTTTTTTCGTAAATTAAAAAATAGAAGCTAATTTTTTAGCTCCTATTAAAATTAAATATCTCCTGCAATATCACTATAACAACTATCACATAACCATTCATAATGAGATTCATTACATATATCCCAATAATATGGATTACGAACATACGATGCACCTTCTCGCCCACATCTACTACAATGCCCTGGTGTATGTTTCAATCTTTCTAGTTCTTCTTCATATTGCCGTTTACGTTCTTCCTCTTCAGCGTGTTTTCTCAATATTTCAGCTTTTTCCTCATCTGAATAATCATATGGATCAGAAGCCCTAAATACACCAAGATCTATACGTTTAATACATTTTCCATGAGGATCCACATTAGACCAATCAAATTCAGGAAATACACGTTCAATTGTTGATTGTCCACAAAATAGTAATTTTGATTTGTCTTTTACGTTCCAATATTTATATTCATATGATCCTTTATTTTCCCTAAAAATTAAATGGTTAGCCCAAATTTTTGCATGCTTAGTAAATATTTTTGAGGACTTTGTTTTCAATACAGGTTTATCTTCACCAAAATAAAGTACTAAATCATTATCTTGTGTAAAACATAACCACGGATCTACATTCTCAATGTAAATAGGTCCATTAAGATTATGAATGTCATAACCGAAAAACTCATAAACTTCTTCAGGTGTAGTGTGGTAATCCCAAATATGTTTAATTTCCCATTGGTCTGCAGGTTTCTCCCTAAAATGCAAAAGCATAACATCATGAAGTTCTCTCATATATCCTTCACGTTGTTCCTCAACCATATCAAAACCATCATCAACATACCCATGTTGAAGCGTCCATATTTGCCTTGGAACTTTTTTCAATGAATTTCGATGAAAAACCAAACAATGTGGCTGAAATGATAATTCATTTAATACTATTGTTGCCATGTTACAAGTTGCTTTCTAATTTCTTAATTAGTTTTTCAGATTTTTTTATTTTTCTTTTTTCTTCGGCAATCATTTGCTTTAATGTTAAAAAATAAAGCGGAGCTTCACAACTAAATTCTTTACTGAATTTTTTGCATTGATTTCTTAATGCACATATCTCAAAACAACATGGTTGCCCTTCTTTCCATTGCTTAGTATAATATTTCTTACCATTATATTCAATAATGTCTCCTACTTGAGGATATTTTTTACAATTTGCTATTACCATATTAAATATTTTAATTAAATTTGATTGTATCAGACATTTTCATTTTAAATAAATTTATTTCATGCATTTTGGCAATTGTATTATCTGCAACTTCATCGCCAGATGTTCCTTCACGAATATATTTGTCAAGCTTTTCATAATTGAATCCCATTTTTTCAAATTTCTCATCATCAGCACAACTATGCGGAAGTCCGTCATCAGGAACTTTGTAAACCCATTTCTTTGGAATTCCAAGTACATCACCAATTTGATACAACTCATGAACAGTCAACTCTGCAACAGGCTCAAAATCTGAAGCACCATCACCATACTTTGTAAAATAACCAATATAATTTTCACTTGCATTGCATGTACCGATAACTCTACCATTCATTGTTTGTGAAATCGCATATAAAACAAGCATACGCATACGTGGCGGAATATTTTGTTCTGCCTGCTTACTCATTTGCACACCAAATACATTATTGGTTTGTGCATATACACCTGTTGTGAGTTGACCAATATTTACTGTTCCATAATGAATTCCCAACCATTCTGCAATTTGATTAGCCTCATTTATACCTTGTTTACTATCAGGAATCCCAACTCCATATACTCTATTCGGTCCAAGTGCTTCAGCACACAATGCCGCAACAATTGTACTATCTTTACCGCCAGACAAACCAATTACTGCATTACACCCCTTACCATTTTTATCAAACCAATCACGAATACCCTGTACCAATTGATCTTTTACTTTAACTGCATCAAATTTTTTCATATTATCTACAAATTTTAATTGTTAATTCTACTTTAGTTGGTTCTGTATCTTCACTCATCATATCCTGGACATTCGCCACAATCATAACATTCGCCACAATCACAATCATCACATAAACATTTAATATTTTTCGCTTCAAAATTTTTTTCAAAGTTTTCGAATAACTTACTTATGTTTTCTTTAGCCACTGGATTTGATGAATGAACATACCATTGTGGTAATTCTGTATTGTTATCCATACAATATTTAACAAGCCATTTTGCACAATCATATCCTTCACCGTTTCCAAGGCCTAAATCATTATCAAAACTAATAAGATCTGGCAAACCATTTTCTTTGATATAATTTTTAAACTCTGTTTGTGTTTTTGCCCAAAATATTCCACAAGGTTCATTCTCATCAAAAATGAAAAAATATTCTTTTTTGAGATATTGAATCACCAGTTTCCATTCTGCCTTATTAAATGGATTTCTTATATCATCTAACCAAAGTATTGTTTTCATAATATTTTATAAAAATTTACAATTTAATCTACGATTATCCAATCATTTGCTCTTACATCACTAAGAGAAAAATCTTCACCAAGATGTAATAATTTAATTCCATCCTCTCCTTTAACCATTAGTCTAGTAGTATATCCATAGGTAGTTTCCATCCAAAGAAAAGGGCCCCAAGATACTCTGCGAATTTTCTTTCCATTAAGAAAATCAGGCAAAATTTCAAATAAAGTTTTCATAATATTATTATAAAATTTTTAAATCTTCAATCAACTTAACAGGAACACTCAACATAAAATTAGTTTCATTTGGATCAACAAGGTGCTCAATAAAATTTGGCAATTCTTTTTTATATTGTTTTGCCATAGAAGTTTTATTCTCTGTTGCATATCGAGTATTTGCCAACCGATCACAAAATTTTACAAATGCTGCAAATGGCGTAGCTTTAATTCCTGCATAGTATTTGTCATTTGCACGTTCTGCTCGATTTCTGCCTTTTTCATTAGTAAGTGCATATACGATTTCCGTAGCCATAATTGCATGTTCATCATTATCAAAAAATCGTTTAGCTTCTTTTAAAACATCATTATATGTAAGGCGGGCATCCTCAATAGTATCATGAAAACATGCGCCAAATGCAATAATGTATTTATACTTTTCAAATTCAGGAAAGCATTTTCCATATTCCATTGCATTTTCTAATACAGCTTTAAGATGAAAAATATAAGGTTTGCCATCAAAAAACTGATTTACTTCAGCATGAATAGCTCCTGCGGTGTTAAGCATTGTTCTAATGTAATCTTCCATAATTAATATATTTTTTTAAATGTTGGTGCAAAATTAACGCTTTTTTCTTAAATTAAAAAATAGAAGTTAAATAAAAATAGAAGTTAAATACTATATCTCCACCATGTTACATATTCAATTTCATTTCCATTTATCACAGAATAAAATTTTCCATTTTTAAAAATTGCAGGTGAAATTGGTTTCATACCCATACCAAATGAATAATATACCCCTGAATTTTCAGCAGGTTTTTCTTTTTATCGAATGTCATTTATAAAGTGTATAGCCTTTTGGCAAGCACCATTTATTAATAAATGCTAAAATTTTTCTTTCATTTATCATAAACTAATCTTATTTTTTACTATATAAATAATATATAAAAATCTTAAAAAGTTTACAAAAATGATGGTATTTGAAGGAAAATTTGATGGCATGACACGTGCTGAAAAAATTGAATTGTTAAATAAAGCTAAAGATGCTTATTATAATTCAGGTGAAGAAATTATGTCTGATGCAGAATATGATGAATTAGAAAGATCAGTAGGTCTTGAGAATAAATCATATATTGGTTCTGCTAAAGGAAACTATTCTGTTAAACATGCTTTTATTATGGGATCTATACAAAAAACCCAAATAAAGGAACAACGTGATGGAACAGTTAATTGGAATACTGCTGCTGAAGATATTACTTCAGCATTCAGAAAAGCCAATAATTGTCAATATATTGAAGCTACACCAAAACTTGATGGTTGCAGTTTTAGTCTTGAATTTGTTAATATTAATAATAAAGCATGTTTGCAGACATGTGCTACACGTGGTAATGGACAATGGGGAACTGATATTAAGCATTGGTTTGAACCACTATTAGAAACAGAATATTGGGCCGCAATAGATGATGCCGTTCGACATTTTTGTGAAAATAATTCAGATGATATATTCTGTATCAGAGGTGAAGTTCTTATTCCAGAAAATAAATTTACAGAAGAATATTCAGAAACATATACAAATCCGCGTAGTTTAGTTGCCGGTGTTCTTGGATTAAAATTTGAAGATGTCACTCCAGAAAAATTAAAAGTTGGTCGTGATCTTCATTTTGTATGTTATGATTATCGAGTTTTCAGTAATGGAGAATATGAAGAAATTGATTGGATGAATCCTAATGAAGAATCATATCAAGAAGTTAAACCATATTTGAATCATATTGGAGAACTTCCAGATTTTACTAAACTTTATGAATTTAATGGCAGAGTAGACGAAGATTTTGTTATATCTCTTTATAATGAATTTGATGAATATAGACATAATTCTCCATATGCTCTTGATGGTGTTGTTCTAAAACCGGAAGTCTCGGCTCGTCAGTATAATGAAAATAGAAATCGACCGGTAGATTGTATTGCTATTAAATTTATGCCAATGATTAATGCTACTGAGATTATTGATATTTCTTGGAGAGTTGGAAAAACCGGAGAATATTTTCCGACTGCCATTGTTGCTCCGATTACAATGCCAGATGGAAAAAAGATTAATCGTGCATCACTGCATAATTATGGATGGATTATTAATAATGAATGCGGAATTGGTTCTAAAGTTCGTATTTCTCTTGCAGGCGATATTATTCCGTTTGTTTATGAAATTGTTGAACATTCATCCCCAGAAGGAAATATGAATCTTCCAGAAAATACACATGTTGAAAGAGATGCTAATTCTGGTGCACTTCATCTTATGAAAGAATTTAAAGAGAATGAAGAAGAAGAAAATCAATTCTTAAATTCTGCTCTAACATTAAATATTAATACTATAGGTCCTGCAGCTGCTAAAGACATCTATGAAGCTTGTAGAGAAGCTTTTAGCCCATTGACTAATATTTTATATGTTATGAATGAAGAAGGTTACAGGATGATTTATGATGCCTTAGGTGATGGAAAATCTATTCAAAATTATGTGGAAAATATGCGTAATTTTGTCAGATACATTACATTGACAGATATTATTAAATCATTTAATTTCAAATCATGCGGAACCAAAGCTTCTGAAGTTTGTGCAAAGATTTTACTCGGTCAACAATATTCAACTAGCTCGCTTCCTGCTGAATCATATCAGTGGGCATTGAATTCAAGTAGCAAACAATATTATATGGTTATTAAAGCTATTGAAATGCTTGATATGAGTTTAGAAGATTTTCAATCACAAGAAACTAAAGATGATTTTGAAGGTGAAAAACAAAAAATTATTATGACAGGTTCTCCAGAAGAATTCGGTTATAAAACAAAAGCAGTTTTCTTGCAACAACATCCTGAACTGGAGGAGACAACTAAATTTACAGAATGTGATATTCTTGTCTGTGATGATTTGGAATCAAATAGTGGTAAAATGCAAAAAGCAAAGAAACTCGGAATTCCAATTAAAACATATGGAGAATTTGGAGGAAGTAATTTACAAGTTCAACAAAAAGAAAATAAGCAAGAATTTGATTTTAATTCTGAATCATTGTTTTAAAATTAAAAGAGGAATCAATTAAGGTTCCTCTTTATTTTTGTTTATATACTGGACGTAATGGTAATCCGTAAAATCTATGATCATCATTACTAATTTCACATTTTCCCCAACCTGCATCAAATTCATGCTATCTGCCTTCTATCGATGATGCACGGCCTGTATTAAATCCTCCAAAAGTTGAAGTCCATAAATGAACTTCAAATCCAATACAGCTTTCACCATTTGGATTCCAATTTGTGTTTGCACACCTTAATCCAGCACACGGAACAAACATTGTTTTAGAATTATCATTTATGCTAGTAAATAAAACACCATTTAAATCTTTAATTTTGCAATAATTTCTTTTATATTCTTGTGTAGTATATTTAAATAATTCTTTAAAATCGTCTGTAGTTGGAATATAATAATTTTGTCCTAATTTTACATGAGCTGCATCATCTTCAGGTTCAAGTTGAGTTAAATTATCTGTATATCCATTATATCCATCTAAATTAAAGTTACAATATTTAGTATATTTCATTATTACTTTTTCTGTTGGTTTATATTGATTAATATATGTTACCTATGCAAATTTATATTTAGACATACTATAATTATCCTTTGTTTCTGTTTCTCCCCATGCATAATAATTACCAAACCATTCATGAGGCCAAGTTGCAGATTCTGTAGGATTAGACGCACCAAGATTGCATTTATACCATAAATTACCAGATGGAAGATTAAAGTCTACAGTATCTCTCAATAAATCAATATATTCTTTAGTTCCATGCACATGACTGACTTTACTGTTGGTTTGACCTTGAATCTCTTCTTGATCATCAAAGTCATCTAATGCAAATTTAATTCCTCTGTTTACCGCTTCTAATATTTTATTATAGTTTTTCATAATTACTTTATAAATTTATTACTGGACGAATTTTAAAACCTGAATTTCGTTCTCCGTCAGAATCTATATCAAAATCCCAACTATATATATTTAAATAATATGCATTTGCATTATCTTCTGTATTTAATGTTGATGACCAATAATATCCAAACTATTCAGCAACAACTTTACCATCAGTATCTTTCCATCCGGTATATGGAAAAAATAATTCTTCACCATTTATTTTACTTGTAAATACACCACCAGCTAAAAAGTTAATACCTTTATAATTTGGTATTGCTTTATATGTTGTATACTTTTTTAATTCTTCAAACTATTCTTTAGTCGGAATATGAAATTTATAATTATATAGTTTTTTATTCTAGTAAGCTGCATCATCTTTTTCTTGTAATTCAGTTAAATTATCTACCTATGTTAATATTTCATTATCATCATTAAATGGATTACATGTAAATTCTTCTGATGTTACATATTTTGTTAATTCACCCGTGCGTCCGCTTCTATTTCCAAATTTATATGATTCTTTATCATATTCAGATTTATTAGGTTCTATTTCACCCCATGCATAAAAATCACCATACCATAATTCAGGTGAACCTGCATATAATGAAATATTTTTTGAATCAATTGTTTTTAAATATTTTCCATGATTTTGCATTTTTATAGATTGCTTCTATTTAAAAAACTATTCAATCTTTTTTGCGTCACAACCCAAATTATACTTGCACCATAAAGTACCGGAAGGAAGACCTAAATCAACTACTTCTTCCATTAAATCTAAATATTCTTTAGTTCCTCCTTGATATTTAACTTTACTATTAGTTTGCCCTTGAATATCATCTTGATCTTCAAAGTCATCTAAAGCAAATTTAATTCCTCTATTAATTGCTTCTAATATTTGTTTATAATTTTTCATAATTATTTTATATTATCTACTACACCTCTTATTGTTCTTCCAAAACGTCTTTCTAATGCTTTAATTTCAATATCTATATTATTATGTATATATATACCAGATACTATTAATGCTTTTCTTACATTTGTAGCAAGTCCCGGTTCATTACTTACTATATTAAATACCATATTTTTTCCATTTAATACAGTTTTTGATCTGGATTTCCAACCGGTAAATGGAAAAAATAATTCTTCATTATTAATTTTACTTATAAATAAACAACCATTTAATGATCTGATATTTTTATAATTATTAACATATTTGTATGTAGTATATTGTAATAATTCTTGAATTTGTTTAATTGTCGGTATATGTTGTTCATAATACTAATCATTTAAATTATTTATATAAGCCGCATCATCCTATAAATCTAACTATTGTTTATTATCAACAGTTAATCCATATTTTTCATAATTACAATATTTTGTCATAAATGGCAATTTCATTTCCCACTAATCCCAATTTAATATTTTTTTGCGTTTTGCATCATTTTCTGTCCATTTATAATTACTCCAATCATATATGTCTTTTATATCAGTTTCACCCCAGGCAAAATAGCATCCATACCAGTTTTTATACCAATTTAAATGATCAGTATCAACACCGACATTATATTTACACCATAATGTTCCAGATGGAAGTTCTAAATCAACTAATTCTTTTTGAAGAATCAGCCATTCTTTAGTTCCGCCTTTATACTTAACTTTACTATTGGTTTGACCTTGAATATCATCCTGATCTTCAAAATCATCTAATGCAAATTTAATACCTCTATTAACTGCTTCTAATAATATTTGTTTATATTTTTTCATAATTAATTTATAAATTTATTACAGGACGAATATAAAAACCAGCATATTTATAACTAGAATGTATGTCAAATGAATATGGTTCTCTAAATAAATTAAATGTTAATGAATGTGCACCCTTTTTAAATTGTGTTTCTTCATTTCTTGACCAAAAACCTCCAAAAAATCCTTGATAAGTACCGCCATTAAAACCGCATGCAGGTAAAAATAATTTATTACCATTTATTTTACTAGTTAATTCTAAACCATTTAACCCATTAATATTATTATAATTTTTAACAGGTTTATTTTCTGTATATTTTAATAATTCTTCAAACTATTCTTTAGTAGGCATATGGAAATAAAAATTAGCATAATGATGCATATTCTAATAAGCTGCATCATATTCAGGAGTTAATTCTGATAATTTAAGATTAATTTTGTATGTCCCCTCTTTAAATACATTTTGTGTTTTGATTTTACCCCAAGCATATGGTTTTCCATACCAGTCTTCCGGAATAGAATTATTTGGATTTTTATTTAATTTTTTATATTTTGTTCCTAAATTATATTTACACCATAGAGTTCCTGATGGAAGTCCCAAATCAACAACTTCCTGCATTAAATCAACATATTCTTTCATTCCACCCTGATATTTAACTTTACTATTAAATTGTCCTTGAAGTTCATTATCTTCAAAATCATCTAATGCAAATTTAATACCTCTATTAACAGCTTCTATTAGTTTATTATTCAAATTATATTTCATATCAATATATTTATTTTAATTAAACTAATTAAGAATTTTTGAATAAAATATTAAAATAAAAATATATTAAAGTTATATTATGAATTTTGAAAATGAATCATGGTCGCAATATCTGCCTGATAAATCATTAGAAGTTTGTCAAGATAATTTAAATGAATTTTATCAGACAATGTTGGAACGTCAATTAATTTGGAAGAGACGTTTTATTGATAAAAAAGAACGTCCATGGACAACGGATGAATTTTTTAGAGATAGAAAATTCACTAATGTTTACCGTGTTCTTGACAAAAATTCAATGTGGGAAGTTGAAAATATTTTATTAGATGACACACTTGAATTAAAGAATTTGATTTGGAAACTTATGTTTTTCAGATTATTTAATAATCCGCCGACATTTACATATATTCCTGAAGCGAATAATAACAGTTTTTCTTTATTCGGCGATGAAGATGAAGAATCTGAATTTACTTCAGCTAAATGGAAAAACGGAATTCCTGATTATGATGAATATAATGCGGATGAATATCTTGCATATTTGAAACATCTGCGTTCTGTCGGAATTAATCCGTTTACTTCAGCATATCTTATATCGTCTGTTGGTGATCGTGACACACATTTTTGTAAAACAGTTTTACCGGATTTTCATAATAGAATAGATGAAATGATTGAATTTTGCCAAAAAGCTAAATCTGCAGAAGAAATTTTCAAATATCTTAAAACATTTACGAATGTTGCAGATTTTATGGCATTTCAATTATTTAATGATTTAACATATGTTGATAAATTTACAAAATACCATTTAATGAATGTTAATGAAAATTCAGCGACAACTATTGGTCCTGGTTCTGATTTAGGTTTACGTTTAATATTTCCAAGTACCACAACTAATGAAGAAAAGTTAAATAAACTTGCAGAACTTCGTGATACTGCAGCTGATTGGTTTAACAAAAATGCATATGAACCATTTCCGTATTTGCATTTTAATAAAGAAACAAAACAATTTTATGTTTCTGATGAACCAAGTATTACATTAGGTGAGATTGAACAATGGCTATGTGAATATGCAAAATATTTTAAAATGAAAATCGGTGAAGGAAAACAAAGAAATCATTTTGAACCAGTGACAACTGGATTTAAAACAGTATAATTGTAATATATGAAAGAAAAAACTAAAAGTATAGAAGAAAAGTATCAACAGGTTTCCGAGCTTGACCACATAATTTTGAGATCTGGCATGTATATTGGTTCAGTTCGTGAAGAATTAAAAACTATGTTTGTATATGATATAGATGATGCTAAAATGATAATGTCTGAAATGTCATATACACCAGGTTTATTAAAACTTATTGATGAGATTATTTCCAATATTGCAGATGAATATCGTCGTAAAGACAATATGGGATTAACTAAAGCTGAGATTGAATTTACACGATCTGGACATTTTAGAATTAAAGACAATGGTGGAATCCCAGTAGTTAAACACAAAACGGCTGGAATGTATGTTCCAGAATTTATTTTCGGAACTCTTCGTTCAGGAGCGAATTATGATGATACTGAAGAACGTGATGGTATTGGAACAAATGGAATTGGTTCAAAGATAGTCGTGATTTTTTCTAAATATTTTTCAGTATATACTGCAGATAAAAAGAAATCATTATTTTGTTCATGGCAAGATAATATGAAAATAAAAAATAATGATTTAAAAGTTCAACCATCATGTGATCACTTTACTGAGTTTCAATTTGATATTGATTGGAGTAGATTTGAAGATGTTAATGAAGTAACAGATAATTTTGCAACTATTATTGAAAAACGAATTATTGATTTATGTGCTGCAAATCCAGGATTATCTGCTAAATATATTTTTAAAGATGATAATGGAATAATTAGAAAATCTGAATGGAGTTTTAAATCATTTGAAGAATATATAGAACTTTATTCAGATTATATTGATCAAGAAAATTGTATATCATTTAAAGATAAACAAAAACAAGTTTGGGTATATCCAGATGGCGGATTAAATATTGGTTTTGTTAATGGCGCTGAATGTTCTAAAGGAACTCATATCAAAGCTATTAGAGATGAAATTAATAAAGCAATTGCTACACAAATATTACAGAAAAATAAATTAGATGTTGGCCCTCGTAATGTTGATAACAAATATACAATGTTCTGTATATATCACATTGCAAATCCGGCCTTTAATTCCCAAACTAAAGAGGAACTTACTACGCCAATTGAGAGATTCTCAATGGATCCAGATTATAAATTTTCTATTCCTGATAAATTTATAAAAGAATGTTGCAAATCCGAAATAGTTAATATTGTTATTGATTGGTATAAACAAAAAGTAGAGGTTGAAGATCAAAAAACTTTACGCAAATTAAATAAGCAAGCAAAAACAAAGATTCGTAATTCTGATAAATTTATTGATGCAAATACGAAAGTTCGCAAAGACCGAGAATTATGGATATTTGAAGGAGATTCTGCACGAGCTGGATTTAGATCATCACGGAATCCGCAAACACAAGCTGCGTATATGCTTAGAGGAAAAATTCTGAATGTTATTGGATTAGGCCCGACTAAAGTTATGGCAAATCAAGAACTTAGTGATTTAATAACTATTATCGGTTTACAATGGGGTGAAAAAAATAAACCGGATGATTTGAATTTTGGAAAGATTGTAATATGCACTGATGCAGATGCTGATGGACATGCGATCGCAGGTTTATTAATAAATTTCTTGAATTTGTTTCCAGAATTATTTGAAAATGGAATGGTTTGCAGAAGCATTTCACCGATTATAACAGCAGAAAAGGGAAATGATTTGAAAAAATTCTATAATTTAAGTGATTATAAAAAAGAAGAGTCAAAACTTAAAGGATATAAAATAACATATTTGAAAGGTTTAGGTACTCAAACCAACAAATTATATAAAGACATGATGCAGAATCCTATATTTCACTATTTTACTAAAGATGATATAGCAGATCTGAGTTTAAGATCATGGTTTGGTAAAGGTAATGCTTCTGAAAGAAAATCAATGTTAAAAGACGATGTCGAATAAATAATAAAATTTATTATTTAATATTATGTTATTATATGATAAAATTATAAAAGCTATTAATAAAAGCGTATATAATGCATTAAATGAATATAATTATGCAAATGCAGATCATGGACATGCAGGAAATGTTAATAACACATTAACTTTGGTGGATGCTATAAATAAAAAATACCCAGCTCATAAAGCTAGTAGGCTAACACCGGAATATCGAAAAACAACAGGGGAACATTGTAATTTAAAATTAAGAAGGGATGATGGTGTTTTAAGACGTGTATGGGTATAGCAACGTAAACCGACTAATAAATCTGGAAATATACAAGTTATTTTACAAAAATATGGTGAAGATGATATATCAATGCTAGAACGTCCAGATATAGATGAATTTTGTTTTGTTTGCATACCTAATCAAGGAGAAACTAATAATATTGATAATACAAAGGCGTGTTTTTTCGATAAAGACTATATTATAGATGCGATTAATAGTAATAAATTTAAAAATGATATTAAACTTAAACCTACTAGAGATGGTTTAACATTAACAGTTTCTGAACGATGGGCTAAACAATATGCAAAAGAAATTATTAAATACAAATACATAAAATAAAAGAGAGTCGTTAAACTCTCTTTTATTTTTACATATAATATAAAAATTTAACATTGAAAATAATGAAATTAATTCAACCAAGTTTTGAAATATTAGATCAAGAATCAGGATTAAAAGGAGTTTATAAAGCAATAGAATATCCTGGCAGAATTTGTTATGGATCTACTGATAAAATGACAGAAGATTCAGCAGAACCATTTGTTCATAAATTGGAAAAAGCTAATCACGGTGCACCGATGGAACATGGTGCGGTATATTTGCATATTACTAGAAATGTAGATATGGATGAGTGGTTAAGTCCTAGTTCAGAATACCGCAAATATGATGAATTGTTAAAATTTTATTCAAATAATAGGTATTCTAAAGTTAAAGAAATTTTATGTATTAATTTAAAAGATCATTTATATATTTCAACAAATTATAGAGTTTTATTTGAAAACAATAGATTAGAAGACTTGAAATATCTATGCGAACCAACAAAATATCATCAAAAACGAATAACTGTCAAATTTATTTGTAATATTGGTGTATCACGAGAATTTAATAGGCATCGTGCAGATTCTATTAATGAAGAATCAACAAGATACTGCAATTATTCTAAAGACAAATACGGAAATGAAATAAATGTTATTACCAACAATAATAAATTTGGTAATAGAATAGAAGAATTAGAAAAGAAAAACAGAGCAGAAGATATTAAAGCATATTGTTTACAAATACTTAAGGGAGAAGATTCTGAATTTTCTGATATTGATTATTGGTTATTTGCTAATATGGCATCAGAATATTCATATATGGGGTTGACACAGAAGTGCGGGTGGCTTGCACAAGATGCAAGAGATATATTGCCAATTGATACCAAAACAATATTGATCCATAGTGCGTTTATTGATGATTGGAAGCATTTCTTTTCATTACGGGCTATTGGAACAACAGGAGCACCACATCCACAAGCAAAAGAATTGGCGATGCCTTTAATGGAAGAATTTAAAAAACTAAAATTAATTGATTAAAAACATATGGAAAAAATTAATGTAAATAATTATCCACAATATAGAATTGATAACGAATATGAAACATGGCGAACTGATAAACAATATTGGATTGAAAAATATAATGAAATTATAAATGCGTTTAAATTTAGATGTGCAGATGATAAAGCACTGGCAGATTTAAGATATAAATTGCATAAATGGCAAGCATATGTAAATACGATATTTGATATTCATAATTGTGATGTTATTACTATGTCATTCGATCTTAATGATAATACACTAAATATCCATATGAATGAAGAACTTCAAAAATTATTTGATTAATTATGAAAATTTTAGATCAATATGAGTATCATAAGTTTCTTAAAATAAAGAGAAAATATTATAAAAGACATTGTGTAAAAAGAATAGATCATTTTAATGGTAAGCAATTTGTTTCTTATTGGGAAAAAGATGATTGGATTGGTTATATAGTGCCTTCTTTTTTAGCGTATTCAACTGATAAACGTATTTCAAAAGAAATTAAATTATTAATTGGAGAAGATGATTACAATGAAACATTAGAAAGGGTAAAATTCTTATATAATACCGGTTTTTCTGAAAAAATAAAATTTCATGTAAAAAATTATCAAAATATTACAAGAGAAATTAATGGATATTTTGCTGGAGTTATAATAACAAATCGAGATGCATATTATTTAGTAAATACTGAAAAATATTCTAAAGATATAAAAGACTATGCTTTAATTCCGATGTTTTGGCATGCTGAAAAAATAAATGAAAATTAATATGAAACCAGAATTTAAAAGAAACTATAATTTTTCAACGGATTATGAAAAGTTATTTGATTTATTGACACAAGGATATGCAATAGTTTGTTATGTTACATGGGTTTTTAGTCATTATGATAATGGTGAACTAATGATGGCAACCGATGTGTGTGAAGCAAAATATTTTGACGAAGGTCCAAAATACACAAGATATCAAGTGAGTTGCAGAGGAACAGAATTTTTTAGTGCGGTAATATATCAAGAAAAACTATATAATAAAACTATAAAAGAGATTTTTATAGAAAATTGTAAAGATTATGAATTAAAATTTATAGAACCAAAATTATGAGTATAAAAATGACAACAGTGCTTTATAAAGCAGGAACCACATTATATGATGGAAATACAATAATAGACTCATCTTTAATGAAACAAATGGTTGATGATTTTAATGAACACTATAAAAATGATCAGTTTAATCATTATCACTATGGAACATTTAGCGGCAAATCATTTCCAGTTATTAACATTGAAGATATAACACATAAAATTAATAATGTTTATATTAAAGATGATTGCATTATGGCAGATATTAATATTTTAGATACTCCTAAAGGGAAATTTGTTCAAAAATTATTAGAATATGATAATGTAAAGCCATCATTAGATTTAATTAAGCATGATGGAAAAATCGATATTCATTCTGTAAGTTTAAATGTAAATAACAAAAATTATGAAAAATGAAATTGAAAAATATAAAAGAATATTTAAAGATGAATTCAATAAATTTGTTTGTAATAAAACCATAAGCGATTTTAAGTTGAATTTTGATAATGATGTAGATGAAAATGGTATGTTAACAGTAGATGTGCAAATTAGTTTAAATTCGCCTGTAAGACATTATACAATAAATAAATCTGATTTTCCTGAAATGACACATGAAGAATTCATTAAAATGTGTAATGATATAAAAGATGAAATTATTAATAATATTCAAAATGAATTAGAAAAAGAATATGAGAAAGAAGAAACTTTATGATAAACAACAATATAAAGATCAAATTTGGAAAATTTATGATGATGATTCTGAAGAATTAATTTGGGAAAATTCTTGGCGAGATACATATTGGTATGAAGATAATAATCCAGATTCTGAATATAATAAAATGATGGAACTTGAACAGGAAACAGACTTTTTTCATAAATGGGAAGAATTAGATTGGTGGTTTGAACATAGAACGATTCAAAGAGACATATATGGTGAAGAAAGATTTATTAAATATAGATCTTTATTAGATGAATTTATAAACACATAAGAGGAATACAAACAATTCCTCCTTTTTATTATAAAATATTTGATAAAATATATTTAGATATAATATGCCTATTAAAAGAAAATTAAATAATTTAGATGCGAGTTATAAAGTAAATACAGGAAATAAAATAACTAGAACTATTACAGATTTTTTGAATACTGAATATCGAGAGTTTTCAAATTACGTTATCGAGACTAGGGCTTTGCCCGCATTGGACGGTCTCAAGGTCGGCGCTCGCAAAGCATTATATTCTGCATTTACCGGAGGATTAAAAGATGGTTCTGAAAAGAAAATGTTGAACCTCATTGGTGATGTTTATAATAAAACTTTATTTGCTCACGGTGATGCTGGTCTTTTGTCTAGTATTCATACTCTTGGTTCTGAATATTCTGACAATTTGAATCCGCTTGAAATAGTTGGCCAACATGGAAATCTTAGAGATAATTCTAAAGCAGCCGCACGTTATCTTTATTGCAAGTTGTCTAAATATGCAAAATTGATTTATAAAGTTGATGAAGATTTATTAGAATATGTTTTTGATGAAGGCGAATTTCTAGAGCCGACCCATTATTTGCCAATTATTCCACTTAATTTAACTTCTAGGAATGAAGGAATTGCGCCTGGTTATAAGTTTTCATCATTCTCATATAATCCTATAGATATTATAGATGCGTGTTCAGAGGTGATTAAAAATGGCCAAATAAAGACAACCATCAGACCGTATGTCAGAGGAATCAAGCAAGATAATTTCAGATATGATAAAGAATCAGGGCGTTGGTATAATGTCGGTGAATGGACAATTGATGAAAAGAATGATATTCTTAGAATAACAGATCTTCCATATGATGTGACATTTGATAAATTTGAAAAGAAACTCAATTCATATATTGAAACGGGTTATATTAAAGATTGGAAGAACTTTTCTCAGGATGACAAATTAGACTATAGGATATTATTCAATAAATCTAAATTAGCTAGAGAAGCCCAGCCTGACAAAAAGGAACAAATGTTAAAGAAGTTTATGCTTCAAACAAATATTCCCAATGATTTACTATATGTTCTAGATGAGAATAAAAAAGTTAAGCATTTCTTAACTAAAGAAGATTTGTTAATATACTTTGTTAATTTGCGTCTTCAGAAGTATAATGATAGAAAAGATAGATTAGTTAGTGTAAAAGAAAAACAATTAGAGGATAATACTAATCTTTGTAAATTTATTGAATTAGTCACTTCTGGTAAACTGAAAATCAATAACAGAAAAATTGCAGATGTGAAAAAAGAAATGGATGAATACAAACTTCCGCATACTTTATTAGCAGTTCAGATTAGCAAATTAACTCAAGAAGAAAAAGAAGAAATTCTCAAAAAGAATAAAGAGATAGAACAAGAACTTGAATATATTAAGAATACTACAATAGAACAAATGTATCTTGATGATTTAAAGAATTTAAGAAAAGAATTATTAAAAGATTTTCAATGAAAAAGAAGAAATTATCAAAAGGCGAAAAATGGAAAATCTGTGAAACCTGCGGTGATTATGAATATTGTGCAGGAAATTATGGAACAGATAAATGCACTGGATATATTCCTGGAAATAATATATGGGATTAACAAAAATAATTTTTGTAATTATGACAAAACAAATATTTGAAGAATTATCAATATCAGACGAAATAAAATCAGAAGCTGAAAATTTAGCAAAAGTTATATTAATGGATTCTAAAATAAAAGCAGAAATTATTAAAAAGAATGGATTTGATAATGTATTAAAAAATGAATTTATTATTAAATTATTTGGTGTTAATTATAATATAATTTATTACATATATAGCATTAATAATATTTCAGAGTTTGATATTAAATTATTTAAAAATCTTATATCAATAATAAAAAATAATGAAAATGAAATAATATTAAATCTTTTATTTGTTTCTAATAATCCAGATAATGAATATTTTTATAGTTCAATTTATCATGAATTAACTCATGTATATCAATATATTAAATCTAAAAATAATGTTTTAAAAAATGCAAAAACAAAAAATTTGTATAACTTTATTAAAGATATTAAAAATAATAGTCAATCCGAATTAGATATATTATTTACAAATGCCATATATGCATGTTTTGATTTTGAACAAGATGCTTTACTTCATGAAACATATTGCGAATATATGAAATCTTATCAAATATATCAACTTAATTTTGATATAAAAGATTCTAATGCATATAGATTTATAGAAGACCTAAGAAATGCAATTGATAATATAGATAAATTAGATGAAAAAGTATTTAAAAATTCACAAGATTTTTATTTAATTTTATTCACTAAAAAACTTAAAAGATTTGAAACTAAATTTGGAAAGCTTATAACAAAAATCAAAAAAGATTTTTATGAAAATCATTTAAATGAGGGATTGCTGCCTGGAAATTTTAGAGCAATTTCATTAATAATAAAAGATGACAGTGATGAAATTAAGAAATATGTGGATGATGAAATATTTTGAAAAAAGGTTCTCTTAATTGAGAACCTTTAATTTGTTTATTTACGTATTTTTGTAATTTCGTCATCAAGACCAATATCATAATATCCAGTTACAGTACCTGTCAAATCCCATATAAATACCCCGTCTGCAGTAGCCATTAAAGAATTTGCGCCTTGAAATACATGCATAAGGGAATACCTTGTTTGATGCACTGGACCATTAATGTTTCCATAATTTTTATTATCCTCCTCTATACGTAAAAGATAATAGCCTGGATGTGCATTAATATTTGCTAAAAAATTTTTATCTCGTGGACTGAGTTTACAATTCAAAAAATTCATAATTATACATAATTTATTATTTTTATAATATTTTGAAAAGGATACTTATTTTGTACCCTTTTCAATTTCATTTTGGTGTTCACGATACCAATTGTCAAATTTGACATACTCGTCATATCCAACTTGGGTAATTGCATTATCCAAATCATGATAGTCACAATGCTTAATCTTTACAATAATTCGTTTGCCTCGAGGATCCTTGATTGGAACAGCCGGACGGGCTACAATACCTTCTTCGAGATAATCAGGATTTGATACATTTGGAACCCGGGTTTTGAATCCTTTACGAACCATCGCTTCTGCTGCATCAATAGTCAGTTGACCAAGATACGGTACAACATCAAGACCAAGCTTTTGTGCATAATCATTTAGCATATCAATTGGAACATACCAACCTTGTACACAGATATCAAAGATAGAAAAACGGTTGTTATCTTTGTCATAGTTACCGCCGGCTTGGATTTTCTTACCATAGAATTCACCGTAAATATATACAGGTACTTCCTCATATTCAACCACATACACACCTTCATGCGTTGATTTATCAATAGGCTCATTTGGACGATAACCTTCAGCTACATCAAATTCATACATAACCGGAAGATTCTTATCATTCATTTTTGGACCAAACTTGGCAGACGATGCAGGGAATAATTGAGCCAATGTAGGCTTAATGCGATCAATAATTTTATCGATAAAGGCCTTTTGACCAGTTCCAATAATTTCAGCATTATCAGTTTTACCTGAACAGAAACACTCGCCAGTAGACGGATAATATACAATCTTGGTATTTGTTCCATCAATTTTGGAGAAACAATCAAACAAAAGACCTTTAATATATGCCATATAGTCATCAGAGAATTGGCCATAAATAATCTTGTTTTGAAATACTTTCCATGCTGGATTAGGTAGATTTACTTTACCAAGATTTTGATAACGTTTGTACAACGTGTTAATTTTTGTGTAAGTTTGTGTTTTAGTCATAAATTTATTGTTTTTAAAATTATAATGCAAAAATAATACTTTTTATTTAAATTAAAAAATAGAAGTTAATTATAATCATTATCTTCGCGTTCGTCATAATTATTTTTTGCATTATTTAATATGCTATAAACATTATGTAAAACAGTTGGTGTCATCCATTCTGGAATTATTAATTTTAAATCATTAAAATCAATATTTAAATTAGATGCATCTGTTAATGTTTTTAAAATTTCAACAAGTGGTTTATTGCGAGTTGCATTTTCAATATAGTCTTTACAATATTTGATTTCTGCACCTGAAATATTTGTAATTCGCAGTTTTTGTTTGCATCGAGTTTTTTCAATGCCAAACATATTAAATGTAATACAAGAATCTTGATAGGGGTGAAAATCATTAGATTCTATCCAATTTTCATTTTCTCTTAATAAATCGTAATCTTCAAGTGTTACATTAATATATTGATTATTAATATAATTGACACGACCAAGATGACCTTTGCCATTTAAATCAATAACCTTTACATAATCACCATTTTGAAGATTTGCAAAACTTTCTTTTATTTCAAAATGGTCAACTAATGCCATTGGAAATACAGAATCAATTACTTCTGGAGTAATACCATCTGTATTTGGCTCTACTTCTATTTGCAGATTTTTAGTTTCACTTCCAATAGCTTTTTGACCAATTGCATTTAAATGCAAAACTATATTAACTTTTTCCATAATATATAATTTTTAAATTTCGATGTAAAAATAATACTTTTTGTTTAAACTAAAAAATAGATGCTTTATTTTGTTAAATTGAGTTTTTCTAATAATGGAAATACATAAAGTTGAAGTTTTTTCATTTTATCAATATCTTTTGCTTTCATAAATTTATGCAATTCGTAATCATATGTTTCATATGCAGTCATTTGTGCATCGGCTTTTGAATAACGTGAGCATTCCCAGTCAATTACCATTGCAAGATAATCATAATCTTTATTGCCTGTATATGCCCAATGATGACGAGCATGTGTGCGATGATATTGCTTTACTCGAGGATAATCTTTCCAAATCCACATTAAAAATGGTTTTTCGATATCATGTAATAGAAATCGTGGATGCCAAACACCGAGTAACATTGCAACCAATTGAAAAGATCTCCAGTGTGCAAACCAATAAGCAAATGATGATTTTTCTGTGTCTTTAAAAAGTTTCATAATTCTATTATTTTTTAATTATTAAATAACTTATTTTAACCAAATTGCAATGCAAAAATAATACTTTTTATTTAAACTAAAAAATAGAAGCTTTATAAAATAATCAATAAATAATAAAATTATTTAAAAGATATTTAAATGGCTAATTATTATCAAAAAGAAGATACATCTGAATTCTTTAGAACACCTGAGTGGATGATAGAAAAGTGTTATGAAATGATTCCTAATGCTAAAACTATTATAGATCCATGCGCTGGTGATTGCGGACTAGAGGATTTTACCAGAGATATTGAATATACATTATTAGATTTGAATCCGAGAAGCCATGTTATTGAACAAGCAGATTTCTTAAAATGGACAACAGACAAACATTTTGATGCAGCTATCTGTAATCCGCCATTTGGATTGAAGAATGAGTTTCTTGAACATTTATTTGAATTTACCGATGAAGTTGTTTATATTGCCCCATTAAAATCTATTATTAATGATTGGTATGATCATATATATGACATTTATTTAGATTGGCGAATTCCATATTTTGGATTTGGAATATTAACAAGTGTTGCAATATTTCATCTTAAGAAACAATCTAATAGGCTATCTAAAGAAGATATTAGAAGAAAATATATGATGAAGCTTGTTCCAGGAATTAATACTATATGTGAATATACTGATCATCATATTAAAAATTCTTGGGGTTTATATGTTCCGATAACAAAAGCAAATATTGTCAGAAATAATGAATTGCTTCGTGAAGAATATATTTTTGAACCCGGTGATGAATCTGTTTTTATTGCAAGAAAAGCATCTATTAATAATCAAGCAGGCGATAAATTATATCGTTATGTAATATATACAAAAACAAAAGAAGAAGCCGAACATATAATAAACATATACAAAGAGAAAGAGGAATATGTCAGGAATTATGCATATCAATATGGAAATAATATTCTGGATATAAGATGGATTCCACTATTAGTTAAAAATGAAAACAGAAAAAATTACGAGTTGTTTTAATCATATGAAAAATGGTTTATTGAAAGTTTGTTCTTGGATATTAAATATAATTGGTCTTATATTTAGTTTACCTGGTGTTTTATTAATATATATTGGAACTACATTTGCAGATTGGGCTGATATACTAAATGAACTTTAATAATTATGTGGAAAGAAGAAGATAAAATAGTAAATGGTTTGTATTTTAAGCAAACATGTGTTATTGCACCAGAACAATATGATGTTTTTCTGGATGGAAAATATGTTGCATATGTTAGATGTCGGTTTGGTAGATTAACAGTTAATCCAGTGAATATTGAATTAATTATTCCAAATATTGTTAATATATCAGATTTTGATTATGAAAAAATAATGGATGATAATAGACAATATGAAATTGGAATAGATTTTAATACACAGATTTATTTCAAAGAATGGAAAGATGATGAATTTAAATCAGACATTCCAAAAGAAGAATTTGAAAATATTACAAATGCAATATATAATTATTTAAAAGAAAAAGAAGAGAAATGAGTCTCTTCTTTATTTTTTAATAAATATATTGATATGAAAAACTATAATAAAATATTAGAGGCTGTAAATAGAGGGATTAAATTTGCATTAGATGACTTTGAAGATAATGAAAATATTCAAGGTCAAGTTAACAGTAAAATTAATCATCAACATGGAACTAAAGAATGGTTGGATTTAATAAATGATGTAGTAGATTTAGAACTGCCTTCAGGAACTTTATGGTGTAAGTATAATCTTGGTGTTAATCCAAACTAGTTAACTGAACCTGGTGGCTGGTATGGTGATTATTATGCATGGGGAGAATTAAAACCAAATAAATCCGAATTCAGTTGGTCTACATATAAATATGCTGAACATTATACTGATTTATCTGAAAAAGAGAGTTTAACTAAATATTGTAATGATCCTAAATATGGTTTACATGGTTTTACAGATAATTTAACTTAGCTTCTTTCAGAAGATGATGCGGCTTATCAAAAAAAGAAACTTTATAATTATAAATTCTATATTCCAACTAAAGAACAGTGTGAAGAATTATTGAAATATACTAATAAATTTTGGGTTAATAATTATGATCCTAATAAAACATTTCATAATCCAAAAGATGATGAAGGAATTCAAGGATTGTATGGCAGAATATTTGAAGGAAGAAATGGAAATCAATTGTTTATTCCAGCAGCCGGTTATGGCAATCAATATAGTTCTGATATTGTATGTATCGGTTCTAATTGTAATATATGGTCTTCAAGTTTTAACTTAGACGGTGCTATTAATGCTTATTACTTGTATTTTGATCAGGCCAATATCAAATTGTTCGATGATGAACGTTGCTACGGTTTCACTGTTCGCCCAGTAATAAAATTATAATAAAATGAAAACTAAATAAAAATGAATGATTAGTATAAAAGAACACATGCTCCAAAGAAAAGTGAGAATGTAAAATATCATCAAGGTTATTATATTCCTGAACATCCAGAAAAATGGTTGACATAGGAAAATGTATTTAGAAGTGGTTGGGAATTTACTTTTATGCGATGGTGTGATCAAAATCCATCAGTATTAAAAGTTGCATCAGAACCTATTGGAATTAAATATTTAGATCCAACCGGAAATCTTGAATACTGTATGAAACATAATTTAGATCCGAATAATCCGCAAAATTGGAAAGTCCGGACATATTATACAGATTTCTGGATTGAAATAGCAGATGAAACGAAACCGGATGGGAAGAAAAGAATTTTTATAGAAATAAAACCATATGATTAGACACAATGTCCAAAACCATTAACTGAATCTGCAACATTAAAAGAACATAAAGCATATAATAGAGCTGCATAGACATTTTTAGTTAACTAGAGTAAATGGACCGCCGCTAAAAAATACTTTGAAGAAAGAGGTGCAGAATTTATGGTGGTAACAGAAAGAACATTACAACAATTGGGATTATTATAATAAAAAAATAAAGGTTCTAAGATTTTAACTTAGAATCTTTTTAATATTATCTACGTCTTGAAGAACCGCCAGAGCTCCTACTACTTCCACCATTATAACTTCCAGAACTTTTGCTCACATTTCCACTTGATCTAGAACTTCTACTGTAACTTTCTGAACTTCTAGTTGTCGAACTAGTTGAGGAACTTCTGCTAGGTGAAGAACTATAACTTCCACCGCTTCTATAAGATGAAGAAGAATTTGATCTTACTTGCCCATTATTTGTCCTCTGATGTGTCGAAACTATTGACCTATTAGAATTATTAGATGAATGAGTTTGTGACGTTCTAGATACCCCAGATTGACTTGTGGAGCGTTGTGTAGATGTACTAGCAGATGTTGTTCTTTGCGATTGTGAAGTTTGTGTTCTTTGAATATTTCCGCTTGTTCTTTGGCTTGCTATTGTTGATTGGCCTCTTTGAGAACTTCCACTTCTTTGAACTGCTGTATTTCTGCTGTCAAATGTTCTTGATGAAGTAGAATTAAAATTAGGTTGTCTAACTCCACTATTTCTTTGGCTTACACCGGTTTTATGGAATTCACTTGCATTTCTAATATCTGTATGACGTTTATTAAAAGAATTATCAGGATGTGAAACAGCATAGTCACGGCAAGAAACACTATTATGAATAGCATGATAATTATGATGTGGATGACGTCCGTGTCTGAATGAACAATAATGATGGTGATAATGATGGAATCGATAGCATCTGTCATAATACCAATGATATGCATAACATGGACGATAATACCACCAACTTGGCCAATAACCCCAATACCATGGTGACTCCCAGCAATACCAACGTGCTGACCAGAACCAGTTATAGATCACAGGACGATAGACATAAACGGGTTCTATAATATAATTTGTTCCATAAATATATTCATCACCTATAATTTGAACTGATACCTCTTGTGTTTTAGTATCTTTTTCAACATAAATAGACGCAACATCTTGATATATGTCTTTTGCAAGAACAGCTTGAATAACAATTAATTTATTATCTGCTGTACCAGCTTCAACAACTCGTAAATAATCTATTTGATTATCACCATTTAGATCTAGATTTGAAAATGCACTGTCAGGATTATTAAGCATATTTTCAAATTGTTCTGTAGTACTTGCTTCTGCAAAAAGTTTAGCTATTACTTTAAGATCTAAACTTTGTGAAATATCTTCACTATTAGCAGAAACCGTGATTGTTTCTTCTGCAAAGGTTAATACTCCCATTAACATCAATGCCAAAAATAAAAATACTCGCTTCATAATAGTCAGATTTTTAATTTTATTATTTATACTATTGTTTATCAATATATTAAATTATACTACAAAAAGTGTGCCAGGATTTTTGAATATTAAAAAATGATATAAAAATATTAATCATAGTAAATAAAAACTTCCAAAACTCTATTAAATGAAGAATTTTGGAAGTTCTATAATTATTTAATAATTAAATTAATTATTCATCATAATCAGCGTCGTCTTCAAATTCTTCTTCGTCTTCTGGCTCTGGCATATTTTCAATTTCATCAGCAGCCATAGACAAAGAATCAGAAATATTACGAAGTTTTTCAGCAAGGTCTTCATATGTGTAGCAATCTGTATAAGCGCCACGTTGGCAGTTACGAACTTCATACATAAAGCTTTCAATTTCGCCAAATGCTTCTTCAAGCTGATCCAAATCTCCTAAATCCCAACCATCTCCGGCAGATTCATTAAGTGCCTTTTTAACTTGTTTTGCAACTGAAGACATTATAGATTCATATAATTGCTTGTTTGTTTTCATAGTTTAAAAATAAATTTATTTTTTATATTTATTTTAGTAAAAAAACTATTTTTGAATAATTTTTTATAATAAATAAATTGTGAACAAAAACATATTGCCCTACAGCGCGTCGGTCGCGCGGATGACTCTAAATCATCGTCAGGCCAGGTTCGACTCCTGGTGGGGCAACCAAAAGTTTCTCATATAATAAATATAATGAGAAACTTTATTTTTTATGTTATATGTTTAAATTTGAATTGACTGAATCTAGAAAACCTGAAGATATAATGCAACAACAATATTGTGATCCAATTAAAAATGCAATTTGGAATTATGTTGCTGGATATACTACATCTGTCAATAATATATTACGTAAAGGCAAAACTAATATATTAACTAAAGAATTAGATGAAGCCTTCAATGAATATGGAGAATCTGACATAATTGATTTTTATAGAACAGTTGATTGGGACTACATGAAAAATATTTATGGAGTAACAAAAGAAAATATTAGAGAATTTATTGGTAAAACATTTATTAATAAAGGATATATGTCAACTTCATCTGAATTTCAATCTCCATGGGGTTCTAGATGGAATGAATGGGAATTAGTTATACACATGTATGGGGACACGCAATATATTAATGTTAATAATATATTTAATGCTGATGAAATTGATTGTGAAGGCCAAAACGAATTATTACTTCCAAGAAACACTAGACTTAAATTAGAATCTGTAAAAGTTATGAGAAACGAAGAAAAAACTTATTTGCTTGAAATGATTATAATATAAAAATAAGTTTGATTTTAATGATAACTTTTGAATATGATGGAAAAATTTATAAACCATCAAATCTTGAGAAAAAATTAAAAAAGTTGGGTATCACAATAAATGATATTAAAATTATTGATGATATTGATACAAAAGCTGAAACTGAAAGAAAAGAAAAAGTTGAACAACAACAAAATTTAGAACATATAGTTTCTTTATATTGGGACTCTAAATGTAAAGGATGGTATGAAAATGAATCATATAAAGAAATTCCAATGTGGGTAAATGAAGATATTAAAAGTGGTAGATTTATTTATGTAGGCAATTATAATGTAAATGAATTATATGAAGCTAAAAAGATTAATTTTTTAAAAATGATAAATCATTAAAACTTTTAATAATAAATAACATATAATATTTGATAATAGAAAATTCTTCTATAGTATCAGGATTGTTTTTAGATCCTTTGAGAATTGTTAAAGATTCGATGATATTGTAGAGAAGTTAATAAAAATAAATTTTAATGACTTATGAAAACAACTAATTATTCAAACATGTCAGCTATTGCTGTCAACAAATCTCTTTTAAAAGAGTATCAAACTTCTTATGGAAGAACTGTTTATCTTGACAAGGATTCCGAATTCCAAATTAAATTATTTAATCCTACTACAGAAACTATTGCTGCAGAAGTTTTTGTCAATGAAAAATCTCTTGGAGAAAAAATTGTTATTCGCCCAGGCCAGTTGATTTGGCTAGAACGTTATTTAGATGAAGCTAAGAAATTTAGATTTGACACTTATGAAGTAGATGCTAATGTAGAAGAGGTTAAACAAGCTATTAGAAATAATGGTGATATTAAAGTAAAATTCTATAAAGAAAAACAACATTATAATTGGACTAGAGGATTACATGATCTTATAAATCATCCATATTATGGAAAAGTTGAAATTAATTATAATTCTGTACCAAAAAATTGGAATGATATTACATGTTCAACCAATGATTTAGTAGGAACATCACTTACTTCTAATATTGCAACAATGGATTCATATTCATGCAATTATTCTGCATCATATGGAACAGTTGATACTGCTATGACGACTGCACCAAAAACTAAAGTTAAAAGCAGAGGAATGTCACAACCAACTGAAACAGGACGTGTAGAAAAAGGTGGTTATTCAAATCAAAGATTTACTACAATAGATTTGGATATTGAGAGCTGGCCGTTTGCAACTGAAGAGATCAAGCTTCTTCCAAAATCGCAGAAACCTGTTTATAAAGAAGATTTAGAAAAGTTATATTGTTCGCAATGTGGACGTAAAGTTAAAACAAAATTTAAATATTGCCCATTCTGTGGAGAAAAACTTTAGGATATTTGATAATAAAATAGGTTGCTTGAAAAAGTAACCTATTTTTAACTTCTATTTTTTACTTTAAGAAAAAAGTATTATTTTTGCATCGAAATTAAAAATAAAATAATTTTATGAAACAAGATTATTACATAGGTGAAGGTGATTATATTGGAGATGATTGTCCAAATGAAAACTTTAATAAAGTTACTGTTCCTCGTTTATTGGAGTTAGGAATAAAACCGGAAAGCATGGATGAAGTTGCAAAAATGTTTGCAGATATTTATAAGTTAGGATTCTCAAATGGAGAGAGTTGGGTGTATGGAGAAATACAGGAAGGAGCAGAATAATTATGGACAGACTACCAGGCATTTATATTGATACAGACCATCCGCATTTGTCAACAATTTTTGATATGATTGATAGCGGAGTATTACTTTATGATAATGGAACATTTAATATTCCTTCTCAATTGCATGGATTAAATAATGAAAATATAGGAATATTACTTGATGGAGGATTAATACATATTTTTATAACAGATTGGTTAGATCCAGAATCTGGACAACTTAAAATGTTCACCAATAAAGACGATATTGAAATTCTTAGAAATTACGTCAATGAAGGAGATACATTTGCAGAAAAAGTTCAAAGAAATTGCGCTTTAATAACAAGATGTAAAATTAGATATGATTCAAAAGATAAAGAAATGATGAAAATTTTTTGGAAAAATTATTTTCAACATACATTAAATTAACTTCTATTTTTTAATTTAAATAAAAAGTATTATTTTTGCATCGAAATTAAAAATAAGTATGAAAAATAAACGTCCAAATTGGTGTAATGGTAAAGGTTTGCCGCAATGTTATAATTTATCATTTGGTTTATCTATTACTAAAGGATATTGTAAAAATTGTCAATATTTCAATAAAGAAAAATAATATGAAAACTTTTAAACGCACTTGCAACAAATTGAATAAAATTCTGGATAATCGTCCAGAAAGTCAAAGTGAATTTATTGATTCTATCAATGAAATAATTTATAATGAAGTATTTCAATGTGATGGTGATTTATATTGGAATCGAGAATTATTTATTGATTGCGGAGCCGACCGTGAATTATGTCGGAAAATGATTCATACTGATAAAGTAATGTTTGTTCCATCTGATGATCCTATTGAACATCCTGGAATTACACTGACATATAAACATGAATTTAGTAAAGAACAATATTAACATTTTAAAATAAAAATTTTATGGAAACCTTTATTATTTTTGTCGGAGCAATTGTTACTGGTATGTTAATAGTTATTGCATTAACACTAATGTCAATGAGTAATGATTTGTTTAGAATTAAACAAATTTTAAACAATCATGAGCGCGAGCAGACAGAAATATGTAAAAAAGAATATAGTGAAACTGGAAAAATTACACATTAATATGAAAGAAACTTTTGATGATATTAAAAATTCTGGTAGACTGATTTACCAATATATTAGAGGTTCTCATGCATATGGTTTGAATGTAGAAATTTCTGATGTTGATACCGGTGGTGTATATATTACTGATAATAAACGACTTCTTGGCCTTCGTTCTAATTACTGCGAGCAAATTGCGGATGAAAAGAATGATAATGTCTGGTATGAAGTTGGCCGTTTTCTTGAATTGCTTATAAATTCCAACCCTAATATGTTGGAAGCACTGTTTGTTCCTGAGAGATGTATTCTTTATAAACACCCTGTTATGGATATTATTCTTGAGAACAGACATAAGTTTTTGACTAAGAAAGCTTTTTCAGCTTTGACCGGATACGGTATAGAACAGATTCGCAAGGCCCGTGGACTTAACAAAAAAATTGTCAATCCAATAGTTGAGAGAAAAGAGCCTATTGATTTCTGCTATACTTTCAGAAAGCAAGGTACCCAACCTATTCAGAATTGGCTGGCAGAACGCAGACTTAAGCAAATTTATTGCGGGTTGAACCATCTGCCTAATATGGATCAAATGTATGGTGTTTATTATGACTGGGGCCAACATATCCATATGGAATGGAAAACCGCTGAAGAATTTGCGGAATTTATGACCACTGCAAAAGGTATTCATTGGGTTGAAGATATTATATTTAATATTGATCGAGATATTTATAACAAACTTGCATACGAACGTGGATATGATGAAAAGGAAGATGCTGAATATAATTATCAAAAATATCTAAAAGTATATAAAGAAATTATGCCTAAGGGCTATCATGGCATAGTTAAAGAGGATGGGTCTTCATGTTATGTCCATCTTGATTCTATTGTTAAAGGTGACAAGCCTATTTGCTGGATGAGTTACAATGATGATGGTTTCCAATCTCATTGCAAGCAATATAAAGATTATAAAGATTGGGAAAAGAAACGAAACCAAGCACGATATGAATCTAATCTTGAGAAGAACTATGATTCCAAGAACATTATGCACTGCGTCCGTCTGATTCAAATGGGTATTGAACTTGCAAAAACTGGCGAATTAAATGTTGACAGAGAAAAGGCAGGTGACAGACAATTCCTGCTGGATATCAGAAATCACAAATATGAATATGATTATTTGATTGATTACTGTGAGAAGAAAAAAGTGGAGATGGATGAAGCAATTAAAACTTGCAATTTGCCAGAAGAGATTGATAAGGAATTTGTAAATGAATTGCTAATTAGAGTTCGACAAGTTTTTGATTATATGGAAAACAGATAAAAGAAAATTGCTAAGGTGTTAATTCCTTAGCAATTTTTGTTATTTTAGAGTATTAAATGATTTTGCATATACATCTTGTCCAAATAGGTAAACAGAATTTGGAGATGTTGGTAATGTATCTGTGCTAATATAATTGTCAACAATAATATTATCTGAAAGATTTATAGATCCATCACAATTATTTAATATTGTAATATTTTTATATACACTATCTCCATGAAGACTGAGAAGACTGATTCTATTAGATGAATTTATAATTACATTTTGCATGCCATATGTTATTGAATTAATAATATTATTAGAATTAATAACTATGTTATCATTAGTATTTATGCCGGCACCACCAAAATTAATAATATTATTATTATTAATTATACTATTAGATAATTTTGTAATAGTATTGCCTTCAACTATATAAATACTACAATCATTATATATTTTATTATTATAAAAATCTACACTATTTGCCATAGGCGCATCTAAATTAATAATTGAATTTATACCAATATAATTATTATAAATAGTAAAATTAGTACTAGTTGATATTAGTGTTTGCTTATATAAATCAAATGGATTAGATTTAATTATATTATTTTTAATAGTATTTGTAATTAATAATAAATTACTAGCATCACTACCCATGTTAAATGTAAATTTATCATTATATTTCAAATTATAAAAATCATATAGAGCTTCATTTCCATATTGATCTTTTAATAATGTAATACAAATTTTAGTATTATTATCTTCTAATTTATAAGTTCCATAAACTTTTAGTGCATTTCCATTATGATCATACATTTCATATAATTTTCTATCTAAAGTTGATACATCATTTGCTTTAACTAATAAACTTAACGAATTAGTATTAGTTGGACCACTAAAATTACCATTTGGTAAGGCCATACAGCCATCACTGTCAGCATAATAATCATTAATTAAATAAAATTTATTGGGAACCAATGCATTATTAATACTCCATCTTTTTATATCATCAAAACTACATATAGATGCATCTAATAATTCTCTAAGATTAGATATTCTATTACTTATATCATCAATACTTGCATTTATTATATTAATATCTTCTGTTAATTCTCCATAACTTGCATCTATTAAATCAAGTGGTGTATAATAAGATAGAATTTCAGATAAGTTATAATTAGTTACATTAATTTGTCTATATGTTGTTCCTGGAATAATACTAGTATCAACTCTAGAAATTAACATATCATCATTTCGATCTCCATCAATTATTTTATAAAATTGTCCATCTTTATATAATGGATGTTCATCTGGATGTCTTTTTTCTGATGTATTTATAGATACACCGATTTGAGATGTAGCTTCGCCCGTAATATTAACAGCAACAGGAAATCCGGTATAAATATATTTTCTGGATATTATATTAGTATTACTAGAATTTGCAACTTCATAATATAATGATGTTATATCAGTAATAGGTGAAATATTCATTCCACTTGCATCGAATAATTGAATACTTTTCGCAGTTGTTAACATAATTATTAATTAAAAACACACTTTTTCTATATATTATTTATTTTTATTGAAACTTTTTACTAACTTTATTTATAATAATAAAATATTGTTTAGTTAAATAGAAATTTTAACTTCTATTTTTTAGTTTAGGAAAAAGGTTGTAATTTTGCAATGTTAAATTAAAACAACAAAATATAAACATGAAAACTATGAATACGAAACTTATTAAACTTTTTAATGTAGCTTTAGTAGAAAACACCCCATCTAAGAATATGTTTAAGAATGTTAATCGGCTTGCAGCTCAAGTTGGTTATTTTGTTCATCCTGATGTTTGTAATGAATCTGTTCTTGCTTTCTTAGAAGAGCAGACTATCAACCCTAATGCTACGTTTTATAAAAATTGGGAAGATGTCATATCTAAAAATAGGCTTGAATTGGCGCTTGACCAAGTTTTTCATTATTTGACTACATATGGGACTGATTTTGCACTGGGTAACGGTTATGTTCCTAATGATGGAGAAAATGATGTGCTAGCTATCGATTTTAAAAATTTTAAGGTAATTATGCCTATTTCCGCTGATGATTTGTTTAATCGTTGTTGGAATATGCTTTGTTCAGGTGTAGCACTTAAAGGTGATACTATGCATGCAGTGGCAGATTATGTTATTGAGCATGTTTATAATGGGAAAATGATTAATGTAGATTCTATTAAAAATAGAGAAGCATTAGTTTATATTTGTGATATATTGAATATATGGCCGGAGAATGCACATAATTTGTTCAGACTTATTATGTATAAAACAACCGGTGATACAATGATCGTTAATAACGATGAAACAATTCGTAAAATTAAAAAATCTGGATATGTATTTGATTTCAATAAATTGTCAGATGCTGATTTAACTCATCTATCTTCTATTTTCTTGCGATATAAAAAGTTGTTCTTGGCATTTAAACATAATGAATATGTTGATAATCGTTCAGCTATTAATAAGCTTCGTAAGCTTGCTATTAAAAACCATAAGCCATTTAAGGCTGGTTTTTGGCAAACTTTGTTCGCTGAGCAAAAAACTGCTGAAGAGATTAAAGCACATCTCACTGAGTTGACAACATATAAAAAGATTGCTCTTATGCAATTATGTAAAGAGCGTTATATGATGCCGAAGGATAATTTGTATTTTATTCGTAATGGAAAACAATTCTTTAAAATAAATGATGCAGTTGATATAACAGTTAAAGAATTGAAAGACAAAGCTTTCTATGCAGCTGTTATATATAATATTCTTAAAGATAGTGTTATTGATACGCTGAAAGCTAATTCTGAAAAAGATGTAGTAGTAACACTTAATGAAGATGGAACACCGGCAGAAACTAAAAAGGCACCTAAAGTTGTTAAGCTTTATTCTGGAATGCATATTGCACTTCCTTCTTCTGAGAAATCATTTATTGGAAATTATCCATTCGGAACTCAATTTGATTTGACACAAAATAATCTTATTGGTTGTTATTGGCGTAGTAATTGGGGAACTAATGATTATGATTTGTCTTTGGTAGATATTAACGGACATAAAATCGGTTGGAATGCAAGTTATTATAATATGCCACAAAATATAGTTTATTCTGGCGATATGACTAATGCTGAGCCGGAAGCATGTGAGGTTATTAAAATTGCTAATCCTGCTGATGTAAAAGCGCTTATTAAAATTAACCAATATAGAGGACAAAGCAAATCTAAATTTGAATTGTTCTTTGGACAATCTGATAAGCCATTTAAATATGAAGCATATAAAAATTATATGGTTGATCCTAATGAGATTAAGTTCCGTGCAACTGTAGAGCATGAAAATAAAAAAGAAATGCAAGTTGCATTAGTTGGCAATAATAAAATCACTTTGATGGAAATTAATAGTGGAAATAAAATTGTTAGCAGTACTAATCGTCATAATAAAGAATATATAAATGTATTAATGGCAAAAACTGAGTATTTTGTAAATGCTGAAGAAATGCTTAGAGAAGCCGGATTCCAAATTGTTGATGAGAATTATACTGGAGAAGTAGATATAGATTTTGCAAATCTTGATAAAGATTCGCTGTTAAGCCTTCTTGCTTAATAGTGATGTTCATGTTTATGTTGTTAATAATTTGTTGGAAACCTGATGAAGTGATTTCATTAGGTTTCTTTAATAAATATATTGAATAAATTGAATTAGTAAATATGAATAAGAAACAATTATATGAATCGATAATGTCTTCCGTTGCAAAATAGGTTAAAAAAGTATTAAATGAATCAAATACTGGTCGACATGAATTTTCAAAAAAAGATTTGAAAGAAATAAAAGAAATTATTCTTAATGATGATGATTTTTATGAAATATTTTGTTCATGTGCAAATTTTGATTATTATGATTCATATGAAGAAGCAGTAAACGATCTTATGAATTTTTTAACTTATGATGTTTATGACTCCAATGTACAATTAGATATAGAGGCACATGCATGGTATATATTAGATGAGCCCGATCCAGGCACATCATGGGTAAGATTAAAATCTGGAAAAATTGCAAATATGGATAATATATGGCAAGAATTTAAATCGATTATTTCACAAAAATAAAGTTCTAGAAATTTTCTAGAACTTTTTATTTATTGTGTCATTACGATACCTAAACATTTTATTTGATTAATTGATATATTAATAATTGCATAATCAGATTTATTATAATAGTCTTTTCCAAATTCAACATTTGCTTGAACATTATATAAACTTTTATCATATTCAATATTTGTTAAAATTGTTTCGGTAATTATTCTATTAATTTCTTCTTGATTATAGCTTAAATTAAACAAATATTTTTTAATATTTGCACCAAAATACGGAGCACCGAGAATATCTCCAGGTGTTGTCCCTAATACCATTTTAATCTGTGATAATATCTATTCCATTCCATCAGTTGTTTCAACCTATGGGGAATAAAGCTAATCTGAACCTAATCTAGTATAAATATCTACCATATTATGTTAAAGGTGTATATTTTGTTAATGTTATTTGTTGATTTGTTGATCTTTTTGTGTCAATAACTAAATTATATGCACAAACTGCATTTGTTTTTATTCCTGATTTATATTCGGTTCCGTTTTCATCAATAAATCCGCCACGAACTAATGGAAGAATATCTCTAACTGTAATATATTGCCCATTATGATCTGTAATAGTTCTTGTTAAAATAATATCACCGAATTCATCAATACCATTAAATGGCTTACCATCTCTTTCACCATAAATATTCACATTTTCAGCCGATGCTACAAAATTAACTTTAACTGAATCAATACCAGGAACTTCATTTTCAAATATAGCAATAATATCTGAAATCGGAATCATATCTTTACGTTTTCTATTTAAAAAATATTCTGATAATTTATCTAAACCTGCAGAATAAACTTCATGTTCATCATAATTGCTCCATATCTTAGCTTCAACATTTATTGCAAAACGAACAATTTTAGGTTGTATTATTCTATTTTCAACTGTTATAATTCTTTGTCCGGATGCATTAATTAAATTAATAATATTTTTCTATTCATCATCTGACAAATAAAATAATGATTCATCACATGTAAAATAATTTGAATTTGCAGATATACGTTTATTAATATCAGGAACTAAGAATATATAAACCGTATTATCACGATATGTATTATCATTTAATTTGCTGTGAGCATATTCATAAATTTGATATGTTTTTTCAACATCTTTATGTAATTCAGCAGCTTGCTCACTATCAATACCCCATGTATCTACGGCATTTCTGTAAGTTTGTCTTGCTACATTATAATTTTCTAAAGCTTGATCTGCAGCTAATTTCATTACAGATGCACCGTTAACTGTATATGAACCTCTAATTATTTCAATATCAGAAAACATATTCATTCTTTGGAAGAAATATTTATAATTAGTTTCAGATGCAAGAACAAAAGAACGGCTTGCATGCGGAGCAATTAATTGAGTTAATGCAGTATCTTCACTTTCAGTTCCAAATATAATATCAGTAGTTAATCTGATTTTAAAATTTTTATTTAATGGAACTGTATTACCATTTGCTAAACGAGCGTCACCATCCCATTGCCAATTATCATCACCATTTATAAATGATTTATATATATTTGCATTATTACCGTCTGTTACAATATATTCAACAACAATTGATGCACCTTTTGGCGGAATTGCTCCCATTGCACCATTACCGAAAAATATATCTAAACCTGAATTTATACCGGTACGAACAATGCATCCTTTTTGATTAAATCCTAAATCTATAATAGAATCATGAATTTCCCATGGTTCACCGTTTACATAAACATTTATATAATATTGGTCAACTTCCTAATAATTACGTTCTGCAAAATTAAATGATTGAAGTGCTCGACCGGTACCGGTTGCTTGTTGAAATTTAATTTTTCCTTGAATTAAATTTGCATCTATTGAATTGCCATAATTCATTGTAATTTTGCCATTATCTGCACCAAATAAAATTGTATATGTTAAACCATTTTGCTTGTTTATAACTTGTGTTTTATTCGGAATATAACAAACTAAACCATCTAATTCATAATTACCATTACTTGCATAATAAATTTGACATGCACCTCTAGCAGAAATCGGACGTGCTGATTCATGTCCTGCAAGTCTGGCCAATCCTTTAATTTGATCCGGACGGTATGATGTTCTTATATTTAATCCTGTAATAGAATCCTCAATATAATAGAAAATCATTCTACCAAGATGAAGAACAACTTGAAGTAGCTAACCAAACGGAGATGCAGTATTAAACTATTGTCCAACAGCTTTATATGTTGCTTTAATATATGCTAAAGCGTCTTCATATAATTCTGCAAATTTTATTCTATTTAATTTAAAAATCTTTATTTCTTTATCATCTTTTTCGGCCATATTTATAAAGCTAATTTTTACTTTTAATATTTATTAGTTGTTCTTAAACTACCTACATATACAGAAACATCATTTCCAAATCCACCATAAAAAGTACAAGAACTTGTATGATCTGTTGCCAATGCAGTACTAGTTGAATAATTAAAAAATAATTTCATATTTTCTAATGTAGATGTATTTGGTTGACATCCTATTTCATCACCAATTATAATATTATTATCTCCTAAATTAAGAGTCTAATTTTTAAGATTAATTAATACATTATTATTTCCAACAACATAAATAGAACAATCATTACAATTTATAATTGTATTATTATTTCCTGATATATCACAAATATAATTAGAAGAATTAAATATTTTATTATTTTGTGAATTATTATGTATTATTAACTAATAAGAATTATTAATTATATTATTTGCCGGACTATATTGTGGTGAATCAGATAAAATATCTATTTCATTTGAATTATATATCTAATTATTATAAGCACTAGAACAACTTATGGCAATATAAAGATTATTCTATTGTTCTGGAGAAAGATATATAATATTATTTTTGCAGTTATTTGTATCAGCTAAATTACTATAAAAAATATTGCGATTTATATTTTTTAATTTATGAATTCTAAAATCAAAATTTCCTTCATTTCCATATTCATCTTTTAAATACGTAATTGTGCTAGAATCAAAATTATAATGAAAATCCCAATTATCTACATTTAATTCTTCAATATACTAATTTTTTTGTGCAATATCTAAACTAATTAGATGTTTAGTATTATTTATATAAACATTCTATACTTTAATTATAAATGAAGCATTTGCAATATATTGTCCAGACTGACTTTCATGTGGATGATAAAATAAATTATATATACCATTGTTTTCTAATGTAGTAGATGTATCTAAATTATTCCAAGTATAATATTCTGTATGTGAAGATAAAGTATTTATTAATTTGTCTAATGCCAATGATGTATCAATAATAAAATTACTTACATTTGGTATACTTGAATTAATTATATTAATTTGATTAACAATGCTGTTTATACTTGTATCAAAATAATGTACATTTGTATAATATTGTAATAAATTCTATATATTAATATTTTTACTAGAATCTATAGTATATAAACTAGTATCATATAATAACTCATGTGTAATAGAATCTGACGGATTTAATATTTCAGATTTAATATAATTAATATTTGTTGATATATTTTTAAAAGTCGGACCTAAACTAACTTCACCTATAATAGGATTTGATGAATTTGAAACACTAATTGGTGATATTAAAAAATTAGAAATATCAAATTTAATAGGCATATATTTAGCAACTGCCCTTCTCTTAATAATATATGATGTATTTCCATCTTTTTCAGCCTACTCATAATAAAGTGAATCTATATTAGTGATAGGCGAAATTCTATCAAAATCCTTATTTAAATACTATGCCTTTTTACTAGTAAACATTTTCTAAAATTAATATTTTATTACCATTTTTTTTCTGGACAACCGTCTATAGATTTACCATTTTCATCTAATGGAAAATCAACTCTGACTTTTGCCTTTAATATACAACTGCATATATCACATATTCCATCATTGTTATGTTTACAACAATTACATGTTGCCAATCTTTCTTTAGCTTGCTATTTGGTTTTTCCTGAAATAATATTCCAAATCCAAACTGAATAACCAGCAATAATATAAAAAATATGTTTAATATAATCTTTCATTATGCAACCCATTCAACTTTTCCTTCATATATTGTTGAATTTACATCTATTCCGCCATTATCTATTATTAATGCAAAATAACGTTCTGACATCGGAACTGCCATAATTTGTTTTGCATTGTCTGCACTTATATAAAATGATAACGAACCTAAACTAAAATTAGTTTTTGCATTATCCATATTTGGTAAAATTTCAATATTTCCACCATTAACAGACGGGAATATTAATTTATATTTCCATGGGCCTGTTAAATCAAATGCAGTTCTCGTATTATCAGCATTTAATGTATATAATCTAAGTTGATAATTAGAACCTGTTCGATGCAATCTTAATGTCATTCTGCCCTATGCATATACATTAGCAATATCATCATTAACACCGACAATCAACTCAGTAACATCATAATATTCTCTGATAATTTGCGGTTTTGATTGAATTTGTGCAGGATTAGAAATTTTAAATTCTGATTTATCAATTTTATTAACAATTTTATAATTAATAACATTAGTTGTATCAATTTGTGTTAATATATATTTGTATGGATCTTTAATTGTCATTGATGCGGAACGAACAATATCTGTATTATTCATTCTGTTATACAAGTGGCAATTATATTGAATAACAATAGATTTGCAATTCATATTTGTTCTCTCTTTAATATATGGAACAAATTTTGAAATATAAAAATCGCCATCATCAGGTTTTCTATAACTGTAATCTATTGTATTTGTATAAAAATCTGTATATGTTTCAGATTTTGTATTATTCGGATCATCAATATGATATATTTTATCATAAACATATGTAACAGTTAATTCATTAATAATTATCCATTTACACGGAATATCACCTTCATTGTCACCATACATTTCAATAAATTCATCCATTCCGTCATTCGCAGAATCATATTCGCTATAGCTAATTAATGGAATTTCACCTGTATCAATTTTCCACATTATATCAAGATTAATGGGTTCAATTTGGTTACCGTCACCAAATGTCGGATAATATATAATAGAATGTGTAGTGTCATCTTCATATAAATTAACACCGATATTATTTGCATTAGATTCCGGGAAAATAGACATTTCTTTCTTTGCATCTAATATAATATCCTGCGGCCCCCTTGTATCATATTGATTTTCTAATGTTATATTATTAAACTATGCTGTTGCAAATTCAATAATAATATTAGAGAACCTGTCAACTTTACCTCTTAAATAATATGTTTCATTATTATCATTAATATATTTGTAAATATAATCAATATTTCTATTATTAATAGCAATATCCTATGCAGACGGGAGCTTAATTTCAATATATCTGTCATAAAATTTGCTATTCAAGTATAATGGAGATTCTAACCAATGAATATTATCTTTTAATTCCTCTTTAGATATATACCAATTTAAAAGATATATATAATCATCTATACGATTAACTATTGTATTTGCATATTCATCTTCGCCGGTTACTTTAATAACTTTGCCTTTAACTTTAAGAGAATAACCTGCAATATTATTCATAATATAACCGGTTAACAAATATAATCGTATAGTATCACAATATATAGAATCTTCACGTTCTTCTTCATTATTTGTATCTTGTATTAATCGACCAATTTGATAATCTGTATTATTTACATATATATTATGACCATATGGATATTTTGTATTATTATTCGCTATTTCAATAGAGGAATCAATACCGCCATAATATTCTGTAAAATTATCATCTTTTAAATATAAACCATGTTTAATATTATCATTTAATATACAGTATTGATTATTATCAACTCCTTCATATACTAAATACTTACATGGTTTTCCGGTTGAATTCCTTGTAATTGCATATTGATCAGTCTTATATTCTAATAATACTTGTCCGGTTACTTGAAAAAACTTTGATTGAACTGCCATAATTAACCTTATATAATTATTATTTTATTATTTATTTGAATAAAATAAAAGACCACCAATTTCTTGATGATCTTTTTATAAATTATTATAATTAAAATTATCGTTTGCCTGGGCGAATACTTCTATTATATCTTTCATTTAAAAATCTAGTAAATCCGCCAGTTCTTCTATAACCTCTTGCTTCATTTACTTTTTTATTAACTGCACCGCATTCAGATGTTGGAGCATCTCCGCATTCATTTTTTGGTTTTTCTTGTTTATTATCAACAAGCGGTTTATCACCATTATCACCATCAGCTTCTTGTCCCTTAATAGCTTTTTTATCATTTTCACCATAAGTTTTACGAACTTCATTAGCAAGGAAATTTGCAGTATATTGCACATCTTCATTTTGAAGTTCAACTAATTTTTGTTGGAGATTTTTATCTAAACCACGATTAAGAATTGCATTTGCTAATTGAACAACATTGGCAATTTTTGTTGGATTTTCCCCGATTTTTTTAGATTTAACTAATTTTACCATACCACGAATAACACCGGCCCAATCTTCAGCTGTTGCATTTTTTGTGATATTTTGAATTTGTTTATCCTTTTTAACCAATTCAAGAAGTTTATCAGCAACTTCTGTATCATCAAATTGGAAATCCTCATTAAGCGCTTTTCTTAATTCACGTGAAACATTATTAACAATGCTTTCATATAATTTTCTTTTATCCATATTATAATTTAATTATTTTTAAATATATTTCTAATTTTATCTATAATAGTTAAAGATTTTTTATCATCTTTAATAATTTTTCGTATTTCAATGAAATCTAAATTTTCTGTATAATATGTCGGAATAGCTTTAGTTTTATCTTCAATAGCTACAGTGATAGTTGCATACCATACACCATTATGACGAACATTATCAAATTTAAATGACTAATCTAAATCTTCATCTAGAACCCCCATTTTTTGGGATTTCTTTGCGATTTTATCATTTAAATATGCATATGATTTAATAGCAATAACTTCACCAATTTTATTATTGGTAGTTAAAACTAAATCACCGATTTTAATATCCTAAAAACTAATTTTTGTTTTTGACATTACAGATATAATTTAATCTTTTATTATTTATTATAATTTATTCTTATCAATTTTATCACTTATATTTTTGAATATGGTTTCAAACATTGTATTAAGTGATGATACATTAAATGTATTCATATTCGGTTTATTATCATAACTAAATTCACTGTTTACTGTCAAATCTTCTTTATATTCTAATTCACCGTATGCATGTAAAATCTAATTTTTTACTGTATCATCACAACAACCTAAATTTGGCACAGTTATATTATAACCATTTTCAATAACATATGCAATCATTTTTATAAATTTATATAATTGTGCATATGTATCAATACGCAACCAATTATCACCTAATGATAATGGATCATATTTTCCGGGATAACCATAACCACCTCTTGTATAATTATAATTATATAAATACACTGCAAACTACTGCGGATATTCCCATGTTTTTCCAGTACCTTTCTCTTCAACTGTTTTATTATGATCTTCAACAATAAGAATACTTAACAAATAGACAAAACGTTGTAATAATGCAAATTTATTATATGCATGAATATCTTCAGCCTCTGTACTATTTTTAGATGCGTGAATATCTCCAATCTATCCATTACTATATTCTCCAAAACAGTCAATAACCGCATTTGCTAAATGAATAGATTCTTCAGATTTGTTATTTAATTTAGAAACATCTGCTTGACATCTGCCCTAATTATCTATTTGGAGAACCTTCAATCCGGTCATAAGTTTTTTCATTAATTGTATCTCTTCTTTAGTTAATCCATCAAAAGTTTCATCATCAAAACCACCAGTTGGAGTATTATTTATTTTTTCTGTACATGCATACTATGCTTTAATATTTCCGCGTATAAAAATATCTCGAAACAAATAATATTTTGCAATCGGACTACAATGAATTCTGTCAAAATGTTCATCCAATAAATTTATAAATTTATATAAATTATCTAAAAAATCGGCTTCATATTCTTCAACTAATTTATCAACATTGATTCCATTATCTTTTAATATCAAATCAATAACAGGTAAATCAAATTTTCTGTATGGATCAGTTGATGTACGTTCTTTATTTAATATACTGGTTGTTAAATAATTGGTTAATTTTTTATTTGTAAGAACATAATTTGGAAGTTTTCTGTTAATTTCATCATAATTGGTTATAACAGTTTCTGAAAACATTTCCTGAATTTTTTGTTTGCATTTTTCTTCATATGATGCGGCCTGTTTTTTCTCTTCTTCAATATTACCAATTTCAGATTCAATTAATTCTTTAAATTCCTATAATTTTTCTTCATAGTTTTCCGGTGTAAACTAATAATTAAAATCAGTTTTAACATTACCTTCATTATCACATATTAGTACAACCATTTTTAGAAAATCATACCAATTATCAAATGCATTATAATATAAATTTGTATTAGAATAACTGAGATTTCCGGAAAATCCTTTTAAATGTTCAACAAAATTATGCGGAATTTTAACAGCATTATCTATTTCAGTAAATCCATTTTTATTTAAACCATTATATGGATAATAATAATTTTTATTATTCCATATACAACGATATATAGATATTTCTTGATTTATTCCTATAAATTGAAGAGGTGTTTTAATTTTATTAAGTAAACTTTCTGCAGTTTCATTAATTCCATAACCCAAATCTAAATAAATATCTCCGATATAAACCGGTCCATTAGCATAAGTTTCACAAATTTTAATTAATGGATATGATATTGTCATAAATCTAGAAGAACCGTTATGACCATATGAATTGCAATTTCCTATATGTAATTCTTTAGTATTATTATTTAAATCAAGATATAAATAATATTGTTTCCATTCTTTTTTATTATTTTGTATAATTTCAATATATGCTAAATAATGTGTATTACTGTCTTGGTGATATTCTTTCCATGCATATTTAATATCATTATTTACTTTATCTAACATTCCTATTGGATTAAATACATACTGTTTTAAAAATGTATCAAAATCAATAGTGCTTGAAACTTTGGTACTGGTTTGTGACATCTAAGTTATATCAACGTCTTCGTCATCAAAATCATCTAATGAAAAGTTAAGATGATGTACTGTACTTTCATATATTCTATTAAAATCAAAATCTGATAATTTTTCAAATTTAAACATAGTTATTTTATATAATTTGAATTATTTTTATATTTATTTTTATTAGTAAAAACTAATATATTAAACTATTCTATAATAAATAGAAAAACTAAACAAAGTTGTTTATGAAAACTAATAAAACGATTTTATGTCTTGATTGGAGTAATATCCTTTTTAGATCATTATTCATAAATCAACTATATGGCACTAAAATGACATATGACAATATTGAAGATTGCCAATCATTCATTTATAAGTTTGCCACAGATGTTTGTTCAATTATTAATATTTTTAAACCAAATAATGTGATTCTGTTGACAGATTCTCAACATGCGTGGCGTAAAAATGTTTTGCCTGGAGAAGACGGATACAAATCAAACCGTCAAAAACAAGAAGGGGTTAATTGGGATAATATTTTTAAGTGTTCAGATGATCTGAAGCAACTTTTTAAAAATGCAGGTTGTCATGTAGCTGAATATGAGCACAGTGAAGCAGATGATATGGCTGCTTTGTGTAAAGAAGTGATATTTGAAAAATATCATGATTATAATTTAATTATTGTTTCTGCTGATGCAGATTTGCGTCAATTAATTGATTTTGATCCATTGACAAATCAATATTGTGCTGTTTATAATACAATAGTTAAAGGTAAAACTGGTAAAAGATTTCTTTACATTACTCAAGAAATGCAAGATTGGCTTAATAAAGAAGATCAAATTGATATTTTCTTTAGTAATATAGATGAATCAAAGCAATATATTAAAGATATTGTTGCACAAAATGTTAAAATTGGAATTGAAGTTGAAAATCCGAATGAAGTTCTTTTGCATAAAATTTTTTGTGGTGATGATGGTGACTGTGTTCCCAGTTTTTATAATTGGATTCATAATGGAAAAGTTGTCAGAATTACACCGGCAAAAGAAAGAAAAATTCGTGAAATGCTTGGAATCAAAACCATTCATGATTTAATTCAAGCAAAAGATAATTTAAAACCAATACTTGAATCAGTTACTAAAAAAGATGTTAATGATATTAATGTTATTGAACGTTTGAATCGTCAACGCACTTTAGTAGAATTAAATTCAAGTTTGTTCCCTAAAGATATTCAATCATATAAAGATACTATTGATTATATGATTCAATCTACCGGAGAAGCTGTATTTGCCAATATGAAAGCTGCAAATATTCTTAAAGGCACTGAATATGAAAATTCTAATAAGCCTAAAGCAATAACAGCAAGTGTATTTAAAGATATGGAAAAATATGGTTTAACAACTATTCCGATTTTCTAAAAATGAATAATAAATAACAAAAATAATAATTAATTGAATTATGAGTAATAAAAATAATTTTGATGAATCTGAATTAGCAGCATATGCCCAATCTGTTGAAGGATCATAGACGCCAGAGATGACAATGCCTGCTGAAGATGCTCCAAAGGTTGTTGAGGAAAAAACTGAAGAAAAACAACCTACTATTGAGGAACGCCGTGATCTTGCATCTCAACGAATTGCAACACCAGTAAAAACAACAGCAGAACTTCATGCAGAACGTGAAGAAGAAATTCGTCGTGAATCTGCAGAACGCGGTATTGGAAATGGTATTGTCCCAGTTGAATCTCTTCCATCTAAGGGTTTATTTTATCCTATTGGTACAAAAATTTATATTCGTTCAGCAACACTTGGCGATATTAAACGTTGGTCTTCTATGAATGAATCTGATATTAATGATATCACTGAAAAAATGGAATCAATTTTTGAAAGTTGCTGTACTATAACTTTTGGACCTAATTCAGATAAACGTGCAAGATATAATGATATTCTTGATTTGGATCGTCTTTATATTTTATTTGCAATTCATGATTGGACATTCCCGGAAGGTAAAAATGATGTCAAGATTAAAATATCTGAAAAAGATGATATCATTATGAGAAAAGAAAATGTCAAATTTATTGAATTCCCAGAAAAACTTATGAAGTTTTATAATGAACAAAAACGTTGTTTCTGTTTCCCGGTTGAAAATAAAGGAGCATTTAAAGAAACAAATGGTATGATGGAGATTCATATGCCAACAATCGGTATTAGTAATTGGTTAAAAGATTATATGACTATTGCAAACCAACGTCATGATAATATTGATGAAGATTTCTTAACATATGCATCATTATTAATTCCTGATTGGAGACTTTTAAATATTGATTATTATTATAATTTAATAGATAGTACTACTGATTGGGGAACATATGAGTGGTCATTGATTTCAAAAGTAAGAGATATTATTGTTAATTCTGCCGGGAATCCAACTATAACATATCTTGATAAGGGAGGCGTTGAACATGAGGTTCCGCTCTACTTTCGCAACGGACTCAAATCATTATTCCAAGTAGAACTCAAGATCGACCTTTAATGAACCTGAAAAAACTGATAATGAATTATATAAATTAATTTATGATGAAATTAAATTATATCCGGCTTCATATCCTATTTTACAAGGGTTTGGTATAAGTTATAAAAATTCCGGATATACACAATCATTAATTAGAACATCTGCTGAAGTATTAAATCCATGTGTTGGTTTTAATCATACATGGGAACAATTAGTAAATATAATTTATTATTTAGTTAAAGAAGGACATTTTGCAATGTCAGATCTTGAAAGAAGTGATTGGTATTTTGTAAGTCTTTTATATGATACTTTACGTGAAGAAATTGAACAAGAAGCTAAACGCAGAGAAGAAGAAAATCGTAGACAAGAACAAGAAATGGCCAATTATCAACAAATGCAAGATTATCAATCTAAAATGATGGATAATATGAATTATAATCAAAGTATACCTTCAATGCCATCATTTTAAATAATTAAAAGACACTAAGAAATTAGTGTCTTTTTCTATAAAAACTTTTATATTTTATAATTGTAAAATATATAAATAATATATTTTTAAAATATGGTTTACGATATTGATTATATTAGAGATAATGAAAGATATACTTTATTTGATATTGAGATTTGGTTAAAACCAAGAGAATGCCGGTATGAAAATGGGCAATATGTAAAAGACGATACATGGCGTTCAGAATTGCATTGTACAACCAATGGAGCAAGTATTGCAAAATTTGTTTTTGAAAACATTAATACACAAGAATGCTTAAATGATTTTCGAACAGATTGTGAAAAAATTGAGTGGCTTCGTGGTTATTTACATGAAGAACATAAAAACTATTGGTTATCAATGGAAGAAGCATCTAATATGTTGTATCATAATCATTTACCAGATATTAAAAAAATAATTTTTAATTTTGCTGAAAAGTGGAATCTTTCAATAAATGAAGACTAAAAACAAAAATAATATTTAATAAAAAAATGAGTAAAGAAAAAGAGCAAGAAGTAAAAGCCGAAGATCTCAATCTTGAATTACCATCTAGTATTTTAACTAAGGAATTTGAAGATGATGATAGTGATATGCCACTACCAGAGACAGCTGATTATAAAGATCCAAAGCAAGCAGATGACAACAGAGTATTATTACCAACTCCAAAATTCCATACATTATTTAATGAATGCTTAGGAAAAATGCCATATGCCGCTATTTTGAAGAATTCAAATAATGATCAAATTAAATTAGTGGATTTGATTAAATTTGTAGAAGTAAAAGCTGGTGGTTTAACAGTTAAAGAAATGAATACTATTATTTCATTTGTAGCTGGATGCCCATTAGAATTTGTAAGGCCATTTATGGAAATTGTAGAATCTGCTGAACGTCAAAAAGAACTTTGGGTTTTGAAGTAAAAAAATAAAGGAGGAACTTTTAAATTCCTCCTTTTTCATTAATGTTTTCTAATATAACCTAATGCAATATTTATTTGTTTTAATTCATCTAAAATTTGTAATAATATATTATCACTATAATTATCAATACTATTTTCATTTAAAGTTTTCTTAACTTCTTTAGATACTGAAGTCATAATGCTTTCATATAAAGCTTTTTTGTTATCTTTTTTCATATTATTAACTATTTTTTTATTATCAATATATTTATTTAATTATTCATTAAGAAAATATCATATATTTAATTCTAATTGGATCTGGATTTGGATTATAAACAACCAAACTAGTTGGCAAATTCAAATCATGAGATTGTGGATCATCATCTTTTCCAATAATCATGTATGCTTCACCAACTTTATTCCATAAATCATTTTCATGAACCCATTGCAAATATCTAAATAAACCTATAATATTCTTTTTTCTAGAATAATAATTTTGTCCCATATATGTCAAATCATCATCAATGTCTTTATTTGGACGATATGGATCCATATAATCAGTATCAATATCTTTAATTTGCTATTGAACTGAATTTTCTGATAGCTTTCCATCATCCCAACCATCTGTTAAAGAGCTAACTGAATTTTCTAATCCAAGAGAACCGAATTCTGGATGCAAATGTCTGAAATCTTTTTCCTCTTTAACTAAAGTTGCATTAGACAAAACTCCATAAATCTTTGGAAGGAATTGATGTTCTTTGGTAGGCATATATAATTTAACTTTTGATTTAATATGATTAACCCAAAGTGATGCATATTCATAATCATCTGTTTTAGATGGCCAATCAGGAATAAGAACAATTCCTCTGAATGCACCATTTGGATATTTCATTAATGGAATTCTCTTATGTCTATCTTCTCTTAACCAATAAAAATCTCTGTAATATGCATTTAATTCATCTATGTGGGTTTTAATATCATTAATTATATTGTATAATGCTTCCAAAGCAGTATCATCTAAATAAAAATTAATTATATCATCATCATAAACAGTATTTTGTGCCTCGATATTATATTTTTCGAGCCATTCTTCATCTCCTGTTTCTTCCCACATTTTAAAATAATCAATCATTTTCCTAAATGACTCAATATCTTTAACAGCATCAATATAATTATGTAATAACCAAGTATATAAATCACAATCGACTTCATAATTATCTGTAGGATTAACTGATACTATATCATTAATACCGTCACCATCAGAATCTTCACCGGTTTGTTCAAGTTTCATAGGTTTATATTTTTCAATTAAATCATACATAAATTGTTTTAATTGCTTGATGCCCTTTTTAAATGGAGAATCTGGAAAATCTTCAGATTGAAATTTAACAGTTACTTTTAAATTATTGATATAATAGAAATATCCTTCTTTTTGTGACAAGAAAACTAAATATTCATATGTATGTCCGTCAATCTCGTCAACTTCATCTTGAATAGATGCAGAAACTAAAATATTATATTTTTGGAACGCATCATTAATTTCTTTAATAAATGAAGTTTGTCTATTAGCTGCAGTATGAATATGAAAACGTTTTGGTGCAAAATTATTATAAATCACATCAAAATCACAATCAATATATTTTTCATATCCATCAGTTTCTTTTAATTGCTTTGGAATAACATAATAATATGAAGCTGCTGACAAACCAAATTCTTGTCCCTGTAGAACGGTTGCAGAATGAGGCTGGAGAATTCTGGTTTCTGTAGTGTATTGAGTAATTCCACTTGCATGAATCTAAGATAAATCAATATTAGACAATGGGTTGCCATTAGAATCTGTTATAGTTCCGGCAGAACCGCCTGATACACTGCCTATAATATCAAATGATGTATTATTTTCATCAATAGCTGAATTACATGTATATCCAGAACTGACTACATTATTTGATGTTGAATATAATTTATAAAATAAATTTTTATTTGATGCCATATTAATTCTATTTAATACTTTTTATATTTATTAAATCTTAGTTACTGTAAACTTCTCCAAAAACCTTTTTACCATCACCACTAAATTGAACAGTAAGATCTTTATGAGATTCAGACCAATCATTTAATACGTTTGCAACAGCATTTGCGATAACATTTGCTAATATACGATTATTTTCTCTTTGTATTTCATCTTGTTTCTTTTGTTCCTCTTCCTTTTTATTAGGATTAAACATATTAGAAACAGTATCTTTAACATTATGTGTTGCAGCAGATACCATATTAGCGCCGGTTTGCATAATATTGCTGAGTGACATTGTTTTTGCAATATCCCATGCTTTTGATATCGCTACTGATTTTGTCATTGCTTTATTAAGATCTTTAATACTATCAGCCATATCTTTAAAATTAGATGACATTGTTTGCATTGCTTTAGAACGGTTTTCTTCATTAGTAATTAATTCCATATCTAATTCTTTAAATGCTTTTGCCAAATCTTTCATTCCTTCAGCAGAAACACTTAATGTCGGCTTTAATACTTCTAAACCATCAGCTACATTTACTAGTGATCCTTTTAATTTTTTTGATGATTTATATGCAGACTTAATTTTATCATTATCCTTTAAGTAATTTAAAATTAAATCAATTGATGATGTTAAATTAGTAATTTTATTTTTAGAATCTGAAGATATATCTGAATTTAATAAATTTTTGAAAGTATCTCCAATAATTCCAACTGTTTTCATCATCCGTCTGATTTTTCTATTTTCTATTTTCTAAATTTCTAAATTGCCTAAACCTGTGACAAATGCTTGAATAGCATCTACAATATTAGTTGCAGCTGTTTTCATTTTATCAACATTTAAATCATATGTTTTGTTACCAATTTGAATTTTACCTGCTGCAATTGTCATAATCGGATTAATAATATTACCGACACCGTTCATAATTAACGATAATGGTTTAGCCATTTCATCAATACTATCACGTGCCCATAATCCTATTCGTCCAAATGATTTTGAAAGTTCAACTATAAATGTGCCAAATGCATTTGCTAATGTTTCTGCAGCCCCTGCAAAATCTTCATTAGATAACTATGCAAAAGCTATTGGTTTTCCATTTGCATCCCATTGAACAGGAACTTTACCAGATTTCATTTTAAATATAACATCAATAAAATCTGATATTGTTCTAATAACTGTCCCTATTCCGGATTTATTTTTCTTTGCAGGAAATAATGTATCTATTACAAATTTAAATATTAAACTGCCAATAATATCTTTAAATCCGGCTGATAATTTATTTACAAATGATGTAAATGATGTAACAATTATATCTGCTGCTGTATTAAACTCATCAGTAGTAATTTTTGTATAATGTGTCGGTTTTCCATTTGCATCCCATTCATCTGCTATCTGTAATTTTGCCATTTTACCAATAAGATCAACAAACATACCTAATGTTTTAAATATCGGTCTGATTGTTTTACTAATTCTTCTTGCTTTAACTGCACCCCATAAACCGACTTTAGCCAATCCTTTAATTATTGCAGTAAGTGTACTAATCATACCGCCATCACCAGTAATAATATTTAAAGTATTTTGCATTGTTGCCGGATCTATCTTACTTGCCTTTTTAAGGAATTTAAGGAATCGGTTCATAGTAAATGTAATACTAAGAATTACACCTGCAACAACAGCAGTCATTGCAATACCAATCCAGAAAAGTGGATCAACTGCTAATGGTGATAATATATGTACTAAACCGACAACACCAAGAATAACACCGGCTGCTAATGCAACACCACCAACCGCAGTTTCAATAGATAATTTTTGTACACGTCTTAAATATCTGGTAAAGAATAACATTGCAATTGACAAACCTGTTATCATTAATGAAATACCGGTTACCCCAATTAAACCTGTTATAATATTTGCGGGTGTTAAAAATTTATTTATTAATTTAAATAAACCAATTGAACCTGCTACAATTGCACTTAATACAACAAACCCCCATAAAACATCTTCTCGTTTCTTTCCAATTCTAATTGTAAATAATGATGCAATGCTTAAACCTAAAATTAATGCAACTATTCCGATAACACCCTATAAACCTCTTTCAATCTATGTTTTTGTAAGAAATTTAGTTATACCTTTAAATAATAATATTGATAATGCAGTAAATACAATCAATAATCCACCACCATACATAACATCTTCTGCATTTTTACCAAGTTTAATTGTAATTAACATTGCAATACTCATACCCATTATTAAACCAACAATTGCACCAACCCCCATTAAACCATTCATTATTGTCGCTTTAGTTAATCCTTTTTTAAGCCAATTGAATAAAACAATTGCACCGGCAGTAAATGCAGCTAATAATACAGAACCAACAAAAACGGCATCAGCATTTTTACCGAGTTTAATTGTAATTAACATTGCAATACCTAAGCCCAATACCAATGATACTATAGATGCTACACCTAATAATGCATTTTTGGCACTATTTTTAAATTGTGTAGATGAAAGTTTTTTCATTATTTGATATGAACCGATAACAAGTCCTGCCAATATTCCAATACCCCAAATCAAATCATCCCATTTATTATGTTTAGCAATACCAACAACTAATGCTAATGTAATACTTAAACTAAGTAATAATAATGACATTGCAGCTATTCCGGGAAATGCTTTTTCTGCACTTGTTTTAAATTCAAGAGAACCTAATTTTTTCATTATTTGATATGAATCGATAATCAATAATATTAATATTCCAAAACCAAGAGCAACTTGTGCAAAACCTGCAATTTTAAGTAATGCTACGACAGCAACTAAACTAACAGTTAATGATGTAATTAACAAACTCATGGATGCTGCCATTGCAGCAGCTGCTACCATTTTCTTTTCAATTCCCCTTTGGTTGGTTAAACTATGAACTAATGCTGAAAAGAAACTACCAATATTCCTACCTACCTTAGCATTAAGTAATTTACCCATTAATGCCATTTTAACCACATCTTTAGTTGGAATATCTGTTAATGTTTTTAATAAAACTTTAAATATTGCAATTTTCTTTATAAATTCTGTTGATGTTGGAATAGGTAATATTGCATTAACCATATTTGTTACAGCCATTTTCTTAAACTAATCAAATATGATAGAATAAAATAATGTTAATCGTTTTCCGATAATCCATGCTTTTGCCGGATTAAATGTAAATATAGTTTTAAAGAAATTTTTAGATAAATCCATAAATACATTATTTAATGAAACAAAAGCAGTTATTATATTATTAAATGATTTTAATGCACCATCTTCAATACCAAATGATTTAATTGCAGTCGCTAGTGTATTTAATGTTTCAACTGTATGATCTATATCTTTTTTAGATAATTTAGATATAGGTAAAATAGCACTAGATAAACTTTTAAGAGAATCCCCAAGTTTATTAATACCTTTAATATCGGCTTCAGCAACCGCGCCTATACCTGATATATTTGCAAAAAAATTAGAAGCATTTCCGCTAGCACTGCCGCCAGTACCGGCTTTCCCTTTACTTTTTAAAATTTCGCCTAAAGTACTATCAAGTAAATTTAATATACCTTCTAATAATTCTGATGAATTTTTCTTAGCCATATATAATTAAAGCATTTTAATCCTTTTATTATTTATTTTATATTTTAGATAACTGACAAAAATAAAAAGTATCTTAAAAATATTGATTTTAAGACACTTTTTTATTTTCTTTTATAAATTTATTTATATTTTAATTTAGAAATAGTTTTTAAAAAATTTTGAATAAATAATAAAAGATTAGTTTAATTTAAGAGTTGGAACGCTTAAATAAACTATTAATAATAGTTTAAATATAATTTATATAAACATTTATTTATATTTGTTTATTCAGCGTTCCAATTTAAGAATAAACTTTATAAATAAATGTTTAATTTTTTATATGTTAGCATTAAAACTAAAATATAAATGTCTAAATACATCATATTATGACATATTGAACAAATATATGTCATAGTATTCAATATGTCTCCATTATTTATACAATAGAATTAGTGATAACAATAATCTATCTGAAAAAGATTTAAGGTCTTTATGTTCAAATATCAATAACATAGATATATTGGATTCATGGTTCAAACAGTCTTGTGTTAAAGAATCTATTGCGCTATATAAATCTTTTTAGCCAAGGTATAAAGAACATGAAGAAACTAGAGAACAAAAACTAAAAGAAATAGATTTTAAACTCAAAATAGGAAAATTGTCAGAACATAAATATTCAATCAAAAAGAAATCAATATTGAATGAATTAAAACTTATATTTGGTGGAAAAGAAAATTACAGATTAAAATAGGAAAATAAAATATCTAAAGAAGAATTTAAGCAGAATAGGTTGTCGCCTTTATCTTCAATAGGAGAAAGTCAATTCAAAGGAAACAGAAAATTTAATATTAATTCTGACTTGACAATAACTTTCAAACCAAATTCTAAATAGCATTTTAATTTTAAGCTGATTTATGGACAAAACCAAGAACATTATTTAAAAACATTATATGAATTATCTTCAAATAATTCTATATCAATTAGTTATAAACTAGATAAGAATTATATCTATATATCATTTAATGAATCTAAATTAGCTAATAAAAAATTAGAGCAAATACCAAATAGAGTTTTAGGAATAGACATGAATCCAAACTATATAGGTTGGTCTATAGTTGATTGGAAATCTAGTTCAGAATTTGAAGTTATTGAATCTGGAGTTTATTCATTCAAGAAATTCAGTGATTTATATAAACAACTAAATGATTTAAAGAACGTTAGTTCAGATGATCCTAGAAGAATAAAGTTATCTAATAAAAGAACTTATGAAACGGTTAAGGTTGCAGAAAACATAATCAATAAAGCAATTTATTATAAATGTCAAGTTATATCTATAGAAGATTTGAATATAAAAGCTAAAGATAGAGATAAAGGAAAGAACTATAATGCACTTTGTAATAACCACTGGTTAAGGACAACATTTGTTAATTAGATAAGGAAGAGAACTAATATTCATAAAATATAGTTATTGGAAGTCAAACCAGAATATAGTTCATTTATAGGGAATTTCTTGTTTAGAAGTTTAAAGAAACCCGATATGATTCTGGCTTCTATAGAATTATCTAGAAGAGGTTATGAATATTTTAATCAATATATAACAAAACAAAAAGAAATAAAAAAGAATATAGTTCAACCAAACATTAATGATTTTATTAAATTTTGGAGGATGTCTATGGAAGAATTGAGACTAGAATTTAGTGGAACCAGTTTGATAGAATTATATAACTTTATAAAATCCAAAAAGGATCTACCTTTATTTAAAGGAGATCCTAATAAAGTGAGGATCTAGATTGAAAACAATCTAGTTAGGAGGTTTTTCTCGAATAATTCATTTGTTTATATTTGAAACGGAAAAAATACTTTAAAGCTTAAAAACTTTCTCTGCGAAGCTCAGAATAGCCTAGAAATGCAATTTGACTATAGCTTCTTTACCTTTATCAGAACAAAGATACTTACAATCATCAGCATTAGAATAGAAAAAATTTTCTGTTAAAACCGCAGGAACTGTCGGCTTTTTATTTTTAGCAGAGAACTATTCCATCTTAAAAATAACAGTAAAGTTTTCTTCCCAATCTCTGTCATTATCTGATTTGTCAGTTCTAATTTTTAATTTCTTTCCATCAAACATTTTTTCTGCTTCATCATAGAAACAATCTGCTAATTGATCTGAAATATTATTTCCTTTTGTTGTATATGCGGACCAGCCTTTTGCTTTGTCCCATGCAGAACCTTTTCCATTTGCATTAGCATGAACAGAAACAAAGATTCCCTTTTTGCCAGATGCTTTGATTTTATTCCATGCTCTAGTTGCACGAGTTGTTAAACTAACATCAATATCACCATCTCTATTTTCATCTGTAGTAATAAAAACATCAATTCCCTATTTAATTAACATATCATATAAAAGATCACAAATTTCTCTATTGAATTTATATTCATAGAAATCTAAAGCAGGTTCCACTTTACATGCTGAATATGGAGAACGTTTTCCTGGTGTAGAAACAGCATGGCCTGGATCTAGGCAAACAATTAAATTTGTAAATCTTGGTTCGTTTTCTAGCACAGCCGGAACCCCATTATCATTTTTAGGCTCTTCTTTAGAAGTGTTCTTTTTTACTACTACAGTGTTCTTTTTTACTATAGTTGTTGTTTTATGAACTACTATCGGTTCTTGTTTTTTAGATTTAAAAATATCAAATAATCCCATAATGTTTTTCAATTATTTTTTGATATTTATTGTTGAAAAAACTTTTATGTTTATTTTAATTAAAATAAATATAACACAATTAAAATAAATGAATTAGTAATGATAATAGACACTTCAATAGAAGGAATTAAAACAAAAAAAGATGGAACAGAATATGTTTCAAATCCTTTTTTGTTTAAAGAAATAATGAAATCTAAAGAATAGGATGAATTGACGCCAGAAGCAATACAAATGTTAATGCTAATGGTTGAAAATATTATTGCAAAGAAAACATTTAAAACACCTGAAGATAAAGAAGATTGCAAGCAAACAGCATTATTGGATTGTTTACAATATTGGAGAGGCTTTGATCCTGAAAAATCAAATAATCCGTTTGCATATTTTACATCAGTAATAACAAATGGTTATGCAAAAGGTTGGAATACTTTGTATCCTCAGAATAAAAAAGCCAAAGGCGCAATATTTACTAGCATAGATAACGGAATTTATTCTATTTAAATAATTGAAAATAACAAAGACAAAATATATTTTAATATATCATGGAAGAAAAAAATATAGAACTTGATTCTTTACTTTTAGAAAATGGTAAAGAACTAAATGAAAAAGAGCAAAAAATTATTAAAAGTGAAGAGATTTTAAAAGATACACTTGTTTATGAAGATGATAATCAAGTAATGCCAGGTCAATTCCAAATGCCTACTTCAGATGATGTTGCGCTTGATAAAGATAAAGCGACTGAAAATTTAATTCAACAAGCCGCAATGTTTAAACTTCAAAAAGAAAATGAAGAATACAGAAAAATGTCAGATGACGAAAAAGTAAAAGATTATATTTGTCAATCACAATATTATAGAGAGACTAATGATTTTTATCGTAAAAACGGGTATGAAATGACTGGTAAACAAAAACGATTCACTAAGCGGGTAATTGAAACCGCATGGAAGAAAGGAAAATTCAAGGTAACGCCTGAACAACGTGAGGATATTTTATTTGAATTAAGTAAAGCATCACGTCAAACAGTTCCGGCACAAGCACCTACTCAAGGAACAACAGAAACCAATATTTCAGAAAATATTAAAGATTTAAATTCTTTGATTTTTAGAAAATAAAAAGATTCAAATAATTTGAATCTTTTTATTTTTATAAATTTATTACTGGACGAATATAGTGTGGCATAACTCTATCTTCAAGATCCACCTCCACATCAGAAGAAAAAGATAAAACATATGCATTATTATTGTTATTTGTATCCAATGATGACGTCCATATACACTCATAATTAGTATATGGGTTTTTTATAAAATATAATTTATTATTGTTATTGCCAGTTAATATTATTGCGTCACCTATATATTTTACAGTTGTATATTTTAATAATTCTTCACATTGTTCTTTTGTTGGTATATGAAATTTAAAATTATATAAATGCATATTCTATGTAGCTGCATCATCTTCAGGCTAAAGTTCTGTTAAATTATCTTTAAATTTCCATCCACCATACTATAAATCTGTACAATATTTGTTTATTTGATAACGACCTCTTGCAAATTTATATCTATTTTTCCATAAATAATCCTCATAACCATCAAACACTTCATCACTATAAAATTCAGTAGGTATTATATCTCCCCATCTATAATATTCACCATAATCTCCAGATCCTAAATTGTATTTGCACCATAGTGTTCCTGATGGAAGACCCAAATCTACTACTTCATTCATTAAATCAACATATTCTTTCATTCCGCCTTGATATTTAACTTTACTATTAGTCTGACCTTGAATATCATTATCTTCATAGTCGTCTAATGCAAATTTAATTCCCCTATTAACTGCCTCTACTATTTGTTTATAATTTATCATATACCATTTGTTATTACTGCATTTGTTTGGGCATCAATATATTCTTCAAGTAATTGCAACCGTTTTTCAAGCCATTCAATTTTTTCTTGTAATTTAACTGTTTCCGGCATTCCATTATCACCCGGATTTTCATATGCAATATTTTCAGCTTTATGGTGGCAATAAACACCGCTAACAGAATTTTCATTTGCAATAGAATCATTCATGTGTGCAATTAAACCTGCAGAATTTAAATCTGATTTAATAGCAATATGTAAAGCATCATCATTAACATCTTGAATTAAATCTGAAACTTCACTGGTTGTCATTAAATTATCAGGGAATGACATTATAATGGTTTCTGACCAATTTGATTTTAACGGATTATTAGGGTATCCTGCTTCAGAAATAGTTCTTACTTTAATTTCTACTTTTTCACCTTTAGTAATAGGAATATCAATTTGATTAATATTAATTTCAGAACCATCGGCTACATTTTCAGCTTTCCAAATAAACATTTTTGAATTATTATCCCAAATACGTTGTTTTAACGCACTTTGTGTAATAATCCAATCAGTAAATGTTCCTGTAACAATAGTATTTCCGTCATTATCAGTATAATTAAACGTATTTAATTGAACACCTGTATTATCTTCACAAATATAACGGTATGCAATTTCAAAACCGATAATTTCTTCCGGATATGTTTGTTCATCATCACGGTATCTCGGTGCCGGTATCGGGAAGAAGCCTCTAATGCGATATTTAGGATCTTCAACAACCGCTTTATTTTCTTTAACAGATGTTTGGAAACGTTTAACTAATGATGTATATTGGGTTTGTTGAATTTCTAATTGTTTTGTATTTAATGCAATTTCATTCTATGCGCTATTATATTCATCTGTTGTTTTTGCATTATTCAAATTAGATTTTTGAGAAGCGATAGTTTTCTGTGTTGATTCTACAAGTGATCTTGTTGATTCAATCTATGCCGCCAAGTTTTTTAAATCGTTAACATCCAATGATGCGTTAATTTGTGTATTAATTTGAACAACACGTAAATCTGTTGCAGAAATAACCGGTATATTCGGAATATGTCCATAATATGCCGATACGCGTCTCTCTTTAGATTCTGCAATCCATTGAGCACCCCAGTCAGAAACAAATGATGTATAATATTGTTTAAGATTAATATTTACATTATCTTCATTAACTAATTCATTTGTTGAAAATTGAATCGGATCTGACCATTCATTTGATAATAAATTAAATGCTTCATTAACACCTTTGATATAAATTATATTATATTCATTTACATTAACTCTTACATTAATAACTTTGCTTCTGAATGGATCTTGATATATTCTGAATATAGAATAAACACCAGGGAATGCAGCACCGCTTAAAACCTTTAAACGAACTTTATTATTATTTTGATCAACTTCAACAACAGAAAATAATGTATCATTATATGCCAATCTGTCTCCAATAGAAAGAATATTGTTTCTACCGATATTTTCACCGTTTTCATTAATAGTAGCATAATTTAATGTATCAAATGTATACCATGTATTTCCATTAATAATTTCCGGATCATACATTATTTGAAAATCACCGGCAATTGTATTGCTAACTAATGGTAATTGAATTTCTTCGGTATCTTCTGAATAACTAATTCCATTATATGCTAATAATGATTTTAATGAAACATAATCATAATTTGTATTAGATAATGTATTTGCCCAGAATTGCTGAGCCGCTTGATCATTCGCATCTAATATAATTCTAGTTAATTTAACTCTATCAGCAGAATCTTCAATTTGTGATGTTAAATCTAAAGATACTGTCAACCCTGGGAACATCAAATCTTCAAAGAACCAATTACTGTCAATTTTAAATGTTGACGGTGCTTGGACATTTGTAATTCTATTTGGTGTCTATGGAAGATTTGTTAATACAATTTGTCTACGTGATCCGTCATTAAATGTTAATGTAGAACGACCAGCTGACAAATTTGACATATTTCTTTCCAATGCTTTTAATCTATTAGTAACAGATATATAACTTGGTAGCTAATATGTTGTTACAGAACTATCTTTTAAGTTTTCATAATCATATTGGACTACGGTATCTTTTGTAGAAATTGATTTTTGAATTGATTCTAATAAAGCTAATGCATTAGTTTGCGCAGTAATTGTTTTACGCATATTTTCAGCAAAGCTATTAATCTTATTACTACTCATATAATTTAATTAAATATTTACTATTTTTTTATTTATTTACAAAAAGTCAATACATTATTTTTTAAATATAAATAATAAAAGCTAAATAGACTTAATTTACATGATTCCAAAAATTTATATAGAAAAATTAGATTCAATGAATAATTTGTCATATGATCAAATTAATGATGAATATAATAAATTTTTAAAAGATATTGAATAGGCTTCTGAAAATAACAGTACATTTTATAAAGAATGGGCAAATACAAATATATTACAAACTTCATTAATTGATAAAAATGAAGCAAGCGAATATATTATACAAACGACACAATACCCGCAAGCAACTGTTTATAGAAAACGTATAAAAACAAAAATTAATAATTTAATAAAGAATTTAGATGCTGAATATAATTATAGTGATTATATAATATTATATGACAATAACAGTTTAATAGATTATACAAAATTAGAATCATTACGTAATAAATATCAACAACAATTATTTACTATATATTTGCCAGATGAAAAAAGAATATATCAAAAGTATATTGATGATATTAATGATATTATTATAGGATGCCGTACATTAAATGAATCAACTAATAATTATTGGAATGAATTTAATAATCTTCGCAATACATGGCAAGCAGATGTTAAAGAATATAAACAAAAAATTGAAAATATAGTAAATGCAAAAAAGAATGGCGAACCTGAAGACACGCTTGATTCATCAATACCTGAAATACCACTTGTACTTACATCTGCATAGAATACTTCAAATAATACAAATGATTATACATTTGTTACAATACCTGAAGCAGACGCATCCGGAAATGTTTTTTCAAATTCCAATGAAAATATATACCAAAATATAATAACAAATACATCATCTAATAATACACCTGAAAAAACTGTGCATACAAGAATTTATAAACTTTTTGATGCAAGTATTCAATTAGATGAAATGTCAATCCCGGTATTTGATAATATTGATACGCCGTTTAAAACAACCGGAGAAGACACCAGTACTTTATATACAACACTTGGTGAAAACGGATATAATGCAACATATAAAAATGACAGTGATGTAGATAGCGATCCATTTCAAACTGCAGGTAATACATCACCTAAAAAATCAATGGGTATCGGTTTCTTATATCCATTAATACGTATAAATGATCACTATTATATAGATAATGATATTAAATATTTTTCATTGGAAAGCGTTGGATTTATACCGACAATCGAACTTATATTAGAGTGTAAATTTAATGATATATTAAAAGTTAATGCAATTAAAGACGGTGATATTTGTTCAGTATTCATTAATCCTGGGCATGGTACTGTTAAATCATATCGCGGTGATTTTCAAATAACCCATGTAAAAGTTCCAAAAATAGATTAGTTTAAAATCGGCGGAAGTATAAAAGTTAAAATTTTGGGTGAATTGTATATTCCTAGTTTATATAATACAAATTTGGATGTTGAAATACCAGGCAGGGCTAAACGTATTTTAGAAACAATATGGAAAGGAGCATAGGGTGAGAATGCAGGTAAATCATCACGCGATGCACTTATTGAAATGTCGGCTAAATTGGGTTTAGGTTTCTTTTTCAGTGATCCTGAAAATACGAATGATTTACAATTCTGGAATAAGTATGATTCTGATGATCAATTAACAGGCGGTGATGCACCGAACCTAAAATATTTAAAATATGTTTCAAAACATGCATATAAAAACTTTGAATCATTTTATGATTGTTGGATTGATCCGCGTTACGGCTTGTCATTTATTAATATTGCACAAATGCTTGGCGGTTCCGGACTTGATGAAGAAATTGATTTGGCTGTATTTAATTCAACACTTGTCGCCGGTAAATTAGCAGATGCGGAAAACAGAGAAACAACTGATAGTGAAAAATCTGAAAATCCAAAACCTCAATTAAAAATATTAACAAATTTCGGAACAGAAGAAAGTACGGAAACCGCATTTTTGGTAACATCATACGGTGAAAATAATGATAGTACTATTACAAATGAATTCGGCTTTATAACAAAAAATTATTATTCAATACAAAACCCCGGTATTTCAAATGTATCTGAAGGATCTATTACGGATTCATATTATATACCTGTTAATAATGATAAACTCAAAAACGGTTTTTATATAATGGCAGGCC